AGTCTTTGAAGCTATTTTTGTTGAAAAGTGGAGAAAAGCCGGAACACACACACAAGTTGTATAAGTTGCTGAAAAGCGCACAAGATGCAGGTTTGTCAAATGTAGATGTAGACGACGTAAAAAAACTGGAAATTAGACCTTATGCACGCTATGTTAACAATAGCGTGTCTTCTGAAGATGCTCTGGCTAGACATCATTTGTCTATTCGCGTAGCAAATACCATAGCAAAAGAGTTAGAAAAACACGAACGCATCAGCATTAGGGAGCTATAGCCAAGTGGTAAGGTGTCTGGTTGCAACCCAGAAGTCCTCGGTTCGATTCCGAGTAGCTCCTCCAAATCTATGTGATCGCGACAGGCGGTCTAACGGAGTGGTGGAATGGAAGACACAGGGTCCTATAAGATCCCGCCTGATTGGAAAAGCGGCTTACGAGCGATGGACCAAAGCGACGGCATGCAGGTTCGAATCCTGTCTCAGCAACCAATTTTCCCTAAAGTTATGGACAGCTTTACCGATACAAGAGCGAGACGACGCCGGATGTTGCTGGCGAGAATTGGAGAGTTGTGTGAGCTGGAAACCTGTAGAAATCGTGATTGGTCCTACCAAAACGGCCAAATGGGCAGAAGGAGATAACTGGGACTGGAAAAAGCCCTTTTTAGGGCTAAAGAAATCCACCATACGAGCCGAAGACAAGTGGCACATCCTCCTGAGGGTGAATGACGAGGAAATGAAAGACGTCTACGCCATGTGTGATGGTCGTCACAGAGTTGAGACCATAATGGAACTGGCGGAAGACAAGGGAACTGAACTGCGGTCCGAACGGGTCGCAAAATACGCAACTGGTGAGACCGGGGAAACCGGTCAGAATGTAGACATAAAGTCTGAGGAATGAGGAATACATGACAAGAAACGACGTGATGGCGGCTTACTCCAACGTTATGGACGCCGTAGACGCTCTGCGAGACGAAGAGGCGAAAGACATGGATAGCTTTCGCTTCATCAAGCTAGATGAGGCGTTTCAGGCATTGGAAGATGCCCGAGATACTGTTTAGTTCTGAATAGTGTAATTAACACACCGGGCTTTTACCCCGGTAATCTGGGCCAAATCCCAGTTCAGGCTTTGTCGGCCAGTGGGGCGCTCATGGCGTAGCTGTGAGGTCTGGAATCGAGTACCAGACGACTAAAAACCGCGACAGGCGGTGATAGAGAGGACCCCAGAGAAATGAGCAACCTAAACAATCTCAGGACTCCGGGGGACTCTCTTCTATAATATGGGGGCGTGGTGGAACTGGTTTACACGGAGAACTTAAAATTCTCTGACTTCGGTCATGCGGGTTCGAGTCCCGCCGCCCCCACCATTTTGAAGATTTACACCTTACACGGAGCGACACACAGATGGTCAAGGTAGCCGTAATGCGAGAGCCCTCTCGCAACTACGCAGCTTATAACGAAGACGCTATCAGTTTTTCCAAGGCATTACGGCAACATCAGAATCTTCGCGGTATTTATCGCAGACACGGCTACAAAATCGAGATGCTTCCTCGTAGCTGGAAGTATTGCGCCGGTACGTTCACTCAGGATACAGCATTCGTAGCAGGCGATGAGGCTCTGATTACCAATTGCATGTCAGGGTGGCGATTGAAGGAACCCAGACACCGTAGCCATCTTCATCGCGCTCTGTCGAAGTACGTTACTGTGGTAGGTCAGATGGGACTTCCTGCCGAACTTGATGTTGGTGAGGTAGTCAAGACGAATCGCGAATATATCGTTGGGTGTGACAAGAAAACAGCATACGCCGGTGTGCAACAAATCCGCAAGAAATTGACTATGGATCTACCGATCCGTACCGCCAAGCGCAGACAGGATGCCATGCCGCATTTGGGCTCTGGGCTTAGTTACCTTGGTGACGGGTGGCTTTTGGCTTCTGAGTACCTGGAAGGTTATCCTTTCCTCAAGGACTACAAAGTCCTCTGGGCCCCTATGGGGGAATATAACGGAGCCAACGTGGTGCGGTTGGCTGATGGTTGTCTGATTGCTTCCGCAGACTCTTTGTTCACGATTGGCATGCTTCGGGACAAAGGTTTTGATGTGGAGACGGTTGATCTGTCCGAGTACAACAAGGCAAACGGACACATCTCTTGTCTCTCGATCAACATTGTGCTGTGAAAGAAGCCAAGCCGATCACGCTACCAAGGTCTGCTGTAGCCGTGAAGACACGTCATGGACCTATAGACCCTATTGAAAACCTGTACGTGGACACCATTAATTTTAGGCTTGTCTGCGGAGAGACTCCGTCTGGAGCCACCGGTATTGCAGATTTTCGGTACCGTGTCCTGCTTACTGTGGAAAACTGGCCCGAATTGGACGGGGTGTACTATGTCGGAGGCTGGTTGGACGAGGGCCTTTGTGCCCTTGAACGCGACGACACTCTTACGAGAAGGGAAGCTGTTCGCCTCAAGAAGAGGGGTTATCTCTAAGGGGAGGCCCTGTAATGAGCTACAATCCAAATGATCTATTGGGCGGCGGAGCCTGGACAGAGCTGTCCTCAGTTACCATATCAAATCAAGCGACCGTAGAATTCGATCTTACTGGCACGTACAAAATGTACATGATTCATATGGCTAATATCGTTCCAGCGAACGACGATCAGCTTCTTGAAGTTAGATATTCTGTTGATGGGGGGTCTTCTTTCTTTTCAGGTGTAAGCGATTATGCCCTTAGGACTTTGGGAATTAGCGGTACAATTAACGCAGCAGGAGCCAGTGACGCAGTGTCCTCTATGGCGCTGGGCCCGCCATCATCAGGACAACGTATGGGTACAGCAGCCGGAGAATCTTTGAACGCAAATGTATACATTCATAATGCTCGGCAAGCAAACAATGCTACATGTTTCACTTCCGAAATTTCTCTTCGTGGGTCTGGAGACACTGTAGTTGGAGTAAAGTCAGGAGGACTCAATAACAATAGTGTAGATGCTGTAGACGCTATACAGTTTTTTGCTACGTCTGGAAATTTATCTACAGGCAATATGACATTGTACGGATTGGGGCTTTAATGAGCTATATACCATCAAGTGGAGAAGGCGGTTTATGGTCTGTTATAGAGACTGTAGTAGTATCTAATCAAGCTACAGTAGATATGGAGTTGACCGGTACACCTGCATATTACGCTATACACATAGACAATCTTATTCCTGTGGATAACGATAGCGAATTGTGGCTTAGGTTTTCTGTTGATAGTGGGTCCAGTTTTTTGGCAGGTGCTTCTGACTATGCTTGGGTTACAGAAGGTGCAAGCTCTTCAGCTAGTTATACGGATGGTGACGTAGCAGACGGATCTATTGTAATTACTCCGGACTTTGGTAACTTGATGGGTACCGGTACGGCAGAGTCTTTGAATGGTTGGGTGTACATACATAACGCTAAACAAACTACTAATGCTGTTATGGTAACAGGAGACATTGGCTTTCTAAGCGACGAAGCACTTTTATCAGGACACCAGATGCACGGAGGACTGATAGCGAATATTGATGAAGTGGATGAAATACGACTTATGGCGGACACAGGTAATCTAAGTTCTGGAACCATAACACTGTACGGAGTAGGATAATGAGTTATAATCCTGGAGCAGGAGGTAGCGGAGGAGTTTGGTCTGTTTTACAAACAACTATAGTTTCAGATGATGCTACAGTAGACTTCAACCTAACAGGGTCCTACAAAACTTATGCTGTTCATATTGATAACCTTATTCCTGCTGTGGATGAAACACAGTTGCAAATGAGATTATCGACAAACGGAGGATCTAGTTTTCTTTCTGGGGCTTCTGATTATGCATGGTCTGTAAAGTCAGTAGCTCCTACAGTTGTAATATCTGTGGATGGCGCTGACACTAAAATAAACCTAACTCGTGATTCTGCTCAATTTATGGGTAACGCTTCAGAAGAATCTTTGAACGGATTTGTATACATACATAATCCTCATCAAGCTACTAATGCTTGTTGCATAACAGCAAATTTAGCCCAGTTAGATTCTGAGGGACAATTATTTACACCGCAGTGCAGAGGTGGGCTTATTTCTAATATTGGCGCTGTTGATGCTATTCAATTTTTCTCTTCTGATGGAAATCTAACAAGCGGTAGAATATCGCTATATGGGATAGACGACTCTTAATGTTGCGTAAATCAAACAAACCTTATACCGATAGAACTACTCGCAAACGCTGGCAAAAAGCTATTTCTTTGTTCTCTGATCGAGAAGACTTAATGGCATACCTCCCCCGGGGAACGGATTTGCTGGATAACGAAAGTGTGTCTATAGAGGCTTCTTTGGCTGAGGCGGGTGTAGAAGACATCACAATCAGCGATATCTTAGAAGCTCATGACCGATGGCAGGCAGAATCTCCAGACGATCCTGAGGCGATCCACAGGCTTGTAGATGAAACCTGGGCAAAGAAGCGAACTAAAAAAGTGGATGTTGGCTAAGAAAACACTAAAGATCCTCCTGACTCTGCCGAAGAGTAGAATTCATGCCGGGAGCCTCAAATCGAGGTGGCTCGGAAGGGCATGTGGAGGGGTGGAGGTTCACCCTGTCGAGTACGCTGGCAACCAGCCATGTGGGGTCCATCCTTGAGTCCCCGGATACATGAAAACGACCGCATTAGGGGAGTGGAGACCCCGTTGCCCGACTTTTTTTGACTGCTGAGAGAAATAGACTAAAGAGCTTGCAGCGAACGAACGAAGGTGTTATATCTACATCATGGACAACATAGCATTCAACACGACAGCATTTGCCACGACCGGAATTATCGGCGTCGGCACCATTCCGGCCACAGCCGGTATGGGTCGAGAATGGGCAATGCGCGGAGAGCGCATGTAGTCCGGGTGCAAAGAGGTTTTACAAAAGCCCTTGTACCTGACCGAAGGTACAAGGGCTTTTTAGTTTGATGCGGCGTAGTTCAGGGGTAGAACAGGGGTTTCATAAGCCCTATGTCGGTGGTTCGATTCCACCCGTCGCAACCAGTTACACGGAAGGAAATTAGGGGGCACATGTTCCAAGCGGGCGAGCTGCACTTGCAATGCGGCTGAGGAGGGTTGGATTCCCTCTGTCTCCACCACATAATGCACCATTAGCTCATTTGGTAGAGCGTCTGGCTTCCACCCAGAAGGCGGTCGGTTCGAACCCGACATGGTGCTCCATATTTTGCCTCTATAGTTCAATGGCTAGAATTTCTGTTTTGTACTCAGAGGATCTCGGTTCGATTCCGAGTGGAGGCTCCATACTACGCTCCCGTAGTTTACTGGCTAGAATACTGCCCTCTCAAGGCGGAGAAGACGGATCGAAACCGTTCGGGAGTACCACAAGTTTGAAAGGACTTATTGGGGTGTATATCATTGGTTAGATAGCCGATCTGATAAATCGGAGGTAGAGGGTTCGATTCCCTCCTCCCCAACCACATTACGGCGAGTTTTGGACAGAGATCTGTCCGGTTACCTGCTCGCCAGAAATATCCCGGGGTCGTCTAACCGTAGGACGCCGAGAGAATTCTCGGAAATGCAGGTGCGAGTCTTGCCCCTTGGACCACTTTGAAGGAAAGGACATATTAGGGGGCGTTCGATTCCGACCGTCTCCACCACACATACGGCTGTAGCTTAATTGGAGAAAGCCCTGCCCTGCGAAGGCAGAGATTGTAGGTTCGAATCCTATCAGCCGTGCCAGCGATCCGGAGACGCGGGTTGGATTCCCGTCGGGACCCTACGGGCCCTGTCGTATAATGACATAGACCGCGACAGGCGGTCGCTGAGTACGCCGGTGATTTTAGACCAGTGATAAAAATAGGGCGATATCATGTTGATAACTGAAGTGAAAACCTGCTCTCCCTTTGGATACACTTCTACGCATTCATGGGAACATCTTTTCAAGATAGCCCAAAAAATAGGAGACATGGTTTCAATTCATACAGATGAAAGGTGGGGCGGATCTTTTGAGTTGTTGAAAAAAGCTTGTGATATATCCACGAAACCTGTTTTAGCTAAAGGTATTCATGCCACAGACGAAGAAGTACAACAGGCTTTGAATTGCGGAGCAACGTCTGTATTGGTAGTAGGTAGATTACCGGCAAATAGGTTTCTACATAAAGTCATGATAGAACCAAATTCTTTGGATGAGATAAATGATCTGGACAAATCATTAAAAGTAGTGTGGAATGCAAGAGACCTGAAAAACGGAGGCACAAAGTCGGCAACTTTTGAAGAAGCTAGAAATGTGTTTCCTGGGTGGCTGTGTCAAGCTAGTTTTATAAAGTCTTTTAGAGACATTCACGAAAAAGCAGATGCCGCTATTGTGGGCACACATTTGCTGGAGTATTATAGGTCGCGATCTGGGATCAGCAGGGTCTCCAAAACCCAGCAGCGGAGTTCGATTCTTCGGCGACCTGCCAGTTAACCTAAAGGAGATGTACCATGAGTGGCAGCATCCTAGACAAGCAGTGGCTTACCTTGCACAAGTCTCCGGTAGAGGATATTTGCGCCTCAATTGCAGAGCTAAATGCCGGGGAATCTCGCCCGGTCCACATCGGAACCGATGCGCAAAAGCACGGCAAGTTCTTGGATTTTGTCACGGCTGTGGTCGTGCTCAACCCTGGAAAGGGCGGACGTGTTTTCTACACCAAGACTCGCGAGTCCAACATCAACAGCTTGCAGCATAAGCTTTTCACCGAGGTAGGGTTGAGTTTGGAGATTGCACAGGCTCTTTGTGAGCACATCGAGGCAGAACAGATTCAGGTTCACGTCGATGCCAACACAAACATCCAGTGGAATTCAGGCAAGTATCACCAGCAGCTAGCTGGTATGGTTGTTGGTAGCGGATTCAAGGCTGTTTTGAAGCCGGATGCTTGGGCAGCTTCTCACGTTGCAGACCATGCTGTAAACGGGAAAAACGATTCTTCTTCAGTTCGCCGCAGCAAAAGAAAGGCAAACAAGAAGGCAGGGAAACGGTCAAAGAGGTAATATGTGCCGCCGTAGCTCAATTGGATAGAGCAGTGCGCTTCGAACGCAAAGGTTTGGGGGTTCGAGTCCCTTCGGCGGTGCCATGAAATATCCTGAGATAGGAGACAAGGCTTGGTTCGTTCATGATGGTTACCCAATTGTCATTCGGGTAACCGTCATGAACGTCCATAATTCATATGTCGAGATTGACGAGCCAGTAGGGTTCGATTTGGAGTACACTGATCTATTTGAGACATTTGAAGAAGCCTCAGACAGTTTGTTTTCTACCATGGAAGAGTCCAAGCTACTGTGGGATGAAGAGTTCCCGGCACAAGGGCAGCTAGAATTCGAAGAAGATTTCACACTGGAGAAATATCGAGAAGAAGTGAACTATACTCTTCGCTGCTACGATGAGGAAGAAGATAAACAGCACACGCCTCGAACATGTCCTAAGAAAGAGGACAGCGAATGGTTCTCCCTTAGAGAACTTAGAGAACTCAGAGGAATGGCAAGATCGGATTTTGAGGACCTGTATCGCAATGCCTAACGCGGAGCAAGAAGAACGAACCAAACTGTGGTGGTGGCTTGAGTATATGGACCTTACACTTGAGCCAGAAATGATAGAACAGCTAGTGGAAATGGGAGTGCAGCAAAGACGAATTCAGGCGGTGATGGACATGGTAGAACCACCCGCTAGCTAGGAGAGAATGTAACATTTGGACAATTAGCTCAGTCAGGACAGAGCGCCGCCTTGACATGGCGGAGGTCACAGGTTCGAGTCCTGTATTGTCCACCAATTTTGGAGATATCTGTGAATCTGTTGAACTGGGTATTGGGCCGAAACAGTAAGGTAGGAGAAGCAAGTGGTGATCGTGTGAACGAGTCCATCACAAACCACGAACGCTTGTTGGCTGGTCTTCCACCGCAAAAGAAAGCTTGGTTCATTGACTTGGACGGAAAAAAGCACTATCATGACCTGGACGTGCATAACGGGGTGCCGAACCATGAGGTTAGCATCACCCTGTACAAGGTCAGCGGAGATAAGGAGAAGAAGACATACGAGTATGATAAAGAAGCAGAAGGATATCTTATCTACTATCAGGTTTGAGGCCCCTTAGCTCAACTGGACAGAGCACGCGGTTTATGGCTCTAGTGACAGAAATCCGTTATCAAATTCCCAGTGATGATTTTTACATAAAGCAATAAGATTGTCTGGACTATTGATCTCTTTTACTGTGGCGGTATCTGGAAAAGTAGATATTCCTCTGATATGACATACATCGAAATGTATAGCGTAGGCACAAATTATGCACTTTTTAGGCTTATCCGAACGAAGATAAATTTTTCTAGATAGAGTTCGTATGCGAGAGTAAATTTGATATTTTCTTTTTTCTTTGACTGAAGCTAAAGTTTCTTTTGACCAATCGACATAATTTGGTTGGCATTCCGGGGAAGAGCAATATTTTCTTCGTAACAAAGGTTTGTTGGTACAACCTACATTGGAACATTTGTAGAATGATGTGGTTCTTTTCCTTTTAGGTTTTTTGCTATTTGCACAAGATATGCTGCAAAATTTGGCGTTTTTGGTTGGGTTGTCACAATTTTTACAGGAATTCATGTATTTTACCTCTTTCGAATCTACATATTTACTATATAATACATATGTAGATTCAGTTTGCCCCCATATCCCCTCTGTCTTCTAAACAGTAGAAAGGGTAATTGGACGCATGCAGGTTCGATCCCTGCTGGGGGTGCCACCATTTGGAGATTTGGATGGTAGACATTCACGCAGTAAGGCAGATCAACGGAGATCTGAGAATTGACGATGGAGACGAAGGACCCCTACTTACGATCCAATTCTTCGCAGAATTTGCAAGCTTGTTTTCGACAGATGAAAAGGATCAGATACTAGTAGCGGTTGCGGAGAAGATTGGGGAGCTTATGGCAGATCGGGATCTGGCGGAAGTCTCGATTATCGACTACCTGAGGTCCCTCGATAGGGTTCCGCGCCAGACGACACCAAAGCAACAGTTCGACTCGATGAACAACCGCCGTGCAGCTATCAAGGACCAGAAGGCGAAGGCGAAGAAAATGTCTAATTTCGAAAAGACCGGCTTCTAGCAGACCGAGATGAGCATATACGGCCGGTACATTAAAGCTACTCTACTCTTCGAGAAAGAAGACGGGTCGGATTGGGAAGAAAACGAAGTAGATGATCTGGTAGATAGGCTGATTTCTGAAAATGAAAAATACGACTGTATAATGGGCGGTGGACTTGGTCCCCTGGTGGACGAAGAGGAAGACTGTAACTATTGCGAGGGGTCTGGACACAAAGATTTCATTGAAGAAGATGATCGTTGTGGAACTTGCGGCGGATCAGGACGCAAAAACGAAGAAGAACCGAAATCCAGTCCGGAGGCAGAACAAGAGTGGCACAAAATTTACGCTCCTGTAGCTCAGGGGACAGAGCAGCTTTTTCCTAAAGAGCAGGTCGAAGGTTCGAATCCTTCTAGGAGCGCCAATGTTTGGAACGGATGCAATAGAGAAAGCACTGGAGAAGCTGAGCGACAAGACAGCGGCAGCGACGATAGAGGGGATCGAGCGAGGTGCGAAGATCCTGGGCGAAATCATAGCGGCGAAGCTTGATGAATTGCACGAACGAGACAAAGAAAGAAATTCTTAGACCCTGTGCCAGAGAGTGTGGGTGGGATGAAAACATGACCCACTGCACAGGTTGCCTTTTGGAGAAAGAAGAGCTAAAGAATTGGTACAAGTTGACCGATAGAGAAAAAGAAGACATTTTGAAAGCGGCGGAAAGCCGCGTAAAGGATATGCTCCCGTCGTCTAATGGCTAGGACCCCAGCCTTTCAAGCTGGAGAAGACGGATCGAAACCGTTCGGGAGTACCATTTGGAGACGAAGTGATGGACTATCTCATATCGGGATCAAATTTTTTTGGTCCTGTAGCTCAGTCTGGTTAGAGCATCCGTCTTATAAGCGGGAGGTCGCGGGTTCAAATCCCGCCAGGACTACCATTTTATGACAAGAGGAAAACGAGAAAAGGTAGCATGCGGGTGGTGTACAGAAAGCTTTATGGCTTTGTCTATAAAGGTTAGAGCCGGAGGAGCTAAATACTGTTCAAAGACTTGCTACAATGACAAAAGAAAGGCACACAAAACAACCAATGGACAGAAAAACAGAAAACACAGCTTGCAGTTCAAATACGGTATGACCCTCGAACAGTTTGATGAACTACGAGAGTGCCAAGAAACAAGTGTAAAATATGTGAACGGGAGTTCGAAGGAACGCCTTTTGTAGACCATTGCCACACAACGAAAAAAAAAGATTCGAGGTCTTTTGTGTACAAACTGCAATACAGGTCAGGGTGCGTTCAAGGACAGTGAGGAGAATCTGCTTAAAGCGGCAAGCTACATTATCTCTTCTTAGGGGAGAACAACAAATCCTCCCCTCGGGGAGATCACAATGAAGAATCTGGTTACGATCGCAATCGCGATCATGGTGTTGGTACTGGCAGGAGTTGCCAGCGCAGGAGAAGCAAAGACGACAAAAAGGGGTTGGCCTGCATGCCTAGCTGAAGGTGGCCCAAAGACTTTCATCAATTTCGTGCGAGCCCTTGTGGAGCAGGATGAGTTTATCCTATACTTCTACACGACTGAAAAGGGGTGCGCCCCAATGAAGGGTGATATGCGAGCCGAAATTTTGAGCGGAGACGAGAACATTGTGAAGGTTCGGCTATATCCTGAAGGGCATCCACCCGCAGACGTATGGACGGTCCCAGGCGCACTAAAGTAGAATTATACGGGTGTAACTCAGTGGCTAGAGTGCCTCCTTTACACGGAGGTGGCCGGGGGTTCGAATCCCTCCACCCGTACCACATATGCCGGAGGTCAACATGTCTTCTAGAGCAGCCGAAATTCTTTCAGCCCCGTGGTGGAAGAAAGTTCTTATGGGAGTGGGAACAGCAGTCCCGCACGAATGGGTTCAGGAAGACGGCAGCTTGAAGCTGGCTGGAGAATCAGCAGCCGAATTCATGGACTGTCTGGAAAAGAACAGTGTTCAACCTACAGCAGAGATGCTGGAAGCCTGCAACGAATACGCCATCAGGGAGGCGATAAAAGAGACAGGAGAGCACCCTAACGGGATCTCCAAAAAGGATTGGGAAAGAACATACGAAGGATAGAGCAGGCGGTTTCGATGCGCAGCTTGATGGTCCGCAAGTGTCGGGGTAAGTGGAAAACAGCTTATCAATCTTGCGGACTTCCTTAAGATTTGCGGATGTAGCTCAGTGGTAGAGCGCGACGTTGCCAACGTTGAGGCCGAGGGTTCGAACCCCTTCTTCCGCTCCAAATTCAACAACAGGAATACAGGAGTACAGAATGAATAAGCTTGGTCAGATTGGTCTTTTCTCTCTTTTTATTTGTTTACTAGCTGCATCGGCTAGCGCTTTGGATACGGAATGTGATGGGGTTACCCCACAACAGCTTCTTGATCTTTCAGAAGGTTCTGGTGCAATCTGTTTTCCGGTATCTGACAGTAACGGTGTGGCTATTCCAGACGTAAAGATTCTATCCTGTTCTGTAGTATTCACAAACAGTGACGGAGAAGAAATTGGACGTGAAGAGTTAACAGGAGCCCCAGGCACCTTCCATTCTTACAACGTTCCACGAGATGGTGTTGGTAATGGTGCTGCTTCGTGTACATTGGATGGATTGGTTTCCGAAACTAGCAATGTTCAGATTATTTTCCCATCTGACATGGCTCCGGGTCAACCCATTCTTCTAAAGCCGTAATCAGTAATAGATGCGTAATCTACTACTATCTGTTTTTGTAACAATTATAGGCTGCTCTGGGACAGGAGTAGAACCTGTCCCAGAGTATCCTTTTAATGTTTATCAACCTTTAACCGTTGATGAAAAATGTTCTGAAATAGAGTATTTATGGACCAGTTTAGACGGAGAAGAACATAGTTTTTATCCAGGACACGGAGATTTTTGTACAAAACTTTTAGTGATTCCTGGTTCTACAATTATGGCTCGGTGCGTAATAAGAGATTCTTCTGGAGAAGTTATTGAATCTGGGCGGTGGATTGAATCCTCTGCTACCGATTTAGAGAATTTCAAAAATTTGTGTCAGGGACAGTAAATTTGCCCTGTTATGGCTGTCGTGGCTTAGTGGTAAAGCACCGCCCCGGTAAGGCGGAGATCGTGGGTTCGATCCCCACCGGCAGCTCCACATAGTTCGGGAGAAAGAAATGGAGATTGACGCCAAGACTATGGGCACGATTATTGCAACGGCTCTCATGGCAGCCAGTGGCGGGTCCTTCATGACCCACAAGGCGGAAACTTCCGGGGCGATAAATGCTTGCGACGGAGTAGTTCAACAGTGCTTTGAACAGGTGAGTGACCAAAGAAGCGATTGTAACGAGCAATTGTCTCAACAGCGTGATTCTTGCGACGACAGGGTTAAAGCGTGTTGGCAACAGCGAAGAAACACATGCATCTCGTCGGATACGTCGGATGAAGGCTAACTAAACCACAAGTAGGTAGTATTAAAATGTTTTTCGAACTGCACGACCCTAACGTCACTGAACTTTCTAAAGAACAATTGGAAGCCGCAAAACAGGCTACCATGGTGGATCTGGGAGGCTGCGAATCTCTCACGACTGTTCCCAATTTCCCCAAGGCTACCTGGGTGAGCCTGAGAGACTGCGAAGCTCTCACGACTATTCCCAAGTTTCCCGAAGTCACCAGGTTGTTTGTGGTTCTGTAAATCTCTCACGACTATTCCCAAGTTCCCCGAAACCACCAAGGTGTATTTGGAAGGCACAAACTTACAAAGCGCAGCCTATCGGCTGGCGAAGCTGGAAGTGGAAGTGGAAGCGCTTCGAGCCCAGGTCCGCGCCGAAGAGGCGGCAGAGCAAAGCTGACATTCCAGCGTTGGCGCGGGCTCCTATGGTAAGAATTACAAGTAGTACGCAGGTCCAGTATGGTACGTTCCCGGGAATTCCGGTTCGACTCCGGTAATGGTTTAGGGCAATCTAGAATGTCCACTGCGTCATATTCAGCGGCCGAAGGCGTTCTAGCTGAAAGAACCCAAAGGCGTCGCGGCCGGACTCGCAGGGCTGGTGAAAAATACTGCGAGAGATAATTTGCTTACGTAGCTCCAACTGGATAGAGCGGCTCTTTCGTAATGAGCAGGCTGTGGGTTCGAATCCCTCCGTAAGCTCCACTTTTGCTAAAGTTTTCGCTAGAACGACCGAAGAGGGTGACAGCATCCAAGAACGACGCAGAGGGAATGACATAATGAACATTGAAGGAGAGCATCATGCGGTTCACTATTTAGGTGCCTAACGCACCAAACAGGAGAATTGTCATGAGAGACGACATGAACAAGGTCGTGATCGAGCGCCCCCGTTCCGGTGGTAAGGGTGGCCCTCGGAAGACCTACGAAAGGGCATCCAAGCCCCGAGAGAAGAGAGTTTTCAAGGGTGTGGACGTGGACTTGCGCCCGAAGTTCGAGTCCATGAGGAAGAAGCACGTTGTAAACGGTTATGAGAAAAGGTTCTCGGATTTGCTCGGACCTTTGGAAGGGTACCTTTTCTCTAAGGTGGGCGAGCCCTGGAACGATGTTTGGTCAGATATCTGCAAAGTTTTGAAGGGAAACTCTCTTCAGGCTGCGCACATCAAGGATCACGTTAAGCAGATGGTTGGCGGTATTCCCCACAGTGGGGAAACCTCTTTTCGTGCCGAGGACTGGTTTTCTCCGGGCTCTTGTTACGGACGATGCGTGTATGTAAACGAGGCAGGTATACTGTGCAAGAGCGAAGGCGAGAGCTACAAGCCGAAGAAGAAAGTCTATCACTACTACCGCGAGTCGGACACTGTGGAGTACCACAAGCTGAATGGGGCGTGGTTCCGAGTGGAGATCGGGTCGGAAGAGAAGGAAAGGCGCTGGCAGGGCTGGAGCGGGTACTGGCATACCCAGAAGTACACGTACTACTACCCCATCGAGAAGAAGGCCCTTTCGAAGAAGGAGATAAAGAAGCTCCGCTTGAACAAGCGGACGGAAACGATCAAGCCGAAGCTCTCTCTTTAGACGAGGACGACGAATTGCCCGAAGAGCGACACAGACTCGCTCCGGGTTGGGACGAAGAAGAAGATGGCGGAGAATATCTCAGGTTCTAATGTTTTATCTTGAGAAAGACATCACGACAGTACAATCCCCCGCCCTCATCGCTCATGGTGTTAACACCAAAAACGCGATGGGGAGTGGAGTGGCCCGTGCCATTTACATGAAATGGCCCACAGTAAAGGCCATGTACCACAGAGAAGGATCAATGCGGCTGGGAGATACTCAGTTTGTAGAGGTCGAGGACGGACTGGTGGTAGCCAATTGTTTCACTCAATCTGATTACGGTCGAGACGGACAGTGTTACGCTTCTCTCAAGGCTGTCAAAATGTCTCTTGCTGCGGCAGCTTACGAAGCCCTAAATCGAGATTTGGACAAAGTTTACATTCCCAGAATCGGCTGTGGTCTCGGAGGACTAGATTGGGAAGAGGATGTGGTTCCGGTGTTGTTGGAGATCGAGAAGGACATTCGCCTGAACTTTGTAGTGTGTGTTCTAACCTAGACTAAAGGACGAGGAAAGAAGGAAAATACGATGGCAGGTGCAAAGACAAGAAATCAGAATGCAGGCATGAAGGGCGGACAGCGCAGCCGGTTCCTGAAAGGAACGGATGAGCAAGTGATTCGCATCATGATTGGCGGCGGCAAGCGACGCTTCGTATGGGGCGTCAAAGAAAACGACGGCGATTATCGCCACGTTAGCGTCGCAGACACGGAACTTCGATAAACTCTGGGGTGGGCGGCGATGAGCCTCCATTGTGGGCGGGGACGTAGTGGACTCCTCGGTTAGGTGCTCGATAGACACAGAGCACTCGGATAAAACCCGACCGGTCTCAAACCTCACCCCAGAGCCTTTTGTTTTCGTTTCCTTTGCTAAAGGAGCTACAGAAAAACCACACTAAGTGGTTATCTATACATTAGATTGACGCGGAATGGAGAAGTCAGGTATCTCGCAAGGCTCATAACCTTGAGACCGGGGGTTCGAATCCCTCTTCCGCTACCATCTTTCCTCTCCGTCCGCGACAGGCGGCTAAAAGGGAGGGAGTTTCGCCACCCAAATTAACCTATATGAAAGGGTGTGCGCCCTGAGAGAAGAAATCCCGACAACAACGTCCGCCATGGTTGTTGCGGAACCAATGTAGCTCGGTCAGTAAGCTCTCACTATTGAAGCATAGTAATGTGCAACCGCTCGCGACAGGCGACCGATATTACAGAATATATCTGATCTAACAATACCCGCCAAGCCTCTCAACGATGCTCAAACTGGCGGGTTTTTTGTGGCAAAACACTAAAGTTCTCCACGGATCGTCCGATATAATATCCAAGGAGAACTGAATGTCGATGAAACGTGCTGTAGGTTATTGCGGCGATACGAATTGCGATGACTACGCCATAGGCGTATTCCTTCTCAACCACGGAGAAACTTTCTATTGTCCTCGGTGCAGGGCCGTCGGTTCTGTAGTGGCAGAAAGAGGCATTTCATACGCAAAAGCAGATCAACCATACAAAGAAGTCAGAGTTGAATTCAATTACGATCCAATCAACGGGCGCTTCCGGGAAATTGGTATCGTTCGAGATGAAGCGATCCGGGGCTCTGGTTCCCAGTACACACTGCTCAGCCCTTTAATCAAGACGGAGAATAGAGCTTTGAAGGTCGCAGAAGCAATTCTGGCCAACCTACAGCGCTACGCAGATATGGTTGTCGGGGACTACATTCCTCGCACGACTGAGACAATCATATCTTTCGATGAAGACATCAACACTTTCACAACCAAGCTGAATCAGCTTGGAGACGAGTGGGAGAACTCTAATCTATCTCAGAAACCTTCTCCACCCCCATATGCCATAGACTAAAGGAAATCCATTATGGCACAGTGGTTAGTAAGGGTATGTTTGCGGGATGGTAACAGAGACACAGAATTGGCTAAAGGTTCTCTTATAACTTTGCCGAAGGAAAGAAAATATCATGGTCAAGGTATACATCATCGAGAGTGAGCGAGGCTGGGGCAGCAAGATTGACGAAGTTAGGGAGTTCGAGACTCTGGAGCTTGCTCAATCCTTCTGCGACGATTTCAACTCCCAAAACACGGAAACCACCGTACCAGATTGGTATATGCGGGCGGAGGTGGTCCGATGATCGAGATCCACAGCTACGTATTGGTTATTTTGGGGTTTTTTGCCCTGGTTGGGTTCTCTCGTTTCGCGGGTTTTGTGTCCAATCTTGCGCCAACTACGCGCACGGTTAGAATGGACCTGAAACAGGTGAACAGCATTCCACATCTATTGGCTTTGGGTTTTACAAACCTGTCCCACAGAGATGGCCCGCCGGAATTCTAATCCCGTATCTGCGGATTGGTAACAGAGACTAAATGGTAGGAAATCAATAAGTTACACAGGGACGTACGGAGCGTCACTATGGAGGAAACATGGGCTGGTCAAGAGGATCTGAGTTTGTAGAGCGTGTTGCGCAAGTTGTGCAGGGTGTAGTAGAGACTGACGAGTGTCGTCGTGAGATCTATGATGAGCTGGTTCAGACCGCTCTTGATTTCGATTGCGATACACTCGATGAGTGTCGAGACATAGACCCCGAACTTGACGCGGCAATCAATGAACACTGGGGTCCGTACCGGGACGAGGACGAGGACTGATATGATCTACTTTCTAGTATACGCAACGGTCGGATGTTTCATCGCCCAGGCGTGTGAATGGACAGACGGCGGGAAGGGAATTGAACGTCCCGGCCGTTTCATCCTCGTAGACGGGCTTCTTTTGCTTTGTCTTCTGGACATTTGTGGCGTAATCAACCTTCAAGGCTGGAGTGTCAAGCGCCGAAATTGTGTGGGAGAGCCATTTCCGTGAATGCTTTTGTCGTCCGTAGATTCTTCGAAGACGCCCCGGAAACGGACTATCTGGGCGTATACGCTGATTTCTTCAAGGCAGTTTCAGCATGTGCCCGTAGTGTGCGTTATGAGTATGACAACGCACCTGAATACGCTCTGGGCATCCATCCCGTCACGTCTGCAACAGACAGCGAAGTGTGGACAGAAATTTTTTACAACGGCAAACCTTACGGTACCTACTACACCATCACGAAGATGGAAATAGAGTGAAATTGAATACCGGAACGTAGGAGAAAACATGGGTTGGGACCAAGAGACAGGACGACAGGATGTACAGAGTCTTCTGCTAGATATTCTAGGGGTAGATCCGAACGAGCTTCTAAGGCAGGTGATTGACACCAAGCTGTCCGAACAGGGGCTTTCATACGAGGTCGAGGAAGACCCAGATCGTGAGGAAGGGGACGGACTGCATAGTGTCTTCAACCCTCGACGAATCCGGTTCTCGGATGGACGTGTTTTCGTGGAAACTCTTACGGAAACAGTTCAGGGCGACGACTGGGGAAGTGATTTTTACGGCTTCATTGAAGCAGGTAAACCATACAAGATTCTGCGTGTCGAGTACAATGGCGGAGACGAGCCCGATGTTACCGAGGAAGTGGTCCCGGGCGACGATTCCAATTTTACTCTCGAAGAGATCAGGGAGCATGGTAACGCTCTGTCTCCGAGAATGGGGGACGAGATCAGCGAGTTCTTTGCCTCCCAAGGAATCGAGGGCGTAAGCTTCGAACCGGGCGGCGATGATGAGTGAGACAGTAATCGACAGCGGCAAATTGATCCCCGTAACTTTGACAGAATCGGAGGCCAAGGCAGAGTGTGAGCGGTTGGATGTAGATTGCGATAATTGCTACGGGACTCCACAAAAAGCTCTAGCATCTGAAACGGAAGAATACGCCGATATTGAGGGCCTTGGATTCTGTCGAGTCGAGAACTTCAAGACCGAAGACGCCAACGAGGATTGGTGCGACCTTATCAAGAACGAGGATGGAAGTTACAATTTTCGCACCCAATACTACAACGGCGGGGCTCACTGGGTTGAGCTTGTTGAGGATGCGGTAAAGAGGGACAATGCGTAGAGACCCCCACTGTTACGGTTGCGGTAAGCGGATTTGGTGGAAGCTTGTTCTACACAGCACCGCCAAGGATTTCAATGTGGGGTTGTATTTCCACAAGCGTTGCGTTCTCCCTTATCGCAAGGGGACTGAAGGTCCGAAGTTGGCTATTGACGAGAAAGGAAATTAGATGCCTGACTGGCTTTGGCGATACTGGAGTCCTGTCAAGTTTCTTTGGCAGCGTCTAACCCGAGGATGGGATGATTCTGAATTGTGGAGCCTTGACTACACTATAATCAAATTTATCTATCCTCGTTTGAAGGCTCTTAGAGAGATGCCTCCTCACGCTACACCGTGTCATCCTACAGAAGTTTATCCTGAAGGGCACAATGAAGCAGGGTTTCCGCGAGCTTTGACATTGGAAGAATGGGATGACATTCTCGGAGAGATGTTAAAAGGATTTAAGCTGGCGATAGACGACGATTGCTATCCGCTGGACAATGAAGATCATGCACAACTTGAACGCTCTATGGACCTGTTCAGAGAATGGTTCTTTGCCTTGTGGGACTAAGTTAGTGTGGTTCGTCTACATCCTAAGGTGCTCTGATGGAACATTATACACCGGGTACACGAATGACGTGGATGCCCGGGTGGCGAAACACAACGCCGGTAATGGTGCGAAGTACACGAAGAGCAGGCTGCCTGTTGAGCTTTGCTACAAAGAGGAACTAAGCAGCAAGTCTTTGGCCATGCGGCGAGAGTATGGAATAAAGCAGAAGACGCGAGCCCAAAAGCTAGCATTGCTATCTGAGTGATAATCCAGGGCAGATGAAAATTAGAGACATGGCGAATCCAAGAACTTTTGCTTGACTTTCGCCATAAACGGCGCAAAAATGGATATAGAGGTGTCATGTCTAAGGTTAAGTATTCGAAGAAGCAGCGCGAAATCTTGAACGACCCCAAGGCGTTGGCGGCTATTGTCAGAAGCCATGGCAAGCTGACCGAGACGTTCACGCACAACGGAAAGACCTATCGTGTGGTCCCGTTTCATTCAAAGCGCGCTGTGGTTGGGAAGAAGGAGATCCGGCTTGAGCAAGAAAAAACGAAAGAAAACCAAGCCCAATAACAGAAATTTCGGTCGTCATGCTGAGAAGCGTTTTGCGGACGGCATGAGGGCGTCCGGAAGACTAGCTTGTCAGATTCTTGATGAGGTAGAAAAGGTAATTGAGCCGGGCATAACTACGGTTGAAATCGACGGTTTGGTGGACCGACTCACGCAGGAAGCCGGGGCAGAATCAGCACCCCTTGGTTACGGTACTCCTCCGTTCCCCGGACATTGTTGCATCTCTGTTAATGCTGTTGTATGCCACGGCATTCCAAGCCTACGACCTCTTATGGAGGGAGATATTGTAAATGTAGACGTGACACCTAAACTTCGTGGATACCATGGAGACACCAGCCGTACCTTTGCTGTAGGAACTATTAGCGATGACGCTAAGCGGCTTGTTGAAGTCACAGAGCAAGCTATGTGGAAAGGCATTGAAGCGTGCAGTATCAACGCCCCCATTACTGTGGTTGGCGAAGCCATCCAACCATTTGTGGAAGAGCACGGGTTTAGTGTAGTCGAACAATACACAGGACATGGAACTGGCAAAATCTTTCATAAGGACCCGCCTATTCCACATATGCGAATGAAGGCTATAGGGGATTGTATATTCCCTACTTTGCAATTGAACACCGCATTTACCATCGAACCGATGATAAATGCTGGAGAAAAGTTTGTGGTAACAGATGAGCGAGACGGGTGGACAGTCACTACATGCGATGGTAGCCTTTCCGCTCAATTTGAACACACAATGATCGTGACTCGCGAAGGTATTGAAGTAGTCACCAAATTGTAGAATGTAGAGATCTTGAACATGGACAACAAAAAATCCATCAAAGAGCTTCAAGACATTTTGGATCTAGTCACTTACAAAGACTGGTTTTTCCATCTGGAGATGCGAGGCTACGATGCCGATAGACCGGATGACTACGATGTGATTCTCCGAGTACAATTCATGGCGCCGGATAACGAAAGCGGAGGAGAGCCAGCCCTTCAAAAGGGACGTAAGTGGTTCTTGTCAAGATATTCGTGTCCTACTGAGGTTGTGCAAACAGCTTGGGCTGCCGTACATCGGGCCGAACTTCACGAAATTCAAGAGCAGTTCCTATACAAGGGGTGCTCTATTTGGAACAATCACGTAGATGTAGATGCTTTGGTTTCTGTATCTGGAAAGATAGACCAACGTGTTTGAAAGCTACGACGATAAGTTTGCAAGAATGGAGAAGAGAATGGCAGATCGAAAGAAGGGCCTGTACGATAAGTATAAAGTGACTCGAATCGACGGAGAAGACAGACGCGAAGGTCTTCGCGGCGGTCCTCCTGGCAGGCACTACGGATGCGAATATTTCGTGTTGGATTTGAATCACGATCCCCATGCGCTGCCCGCCATTTTGGCCTACGCTAGTTCCGCCGAAGAAGACGGATACAGAGCCCTGGCGAAGGATCTCAGAGACAAGGTTGCAGAATTAGCAGAGGATCTGGGACTGGATTTGCAGGATTTGCAGGACTTGCATAGAGATCATTCTTTGGGAGCCACAGAAGGTGAATTGTAGGCATAGAAAATTTGGAGACGGGTATGGCAATTTCAGTGTTTTGTGCTAAATGTTCTGACGAACTGGAAGAGCCGGGCGCTCTTCTGTTCTGTCCCCCTGAGGGATTAGAAGTAAAGAAGTTGCACATTTGCGTCAAGTGCTACAAAATATTCGAGTTTCTGGTTTCAGAAGGATAAAAAGGTCTCAAGTTTCGGTCCAGGTAGCCGATACTACACTAAAGAGCTTGTGCGCATCACGAAATTTTTCTGGTGCTTATATATTGGATACAATGATGACTTTCAACAGCAAACCATCCTCACGGCAATCGAAGCCGAACCAGCCCAGTAATCCTGGGCAGGAGACTGGCGTGCTGTAAGCTCTGACTGACAGAGCAACATTTTGCGCCCCGGTCTCCAAAAGGAAACCGGGGTTTTTGCGTTTTAGAGGACAATTATTGGTTAGTAGCATAATGGTAATGCAGCGGGCTGTTAACCCGTGAGGGAACTCAATGTAGGTTCGAATCCTACCTAGCCAGCCACAATTCAAGGCAAACATAGGTCAGACACCGGGCGTTATAAGCTGCTAAGGAAGGGACTTGAACTCCCTGTCCCTGGTAGCCGAGACTCCGCGACAGGCGGCAGAGTCAAATAGTTATAACTGGGTGTAGCTCAGTCTGGAAGAGCACTCCCCTCGGAAGGGAGAGGTCGGTGGATCGAAGCCACCCACCCAGACCATTTGATTTGTAAGGATAAACAGACGAGCGGACAATCGCTCCAAGGAGAGGAAAGTCGGGACTGCATGACACAGCCTGGAGGGTAACACCCTACCACCGTGAGGTGAGTGACGGCAACAGTGACGAGCCAGTTAAGTCTGGGTGAAACGGGCGACAGCGCAGGTGCAGCAACCGAAAGCAGAGGGCATTGATCGTGTCAGGAGTCCTCGGGTATCGGGCAAAGATTCTGGTGGTGACACCAGAGCAAGATGAATGATTGTCGATAACATAATCCCGCTTATAGCTCGTCTGTAAATTTTGGAGAGGTAAAACATGTTGGCATTGGAAGACTTGGCTGGAGACTCGAAAGAAGAGGTTCGCGACCATATTGTTTGCTCTTTTCAAATCGAAGAGAAAGAGCTTGATGGGTTTGAGATTCTTATCACTTATGAAAGCGCAGGTAGCTGGGGCAACTCTAGTAACTGGTTCTTGTTGAGAAAGGATGGAGTTCTGTACGAAAACTATGGTTCGCACTGTTCATGCAATGGGTTTGAGGAACAGTGGTCTCTCGAGGAAACCAGCGTAGACTACTTGTTGTCGGATAGCTTCCGGTTCGATATGGGCGGATACGATACTAACCGAGACGAAAATGAGATGGCGGTCAAGCGAAAGCTGACGAATCTGTTTGGAACACCGGTTGTCCGAAAGGCGGCAATCGCAGCACAGAAAGCACGGGCGTAAAACCCGTACCTTGCAAAGGAAGCATAACGGGGTATAGCTCAGCTTGGCAGAGCGCTCGTCTGGGGGGCGAGAGGCCGTTGGTTCGAATCCAACTATCCCGACCATATATTAGTCAGAGGTCCGGGCTGCGATACCCGGCCGGAGCGTTAGTCTTCGGTAGTTCAATAGAGTAGAACACTGACTCAATGGGCAGGTGACAGAATCAGGCTATGTAACTGGCTCTTAACCAGAGTCCGAAAGGACAATGTGGGTTCGAATCCCACCCTGCTCACCATTTAGCAAATAGGTCTAAAGTAATAGACTTATACAGTCGAAGAAAGGAAAGACATACTGCGTTATCCTGAACGGGCGTGTCCAGAGACACAATGTAGTCGACTGGTAAGGGGCAGGAGAACTGACTCGGCGGGGGCCGGGCGGCGCACAACATATTGCCATCTAGCTCAATGGTAGAGCACCGGTCTCTGACACCGGTGGTTCTGGGTTCGAGTCCCAGGGTGGCATCCATATTGTGTAATCCTGAACGGGCGCAGCCAGCGACTAACTGGCAGGGACAGGATGAACAGGCCAGCGGGGGCTGGGTTGGCGCGGGTTTAGACTAAAGAAATTGGGAGAGTGTCCGAAAGGAAGAAGATAAGGCGAATACCTGATGACCTATGGGGGAGAATGGTCTCCCGGAATCACTCAGGAGAGTTGGAAATAGATTTTACCCGGGTGTAGCGAAATGTGGCCACGCGCGTGCTTTGGGAGCATGAGGAAGCCGGTTCGACTCCGGCCACCCGGACCATATTTGGGCAGGTAGCAAAATTGGCTGAATGCGGCGGACTTTTAATCCGCAGGAGAAATCCCACTGTGGGTTCGAATCCCACCCTGCTCACCATACATACGGCGAAGTGACAGATAGGAATTGTGCTGGTTTGCTAAACCAAGGCCGGAGCTAATACCTCCGAGTGGGATCGTTACCCACCTTCGCCGCCATAATACGGAAGGTACCGTACAGGGTACAAACTGGTTTCGAACACCAGGGCACAGGTAAAACTGTGAAGGATAGCTTGGAGCAAAATGAGTAATCATAAACTCAAGTCAGAACAATTAGGGGTGAACTTCGGCACAGCACAACACAGATTGCGCAAGTTGGTTATGTTTAGCCTTGTGCGTAAATTATCTCTTGACAGATGCCATCAATGCGGAGAAGTTATTGAAGCTATTGAAGAATTTAGCTTAGAACATAAGGAGCCCTGGCTGCATGTTTCTGCGGAATTGTTTTGGGATATCGACAACATAGCGTTTTCGCACCTAAAGTGCAATTCTGGAGCCGGAACCAAGGTAAATCAGGATAAAACACACTGTGTTCGCGGACATAAATTCACAAAGCTGAATACTCGGTACGATGCAAGAGGCTATAGGGTATGTAAGGTGTGTAGCACCTATGCAGCTAAGAAAGCACGAGGATACGAACGTAAATCTCGTAATGGTAAATCGGTGGGCACCGCCAAGGCGGCAAAGTAGTTTTGAACACTATGGTAGATTTAATCGTCTAGGGGTTCGATTCCTCTGCCCACCGCCATATAGCCTGGAAGAATGACAGAGTGGTATTGTGCCTGTTTCGAAAACAGTGGCCAGGATGTGAGTCCTGCGGGGGTTCGAATCCTCCTTCTTCCGCATAGAAATGTAAATATATTGGGGAATAGCTCAACTGGCTAGAGCAGCAGACTTTGAATCTGCGGGTTCTGGGTTCGAATCCCAGTTCCCCATCCATAAGGACTAAGGAAGATTGCCGGAGAGGACAAACGGGCTCGCTTGGAAAGCGATGCGGGGTAAAACCCACAGAGGTTCAAATCCTCTATCTTCCGCCACGATGATGCCAGAACTCCGGGTTCGAGTCCCGGCGGGGGTACGTAAGGATCGCGACAGGCGATCTGAGAAACCTGTAGGTTAATTGGAAAACCACTGGCTTGCACACAGATGGGAGATTGGCTCCACAGTAGCTCAATTGGCAGAGCATTCGGCTGTTAACCGAAGGGTTGTAGGTCCTACCTGTGGAGCCAATCTCCCACCTTTCTCTAAAGTTCTCCTGGCAGGAACCGATAGGTATGGTATACTGCCCTCACAATTACGGGAGAACCACCAATGAGACAGCGAGTAACGAAGATCCTGGGAGTAAAGCCCCACCCAGATAGGACCAAGACTGCTGAGGGCAGTACACGAGCGGATGTCACGATTGTAGGACGCCGCTCCCGCAAGGAGTGGGATTGCGCTGCCGGAGAGAAGTGCAGTATCGGCTTCGCCATCGACGTAGATGAGGTTTACGTCGAGCACAGTGTCGGTGTAGCCGTCTTCGCTGAAGTCAGCCGATACCACGTCGCTTGCGCAATCAAGTCGCAAGTTGTTCAGCCTGTTGAGAATGCCATCGACAAGGGCAATTCTCGCCGACAGGCAATTCAAGCGCAGAGAGCACGCAGAGAAGTCAATGCTGGTTAGGCTCGTATCGGACATGCACCTTGAATTCGGCAAGGACTGGGAGTCTGTAGTTCCTGAGCTGCCCGAGGATGGTGATACCATCCTTGTGGCGGCTGGAGACATTGCTACCGGTGTTGACGCCTGTGACTTCCTTCAACAGGTTTCCAGTCGCTTCGCCCACGTCCTGTACGTAATGGGCAATCACGAGTTCTATCATAACGATATCACGACTCTGGCAAACGACGTTCGCGAGGAGTTGGAATATTTCGATAAAGTGACTCTTCTAGATATGGATGTGAAGGTTCTTGGAGACGTGCGATTTGTCGGAACCACTCTGTGGACGAACATCAATCACGAGAATCCAACATCTATGGTTCTGATAGAGCAGGGCATGGCAGACTACGGATACATAAAGAATGCAGGTAAGCTACTTCGCGCTTCTGATACGGTTGCTCTGCACAAAGAAGCTGTAGAATTCATTATGGAAACCCTGAATGAGGAGCATGACGGGCCCACGATTGTTGTGACTCACCACCTTCCAAGCTTCAAGAGCGTTCATCCTATGTTTCACCGGAATCCTGCGGCTGCTATCAACCCAGGGTTCTATTCGGATCTCGACGGCATCATGCACGCCTACGATATCGCGTATTGGTTCCATGGGCACACGCATCAAAGCTTGGAATATGAAATTGCAGGAACCAAAGTCCGAATGAATCCGTGCGGATACGGTGAGCCCGGGGATGAGAACAAGAATTTTGACCCTAACTGGAGAGTAGAGGTATGAGCGCCCACCCTAGATTTAAAAGCCTTTTCGATAACGTGTTTGGATTCGATAGAATTTTTCCTGATGAGCCTATTCACAAGGATGGTTTCTTCGAGTCCCGCACCACGACCACGTACACCACACCTGTCGATGAAACTATCAATGATTCTGTAGAGTACAAGGTAGTTACAACCCACAGTCTGTCTGCCGACGACAGGCTGGAAGACAGGCTGAACGAATTGGGAGCTGAAGGCTGGGAGCTGAAGGTCTGGGATGGAAGCCGAGTCATTTTTATGCGATTCGCGGAGAACGAAGATGAAGAGGAAGAATCAGAGTCCGAGAGAGTATAGCCTTCAGCACTGCAAAGAACGGGCGCGCGAGCGCTACGGTTTCGAGTTGCTTGACAACGACTACGATACTTTGTGTAATCTGGTTCGCGAGGAGCTTGTGGGTACCTGTTTTCTCAAGCACACTCTCACGAAAGTAAATCAAGAGGGAGAACAATACACTTTCATTGTTCCCCTCCGGGGAAGAAAGATAGTGACGGTATTCGACGCTCGTCGCGCATTAGTTACTACTCTATTGCCGCCGGAACAGTTTTCTGAGCATTTGGACTAAAGTTCTCGGCTCCGTCGCCGATGAGGTAACCATGTCTTTTGAAAGTAATTGCGCAGTAAGAGAGAGAACTGGGGACGGAGTTTCCGTGGGCCGTTGTTGGTTTCGGTTGGGCAGGAGAAATTCGCGCAAGTGGTGGTTCATCACAAATAACGCTGATGGTAGGATAATCTGTCCCAGGCACGGTGATGTAACAGAGATTCAGGAGAATTTCAAGCTTACTGGAAAACTTGGAGAAGATCCAAGATGAGCAATGGGTATCGAAACATCACTGTCGATGAAAAGGACTACGAATACAAGGTAGGGCGCTCTCACGTCGATATTCGACCTCCTGACGGCGCGAGAATGACGCCAGATTTTCATGAGATCACCGGCCTCAGTTGGGACGAGATAGAACGAAGACGGCACAAGGGCGGTCTCAGTGTGACACCGCACCAGATTAGTGCGTACATCGCTGCAAATGTGGGACAGACCTGTCCGTTTGGCTGTATTTTCGATAACGGAAGACTTTACGGGGACTGTAGAATCCCCGAATCGGCAGATTGTGAAATGAACCGCAGAGACAGAGCACGGGAGCAGAGGAGAACGAAATGAGTGATTTTGACGTTTATCAGGGTGGCCTTGTGCCGATCAAGGCATTCACGAAGGGCGTTCCGGTCGAAGAAGCCGCTCTGGGACAGTTGCGTAATGTTGCATCTCTGCCGTTCATCCACAAGCACGTCGCCGTCATGCCTGATTGCCACTTTGGTTTTGGGGCCACTGTAGGCTCAGTCATTCCAACGAAAGGGGCTATTATACCGTCTGCGGTCGGGGTCGATATTGGCTGCGGCATGGTCGCCGTACGGACGGGCATGGAGTCCACTGACCTTCCGACAAACTTGAAGGGCTGGCGTTCGGCTATCGAGCACGCTGTTCCGACTGGCGCTGTCAAGGGGGCTTCCCACAACAAGGGTGGATACGCTTCGGGCGATGTTCCGAAGACGCATGCTCTAGCATGGGCCAACAAGTTGGACGCTCGCTACCAGAACATTTTGGCGAAGCACAAGTCTATCTTCCACAAGGCGGCTTCCTTGCAGCTAGGTACGCTGGGCAGCGGGAATCACTTCATCGAGATTTGCTTGGACGAGGCTGATCGCGTGTGGCTGATGCTACACTCGGGAAGCCGTGGTCCGGGTAACATTATCGGCCGATACTTCACGGATTTGGCGAAGGAAGAGATGTCGAAGCATTTCATTCACCTCCCGGACCGTGACTTGGCGTACTTGCCGGAAGGCACTCAGTATTTCGATGACTACATCGAGGCTATGGAGTGGGGGCAGGACTTTGCTCGCATCAATCGTGATCTCATGGTGGTTCAGGTTTTCGACGCGCTGAAGCGTGAGGGCGGAGTTCCGCAGAAGAAGCTATTGACGCACGATGTTGCCGTCAACTGTCACCACAACTACACTACTCGCGAGAACCACTACGGAGACAACGTGTGGTTGACCCGCAAGGGAGCTGTGTGCGCTCGCAAGGGTGTCATGGGAATCATCCCGGGTTCGATGGGCGCTAAGTCGTTCATTGTAGAGGGCAAGGGCAACCCGGAAAGCTTCGACTCGTGTTCGCATGGTGCTGGGAGAGTGATGAGTCGTTCTGCGGCCAAGAAACAATTTACGCTGGACGACCACATTGCTGCTACCGAGGGCGTGGAATGTAGAAAAGACATTGGAGTTTTGGATGAAACCCCTGGTGCGTATAAGTCTATTGACAGTGTGATGAAGGCTCAAGAGTCTTTGGTGGAAATCAAGCATACGCTTAAACAAGTCTTGTGCGTGAAGGGGTAACTGATGGAGTTTCAAGCGAGCGCCTGGGGAAAACCTTGGATGGGCTTGACTAAAATAAGTCTTGTTATCAACGAGGACGGTAACACGTACACCATATGGATGGTACATGTTACTCCCTGGTTTGGTTTTGGTTTACACTTACCTTCTGTTTTTTCTCGATGTTTTGGGAGTACAAAGTGAGGGAGTTCATAACACGAATCCGTAGAGGAGCTGCATACTCGGATAAGTACGGCAACCATCCAGGCACTCTTTTGTTTATTTGCTTCGTATGCTTGGGGGCCGTAGCAGGCATGTCTAAGGAAAACCCTATTAGCGGACCTCTTGTAGGTGCATCTATGATTCTAGTTGTTCTGGGTCCAGTATGGCTGTATGGATGCTATCAACGAGGAAAGTAGGGTAGGGGGTGAACGTGGACAATCTGCGGTGGCAAATGACAACAGAATGGGAAGAATACGATCGCCTGAACGATGAGTCTTTGAAGAACTGTGGTTTCGCAGTTGGTGATAAAGTGAAGCTCAACAGTTCGTGCCCTAAAGACATTCGCGATGACTGCCGCGTCCGCATTGGGGACGTGGGCACTCTTCGCCGAGTTTCTGCATGGCCTGTGAACGATACGAACGGAGAGCGTGTCGTCTTGCAGGTAGAGGTTCGCTGGGATCACGAAGAGCAGGACAATATTTTCCCACTGGGGATCTTCATCGAGCATCTGGACAAGGTTGCAACTGAGCTAAGGCTCCTACCTACTACTAACCGGCGCGGGGCCATTGCGGCACAGAAGGCGAAGAAGAAGAATGTCTGACGAAAACCGTCCTTGGGGACCTGTTGTTCGAGAGATCATGAGTGACAAGGAATTCCATTCCAAGTTTCCTTATGGTGTGTCAGGTGGAGACATTTACGAAGAATTGGTAGCGCGTGGAACCAATGTGGCTTCTAGCGCGTCGGTTCTCGATGTCATAGACTACATGAATGAGATGTATGGCCCGGTCAATGGGTAAATACTACGCACTTTTGAAGTACCCAAATGTCTTCGTAAAAGAGGGAGACTTTTTCGAAGGGCAGGGCGGGCTTACTGAAGAGTGGGGACAGAGCTGGATCCGCATTGAGGCTGATGATCTAGGACACGCCAGGAACAAGGCTGCTTCTATTCGCGATAACATGGAGAACATAGATGAAGATTTGGTATGAGATTTGCGGAATGCTGCTGGGAAAGTACCGCATCATTAAAACCGACGGATTCAATGTCTTCGACAACTGGTGATACGATTCCAAGGAGGCTGCGGTCGCGGCCTTAGAGGATATTGAGGAAGGCAAAGAACCGGAAGGTTGGTTCCGCCACTGCGAGACTGGTAGGCGTCGCCCGGACGGGGACCCTACCAAGGAGTACATCCAGGCATGACGAGCCACTACATTCTATGCTCGCACTGTGGCAAGACCTACGATAGCGAGGATTCGTGGCAATCAGCAGATCACGAGACTAGGGTCTGCTCCAATACCCAGTACGGGTTTTGTGACGCATGTGGCGGAAACATGGGAGAATTGCACACTGCTAACTCCGGGGAGACGGTCCACAAAGACCAATCCGCGTGTATCTTTCACCTAAAGGAACAGATACGCTATATGGAACAGTATCGCCTTGAGCACGACGCTCGATATTGCGATCTTGAAGCAGCGGTCAAAGCGCTTACCGAGGGACGTAAGGCTGCCGTAGAAGAATCCCGTACTCTAAAAGCGATACGGGAGAAAGTCAGTGCAGATCAGGGCGCTATGTAGGAGCCTATTTCTGACGGGCTCATAGGAGCACCGGATTGGTTTCGAACTTCAAGTATGCTTCGCGCTATTAGTTCTTGTAGGTTTGCCTTGAACTGAGACCCACGTGTATCGTTAAGTGCCCTTTCGAATATGTCTTCATGCATGGAAGTTCCCTGTATTGATACGTACAACCCGTAAGCGAGGCTGAACCCTGTTTGGTAGGTGTTGTCTTCCGCATGATGAACTGTAGCGGACCCAGAAGTAGAAACATGCACCAACAACTTGCTAGTTTGGCTAACGGAATTGGCAGGTCTAATAGGGAACGTTCCGTCCTCGTTTATGTTTGACCGAAAAGTCAATGGAGAAACTGTAGCGATTAAGCTAGACCCCGAGTTCAATGTTGGAATTCTTGGATATTGCAATGTCTGTGCTAGAGGTAAATCCGTACCTGTGTAGCTAACTAATGCTCCCCCAGGGGCAAGCGCTAGAGGGGATATGCGAAATCTGATAGGCATTGTACACCTTGTGCGAATGAACACTAAAGGGAGACGCTGGGCTTGTATAAGACATAATTCGAAAGGATCTACACAGCATATGCGTTTCTGGCTCCATGTTTTATTTCTAGTTTTATTGCTTTCCAGCACTAGCGCAGCCGAAGAATACCATGAGGCGGTAAACATAGCAGACACAGAAGCTTCCTTCGATGCTTCGGGAAATTGTTCAGCCGCATGCGGTGTGGTCCCTTACGAGTTCAGGTTATCCATATTCGAGGTTACGAATCAACAGTATGTAATGTTTTTGAACGCTGTGGCTGCTGTTGATACGTTTGGTCTCTACAACCCAGAAATGTCCAAAAGCTTTCCTCCGTTGAGAAAATTTCCTTCAATACGTAGAAAAGGCGCTTCAGGAAACTACACTTACTCTGTTGTGGAAGAACTAAAAATACGTCCCGTTACGTTCGTATCTTTTTATGACGCTGTTCGATACGTGAATTGGTTACATAACGGGGCACTTTCTGGTGCTCAAGATGAGAACACTACAGAAGACGGAGCGTACACACTCACACCAGAAAAGATTGCTAATAACAGCGTAACTAGAAACCCTGGAGCACTAGTGTTTCTGCCTAATGAGAATGAATGGTACAAGGCAGCGTATTATCACAATGATACTGATAGCTATACCAAGTATCCTTTTTCTAATACTGCCCCAGTATGTGCCGCTCCTTCTTCGACTGAAAACCAAGCCAATTGTAACAATATTGTGGGAAGCTACCCGGGAGAAAAGACGCCAGTAGGCTCCTATTCTACAACATCTGGTCCTTATGGAACATTTGACCAAGGCGGAAACGTCTGGGAATGGACAGAGGAGATCAGTGAGGATCGGAGAATTATTCGTGGTGGCAGTCTCAACACAGGGGTATACACATTAGCCTCTTCCCATAGGTTCGCGGAAGGTCCTATGCAAGAGGCTTCTGGTACTGGATTCCGTGTGGCGGCTGTTTCTGGAGTTGGTCCTATAGTACCGGTGCCAGAGCCTTCTATACCTCTTGGTCTGGTATTCGGTATTATGCTTCTCTTAGTCATTAGGAATATGGTAGTACACCATGAGCAATAAAAAAGTAGTATTCACAAACGGTTGTTTCGACCTACTCCATGTAGGTCACGTTAGGTATTTGGTTGCTGCCAAGAACTACGGAGATTGGCTCATTGTAGGTCTTAATTCGGATGAAAGCTTCCGACGCCATAAGGGCCGCAACCCCATCAACGATGAACAGTCACGATACGAAGTTCTGGATGCTTTGGAGTGTGTTGACGAAGTACGCATCTTCAGCGAAGATACGCCGGAGCGCTTGCTATCAGAGATTTGTCCGGATGTCTTAGTGAAGGGTCCAGACTATTCCCCAGACGAGGTACTCGGCCGAGAGTACGCTAAACAGACCTTTTGTCTGGAGGTTGGCTCGCAGACACACACGAGCGATATCATTGATAAGATTAGACAAGTATTCTGTCCCTCTGGTTAGTCTATGCTCTATTTCTGTACAAATTCGAAGTAACAACTTTAGAGGCCAGCCTCACGTCTACAGGAATTCCGAAAGCTTTTACTTTACCGAAAGCTTTTATAGGGTCGTCTATAACGTCTGAATACCACATTTGAATAATTTCCATGTCTTTTCTATTATCTGCAACAGTAAGGTAATGTTGCATTACATCAAAATAGTCTTCAGGTCTACTCCACCCAAGTCGTCTTGGTCTCATTCCTACCTTTTCCATAGACGCAGAAATCTCTTCAGGGTTTCTTAACATATACACAACCTTGTAATTTCCTGGGTATAGGTTCCCTAGACCCCTGAATAACACTTTTATTAGCTTACCTTCGAAAAGCTCTGGAAACCTAGGCTGCATTTGAACTCTTTTTGCAAGTTCATAAAAACCGCCTGGATTTGCTTCATACTCTGGTTTTTTTCGTTGTGTTTTTTGTCTATTTCTTTCTCGGCTAAACTCGCCCTCAAGACCACCAGCTATTAAAGCCTTCATCATCATTGATGTGCCAGACCTAGGGTGCCCACTTACAATGTACGTAGTATCAGAATTAGATTTATGCCCCACCTCTATGTTATTCAAAATCCGCCCTGCCCGTTGTTAGGAACCCCATCTATCGTAGGTTCTGGTATGTCTTCTACTACCAAATCTTCTTGATTGGCGAATCCGCTATTCGTAATAACACCAGGAGGTCCTGGAGGCGTAGACATGTCAGCAGTTTCCCCTGCATCAAAAGCAAGCTGGCTGTAATCCTTACCTATGTTATTTTCATCAAAACCTGGTCTGTACCAGTGTGTCAAATTTCCGGCAGCCCCGTAAGAACCTATAACTTCGTTTGATAGATTGTATACGGATGTATCATCTAAAGAGAATCCCAAAGGGTCCCATATTGAGACTATAGGAGCACTCTCCTCAAATGGATCAGGAGCACCGCTTGGCGTAACTGTCCACGGAGCCGACACAGTTACAGTAGTGTCTGTATTGCTTATGATTACTCCGCTTTCCACATAAAATGGATCTTCATTAACTTTTTTGAAAACCAAAACTCTTCCAACGTGTTCATCTACAGTCATGGGAAATGATCCAAAAATAGCAGAATCTATACGAATTTGTGAACTACTCATACCGCTTTGATCTGCTGCAATGATACCCATGAGTTGATTAGTTTCTCCAAGTATCATAGGTCCAGAATTTGATCCCGTAGGTTCTTGTGCTCCTACTACAAAACTGTTGCCCGAACCGGTACCGCTTGTTACACTTAACGTGTATCCCACCATATTTACTGTGTCTGATGTTGTAGGAGGCGGAAGAAATTCCGATGTGTTTAAAGCCGCTCCTGTTGAAGGGCTTGTTAGTGTTCCTGTTTCTTGTATAACTACTTGACCGGGGTCGGAATCCCGATTTAAGTCCATTCCAATGTTTCGACCAATATAAACTATTTCCTCATCTGTTAGAACTCTGTTCCAAATAGCGTGTTGATTTTTAGTTTGGTTACTTCTAAAAGTTATCGCCCTTGTTGTATTAGTCATAGTTATAGAATCGTCTACAAAGGCTTCGCCAACAGGGGCTCCAGTATTTGAGCCCCCTAAAGACTGCTCTATGGCAGTAGTGTCTTCTGTTCTAGGCTTATACAATTTAATTCTGTTGTTGGCTGCCCTAGTCCCATCGTACGTAATGATAAACAATTCCCAAGGACCGAAAGAAATGTCTGGAGGAAATCTATATGCTTGTAATAGTCCGTTGCTCTCGCTGTCCGTATCGTATGCTCTAACTTCCATGTACCTAACACCGTCACCTGACGTTGAATCATCATTTGTTACTGTTATTCTAGAGCTATTATCGTCAAAGTCCAAAATGTCTATCCAAATAGCTTCGTCCAACTCTTCGGCAGAGGATTCTCCCCTCTTAGATCTGAACATTATAGACCATTCGTTAAATATACCTACATTTATTTCATCTCCCGTACTCATTTGGAAACTAGTATCAGCGGGTAAAATAGAGCGTTCAAATAAATTAAGTAAAGGAATTCCCCATTTTATAGAAAGGTATGTTTCAATTTTATTTATTTCGCTACTAGTAAGTGGGCTGTCATAAACTAAAATTTCTGCAATAGACCCAAAAAAGCCCGCGTACACCTCTTCTACGTCTTGGTCAAAAGCGGAACCCAAGAAATGAGGAGAATTCACATCAGATGCAGCTTTTTCGGACCATAGTCCAGTCCCGAGGGAACCCACCACACCGTTCTCAGAACCTATAGAACTATCCTCTATTCCGTCTATGCGCGCCATTAAAATGCTAGGTGTTAGTTCAGGGCCAGGAAGCAAACCCAACGGAGTCTGTCCATAATCTTCTTCACCTTCAATTTCCCATTCAAAATTAGTTGGATCTAACGTGTAATCTGGGGAAAAGTCTGATAGGTTACCCTTCCAAAAAAAATAGCCGTTGTCTGGAGATGTTGTAGTATAAGTGCTGGTTGTTGTTGTTGGCGTAGTCGTCGTAGTGGTAAAAGAGTTTTGAGAAAGATCACTCTCTATCACACAAAATATGGTTCCTCCGTCCGCCCCTAATAGATTTTTCCAGGTTGGCTTTGAAGAGCTTGTGCCGGAGAAGCGGGCCCAGATTCTTGCACAAAAGTAACTGTGTTCAAGCCATTGATTCTATTACCTACCAATGCGTAATCAGGTCTAAACATAGAGTCGAACGGTTCAAACAAGCCTGTTAAGTTTACGCCACTTTTGTCAGACCACGAATCAACTTTGTCTCCTGAAGAGCTAATGGTACTTTCGTCTGAAGCATCCAGCCACAATACTAAATTGCGTCTAACAATAAGCCTACCCCTACGATTTACAACTACAGAAGAATGGGACATTATTTCGAAACCTCAGCCATGCACTGATGAGTCCTTTTCATCCATCCGTGCAAAAATACAGACATTTCTGGTTTGCTTTTCACCAGTTTACAAAGGAAACCTACTCTTTCCATTACTACATCTTGAGCTACGCCAAGCTCTCCTTTCTTCTCTACTGCTGCAACTACCTTCTTCAATGTTGCAGGACCTATAGCTCCATCGGCTACGGCTCCCACTATTTTTTGTAAGGTTTTGGCGGAACGGCTAACGCCTGAGTTTACGGCGTAGTCCATCACAGCCAATGCCACGGAAGGTGGAAGATTGTCGCCGCTAATTTTGTTCCAGTAATCCTTTCGGTAAATTTCCTTTGCTTTTTCTTCTGTTAGATTTTTGATGTCTACTTCTGGGTGAGATCTTTTTGCTATACCGAAATTGGTCTCGCCACCAGGATCTTCTGGAATATCGTTGTAACCACCTTCCCATTTTAGGGTGAATTTCATAGCTATATCGAATTTGTCCATTTTGGGCTCCTCCTGTGTTACGCTTGGTGATAAATTGGTCGGAGACACAGGGGTTTGCACAGCAGGCTTTTCAGCCTGTACAGCACCAAACAACTCTAGAATCCAATTGAAAAATCCCATACTGGAAAGATAACGAGAACTTACGGTCTGGGCTCTTGTTCGTACTCGATAGGCATCCCAGCAGATTGAATGAGCTGCATCACGCGGGCGAACAGATCGTCTGCTCCTTCGTGACCAGAAGAGCGGTCAAGAGCTTCCAGGCGTGGCGTAATCCCCAGAAGCCATTGAGGAGGACCGTCAATGACGACACCGCCATGACGCTCAAATCTGTGGGATCTAAGCGCCATAATAGCTGGGCTGGCTTCCTCGAATAGCGGCGACATGATTACGATGCGCTCGCCCATAGGACCGTTAGGGTCTACAGCAATCGCCATCTTCTGGTTCGGGACCAGAGGTTGAACCTGTTTTTGTTCTATGTTGGCGTCGTCGTCTGCGATAAGCTCTTCGGGCACGAAAGGCTCTTTGATGGGATCGGGCGCAACGTGTCTTTCGTTACGATGTCTTGGTGTTCCGCCCATTTCTGGCTTCGTCGGACCCCATTCAGGATTGTAATCCTTGGGGAAAACAGAGTCTATATCCATTAGATCTTCCATGGTTCTGGCGGCTTCGACGTCGGCAGGATAAACGTGCTCTGTAGGCAAGTCGATAGACTGGAACCCGGGTTTCTTGCCTGTGTAGTCGTAATCGAAATGCGGACGAATCTTCGTTCCACCGCCGCGCCCGCCTCGCTGCCGGTCCAGGTGTTTGCCGCCCGGGTTTTGTCCTCCAGGACCAGGGACCTTAGACGGATCAAGATCAGCTTTGAACATGTTCTGATCTGGAGCAGGAGTATTCTGTACGGGCAAAAAGCCCGTACCAGAAGGCTTGCCAACCGGTCTGCGCATCGGCGCTCTGTCCAATCCACCACCACCCGGCTTCCGTACAACTTGTCCAGGGAAGCTGGAAGGCGGAGACTCCTCAGCACTTCGTGCGGGGGATGGGTGTGGTGTGTCCGTGTCCAAAAGTTGTGGGAACGGCAACTGTGTGGCTAGAAAGCCAGCACCTTTGTCGTTCGGCGGCTCTGATTTCGGGAATTCGTCAGCACCGGGAAACGGTTCCCTATTATCCGGACCAACATCTGAGTGTGTCGGAGATTCATCCCAATCCAAATAGTCTATCCCTTTCTCATAATCGTTTGGATCAGTTGGAGAGGTTTCTGGATTCATATGTTCATGAGGTCGTGTGGGTGCCTTATCCGGCTGTCCGTGCCCGTGCATACCCGATCCAGTCCAATCTGGGAAGATTCCTGTTTCTGGCGTCATACCGTTAGGTCCAGATTCCAGTTCTTTCTGTGGAAGAGGCGTAGAGCCGCCGAATCCGTCACGTCCGAACGGACCCTCTAGGGGATGTTTAGAAAAACGAGTACCACGATCGAAATCCTTTACTCCAGGGTAGTTAGTGGTGCGCTTGTGTAGTCGTTGCGGCTCGGCAGTAACCTCTGCCGTATAGTCACTCTTGTCTGTTCCGAAGAAATCCGGCGGATGCGTGTTGGGCCACGGCTCTCCGCGTCGAACTTTGTCCATCTTCCATAGAAGATCACCTACACGACCGTTTCCATCTTCGAATGGATGCACCTTCTGGAACTCGTGATACCACTCATCCGGCTCCAATAATTGCTCTGAATACGCCATGAACAGAGATTCCATAGCGCGAGGTACACGATCCGGGTCCAATCCAGGAGGCTTTCCGGGACCGAACGTCACAGGTACGTGCCTGTAGCGCCCTTGGTTTCTAGGTTCCATTGTGGTAACCAACTGGAGAGCGAGATTTTCCGTAGCTTCTGGGTCGGATAAGATTTCTGGGTTAGTATGTACCACAGACTTCGCAGCTTTCCAGGCATCGGTCAATCCTTGGATCTGCTCTGGAGTTTCCGCGTGTTGAAGGCGGGCTTGGTCTCGAATAAGTGTCAAGTCGTGCTCAGATAGTTCATTGCCACTTCCCGGTGTTTGGGGAGAAATGTTTGGGTTACAGTGCCCCTCTTCTGGGGTTTCTTCAGGATAGCATGGGCGCGGATCTCCCAACGCCAGCCCAGCCAGACCAGGGTGTTGGGATTTGCCTTTCTGATCGGCAGGCCATTCGAATGTGTGCCACAGCAAAAAATCGTCCTCTGTAGGGTCAGGGTTCGTTCGGAATCCGCTGGGACCTTTTCCTGCCAAAGCACTTAGGGAAGGCTGAGTACCTTTATTAGGTTGGTGTAACTTATTTATTTGTCTTCCACTCTTGGAGTTCTCTTCCGGACCCAAAAGGACGTACTTCAACCATGCTTGGAAATCCATGCCTTGAGGAACTTGTGTCTTAGGTGTGGTAGCTAGCCACTTATTGTAATCTTGCTCGGCTTTCTTGAGCCCCTGTTCTTGTTCTTTGGTCAACTTTGCAGCTTGCTTAGCAGCATCGTTCTTAGCTTTCTCATCAAGCTTCTGCTGTTTCAAAGCTTCTTTCTGCGCTTCTTTTTCAGCAGCTTTTTTAGCCATGTCTGCCTTCTTAGCTTGCTGTGCGGTATCCTTCTCTTGAAGTTTACGATTCTTCTGCCACTCTTTTTCTTTCTTTAGAGCATCTCGATCGGAAATTTTTCGTCGTTGTTCCAGCTCTTTGTCCTTCTTTGCGGCATCCTGCTCCTGTAGTTTTTTGGCATCCCTTATAGCCTTATCCCCAGCCTTCTCAAGATCTTGTCCTGCCCTGTCTGCTGACTGGTCTTTCTTCTGCTGTTCCTTTTCAACCTTCTTTAGCATCTTCTCGTCAGCAGCTTTCTGCTTAGGATTGTTTAGCTCTTCGTCGGTAAACGGAAGATCCCAAGCATCTGGTCCCAATTTAGGCTGGACAGGAGATTTTTCTTCAAGCTCAGGCGGAAGTGCCAGTTCGTCTCCTTTTTGATATGGCGGCGGATCAGGAGGCAATTCCCACTGCTGCTCGGACCCCGGACCTGTACACTTATCGGGATAACTTTCATCGTCACCGCAAGGACGACTAACAGTCCAATCAAGACCGTCGGCTAGGGTACTTTTGGTATTGCCTTTTTTGCGCTCTTCGCGATAATCTCCGTCGAAGCACTCTTCGCCAGGACGAATGTGGGAATCCCCACAATCGTTAGGATTCTCCTTCTTTTGAGAACCGCTCCCCTCCGAGCGATCACTCAAAAAACGGGTAGCCAATTCGATTAGCTTGTCGGGGTTCGAGATTCCTGTCTCGTCTTCGATCGAACGAGTCAGAGCAAGGAACTTACCCATGTCGGGTCCGGGCTTGAAGCCTTTCGCGATTAGGTGCTTACCTGAAACAGAGTCCACGAGCTTGCCGCCCGCAGGAGCCTGAGAAGTAACGTGCTCATTGTACTCCTGAAGGAACTGGTCCTGCCGGGAAGTATCTCGGCGTAACGCAGATTCCGTGGTACGTCCTAGACTGTCCGCCTTCGAAACAGCGGCCAGCAACTCAGGGCTCACGTTAGCGTCCGACAACAGACGGCTTAGCTTCCGGTATCCTTTTCGGCCTCCGGTTCCGGCCATTAGCTGCGGACGTAGATGTGTGCTTACGAGCGTGGCAACCTGCTCGGTCAGCTCATTCGGGGCCTTCATTCTCTGTAAGAACTCGCGAGTGGGCGCTTCGCCGCCTTCTTCATGTCCGTGGGACTTGATGCGGTCCTCGACGTGCTGGGTGAACTCAGGCTTTCCAAAGTCGTGACACAGTGCTCCAAACATCAGTGGAAGATCGAATGCTGGGTCCCCTGTGCGTTCTTTTGCTGCCTCATCCAGCACCATTAGCGTATGGACGTACACGTCCCCCTCGGGGTGGTGGATAGCGTCCTGCGGAACACCCTGTAGAGCCTCTATTTCCGGGAAATAGCGTAACAGATTAGCACGTCGCATAACCTCTATGCCTCGGCTCGGTTTTTTGCCCTTCAGAAGCATCTTGGAGAACTCCGGCAGAATTCGCTCCCCTGGAAGCTCCTCAAGAGGCTGTGCTGCGACAACGGCAAGGGTTGCTGGGTCTACATCGAAATCGAAACGAGCGGCGAACTGGGCCACCCTGAGGGCTCGTAGAGGGTCATCGCCGAAGGTATTTGGGTCCGCCATACGCAGAATTCCGTCCTCAAGGTCCGCTATACCATTCAACGGGTCGATGATTTCGCCGGTAAGCGGATCTTTCGACAAAGCGTTGATAGTTAGGTCTCGCCTGCGGGCGGCATCTTCGATGCTCATGGTGGGGTCTGGGACCACATCGAATCCCTTGTGCCCCTCTCCGGTCTTCATCTCCCTGCGGGGAAGAGCAACGTCCCAATCAAGCTCTTGGATGTTCAGAACACCAAACTGCTGCCCTACTTCCTTCACGTTCCCGAACTGGGAAAGGATCTGCTGAACTTTTTTCATTGGAAGCCCAAAAACTTCGAAATCGTAATCCTTCGAAGGCAGCCCCAAAATTTCATCACGCACGAGCCCCCCGACCAAAAGCGCCTTGCCACCCTGGGCTTCGATTGCCCGAGCGAATGCCTGGACCATGGCGTCTTTTGTCGCTTCTACTCTCATCTGGGTCTCTTTAGGAATACGGCCCTGACAAACTCTGAGTCCAAACTACCCGCCACCTGGGAATCTGATCCCATCTGGATACTGGTAGCCGTGATTCCGGTCATGTCCGGGAGAGCTGTTGTGGTGTTCTCTATCAATGTAACACCGTCTACTGAAACCCGCAACAAGGAAGGATCTGTTCTCCATTCAGCTACAACTTCGTGAACTTCACCGCTAACCCACGAAGGAGCCGTAGAAGTTGAAACATAAGCAGTTTCAGTAGAGTTTTGAACGAATAGTGTAAGTGTACCGTCAGCGTTTACCCTAAGTGCAACCCCGCTGGTTAGACCAGCAGATTCCCTGGTGTCAAAGAACCATTTGGTCTCTGTAGGTGTAACCTCGAACCCTATGGCATTGTTCAACACTACAGCACCTTCTTCCAGAGTGAAAGGATCATCAGGAGTAAATGACAGACTGTCAATCGCGCGAGATTCTCCAGAAAGAACCTGGGATGTGGCGAAGGGCGTGTACGTCACACTAGGTAACGCAGTAATCACAGTTACGTAATCCCCTTGGCTAACACTGGCGATCTCTAAGCGCCATGTGAATTTTTCAGTTGTGGCTGGATATTCGGAAGGTTTAGCTGAAATGCTAAATGGCTTCAAGGGTCTTGCATTGAATAGATCCGCTGGAGCCACACTTACAGTCTTAGAGGACAATAGAATATCCGTGGTGTCATAGAAGTTCAGAACTAGGTTGGCTTCCGTGATTTCGCTGTCTGGTGCCACCTTTGACATACCAGCCAGCAAAGACAGAGCGATAGGTTCTGTCACGTCAAACGTAACAGGTTCGAGCAAGCCAAGGCTTGCTTTGCTGTAGGGCGATATGCTAGCGGGGCTCGCACCATTTAGTTGAATACTCCACGCATTGGCTACGAATCCGTCACCCTGTAGATGCTGCACGCCACTCTTGATAATATTGATTCCTGGAGAATCCATGGTGTAGCCCCCAGGAAAGAAACCAGAGCCGCACGGAATAGTGGTGGAATCCGTGTACGTGTTATTGGGTAAAAGCTGTATAGAACCTTGCTCCGTGAACGTAGATGTGCCAAGTTCCCAGGGAGGTGTGTCTATAGCTTGATACGATAGTGACCCTGGCTTTGGAAGAAGCCTCCCACCTCCACCAATATACACAAGTTGTCCCGGTAGCTGAGCATCAGATTTCACCTCAGCGAGTTTTTCAAAATTGATGTCAACCCATACAGTATTTACGATATCTTGTTCAATGGTGACGGTTTGGTTGTCGCCTAATTCGATTGGGTTATGCGGAGATTCGTCGGCGTAAGGGACGTCCCTCTGTTTGTTCTTGTCCAAGTGCCAAGAACGATTAGTCGCGTTTCCAATCACAGAAGTGCTCGGTTGGTCAGAGAACGTACCGGTTTCCTTCCTTACGGTGGTAACTCCTGTCGTGATTCCTTGTCCATTCAAATCCAAAGATACTCTGGCTTCCAGATTTGTGGAAACAGCAGGATTGATGAAGTATATTGAGAAGTAACCGTCCTGATTGGCTGCGGATTTGGTAAATGTTACCCTCTCTAAGGCAATTTCCTGAAGACCCGTTTGTGGTGTGCTGTACACATTAAAAATCTGGACCTCACCAGAAACCACTTCCGCTGGGTGATAGTATTCATCATCAGTGCTGACTACGTAGACCTGGATTGTGACTACGTTGCTATCAACATTGTGATACGCTGCGATTTTTGCTTGTAATGTCATAACCCCAGCCAAAAAAAGAGCCAGCCTGGGCGGGAACCCGGGCTGGCCCCGTGGGTAGTCCTAAATAGGACTTAGCCCTTGAGTACGCCGTCCTGCTTGGGCAGTAGCTTTACGCCACCGAGAGTGAGTACCTGGGCAACCACATCCAGAACCTTGACGATAATAGTGTCGTCCTTGGTACCAGGAATAAGTCGCTTGGCTACCTCAGCCACGGCCACGACAGCGGCCCAGACCATAGCGATTGTTTCGCCATTTGCGGCAATCCATTCCAACATATTGATTTCTCCCTTCGAAGGTGGAAAAGAGCCCAACCGTGGGCCCCGTTTAGAGATAAGCTACAGAATTTCTGTGGGACATTTTCTGGAAAGCTCAGGAGTTCTGGTTCCCACTAGAGAAGACCAATGTTACTGAGGGTCTGCATGATATCGCCAGAACTAAAGTTCCCCATTGGGAAGGTGAATCTGTTCAAGGACCGGAACCCCATAGGCTTTCCTGCAAAGCTGCCTACAGAGCTTGTAGCGCGTATAAACCCTAGTTTGGCAGGGCTAACAGCATCGTTCAGGTAATCTCGGAAGCGATTTATGGCCTCAGCCAGCATGGGAGCATGGTCATAATCCAGTGTTACTGTCTGTCCAGAAAAAGCGAACCCCAGATCCACTTCCATTAGGTATTGAGCGTTGAGACCGTACCACGCTGCTGCCAGCAGAATGAAGGAGTTGAACTGAGATCCACCGATAAAAGACATCTGCCAAGCTGTAATAGGGTAAGTTACATTGATGATTTCCAAGCCACGATCGAGATATTCGACCAAATCTGAGTCCTCATATGCTTGTACCCGGCCGCGTTGTTTTTGAAATTTGTCGATTATCTGGCGTAGCTGCACGGTCATGTTCAGAATAGGTCCGTCAACCGACCGAATTAGTTGAAACTGGGTCTCTTCAGCCGAAGCAACGTTATCCCGAATACTCCATAGTGTAATGTAAGGACAGTTAGGCATACTTAGCACACCAGCGGGAATCGTGTAGTGATACAGATAGCTGTCTCCATATTGAGTTTCCTGTATCTGACCATTCTCAAGTGTAACCACGTTGGACAGACCGCCAGGACCGATAGCTACAGACTTTCCGGAAGTGCTACCAAGAATCATCTCCAGGCTCAAAGAACCTCCACCATCTAAATCAATTCTAGAAGTGCGCTGAATTTGGAGCCTAAGTTCTCTGTTTACCAGACTTAGGATGCTTTGGCTTCTATCATCAGACGCCGTTACGACAACGTCCTGAACATCGAATTCGTGCGTGATTTCTGCTTGCTCGTTAGTGTTAGTAACGATAAAGGCTTTGAACTGGTAACGGTTGTTGGCGTTTGACAAGTCAGCATCGTCAGGCACAAACCATGTGGTAGCGTATTCTCCAACACCGCCATCGGACTGTAGGACACCAGTTTGGACAGCGACGCCATCGGGGCTAAGAATCTCGTAAGAGGGGTACTTTAGCGGGTCTTTGGGAATAAGTGGTGTTGATTTAGATCCGTCTGTAAAGAAGCCAATACGGAATACTTGAGAAGTTCCACGAGTCAAAATTCGCGGGATATCGTCAGATTCGCTAAGAAATGCCACGATTATTTACTCCTATAACTCTTTTGGAACTTCGCGAGAAGCTAGGTATGTAGACTCTGGAACGAATACAATCCCAATTTCGTTTCCCATTGAATATACCCTGTGACGAAGATCATCGGTGATACCTATTGCCGTGGCTACGTCTCTCTTCATGGCTTCCATTAGCCTTTCTGAAAAACCCCTGAACACACCGCCTGCATAATCGACGTCGTAAGGAAAGTCTTCGGCTTTGATATGTAAGGTGATTGTATCACCCCATCCATCGGCTTTTCCGTACTTTCCTTGTAGAAATGCAAGATTAGTCTTGGCTGCTACACCGTCAATATCGAAGTAAGGCAACATGCTATATGCCATGAAACGCTTAATGGCTTCGGCGGCGTAGTTGATTGATGGCAGAGGGTAGACCTTGAGTTCGCAGGCAGGCACCTTTTCGTGTGCTACTGCGAACCCAAGATCTTGATCCCCCGCCTCGTTCAGTTTGTAGACTACAGAGATCCACAAATCAATCGGCATGTTCATCAAGTTCTGCAAATCAGACATATGAACGTAGAAGGCAGAACACAGGGTGTAGCTCATGTCTACACCCTGGTCCGACTCATAAGATACGCTAATGGGCTTTCTAGCCTCTGACAGCAAAGTATGTGCCAGAATCACGCCAATGCGCTGTGCGAGCTTTGCAGCTTCCATAAACCGAGACTCCTGTCTACGGCTTACTGGTTGGCTACCAGATCGTCCAACAAATCAGGGTGAAGAATGTAGGCTACCGGGGCGGCGTCATTGATCGAGGTGTATATTCGAAGAACGCCGAACTGGTAGGTCCCGTATCGGATGTTGGTCCTAGTGTTGACTGCTGCGGCACCAAGAGAAACTACCGTATCGTTGGTAGACAAAGAAGAGGCACCAACCGTAGCCCCTACCACAGTACCGAACGGGAAGTCCAGAACCGTGTTTTCTCCTGTTACACTGATTTCTCCCTGAGAACCGAGGCCACTGGATCGAAGAGCAATTTGCTCGCCGATGCTTACGGCTTCACCAGAAGAAAGCTGACCGTTGGTTAGAGCAACAACAGCACTTCTGGACAGTGTAGATGCCGGGTAGATTACGGCATCAACGCCTGCGTTGTCAACCTCGACATCCATATCAGTGTCCCCTGACATATCGAAGGTCTCACCGGTTGCGCCGATGAGAATTGCCTGGGAGTCTGTAGCGATAAGACCAGGAATTCCCTGGTCAACGCCGTGAACCTCGCCCGTAGCACCACCGCCGCCAACACGATCACCGAACTTGGTTCGAACATTGTAGCCCTGGTCAGATAGAGCAACCAGTTCTGTGAAATCGCGCGTGACAACATTAGAGCCCTGAGCTTTCAGCTTAGCCGCTCGGGTTGACAGTTTGTTGCCGGAACCTTTGGACTGTTCGCTGTTGTTTACCCCAGACACAAAGTCCAGAAGATCAAAAGTGTCCTTGGTGACACCACGAACGTCTGCATCAATGTAGTTCTGGCTAGGCTGCCCGCCTACGGGATCGTAACCTGCTAGAAGCGTGTTGTATCTAGCTGCGCTGATTAGCTTGGCTACAGGGGAAGAAATAGAAACACCAACATTGCTGGAGTTTTCTGAGTTACCTCCGCCTGTTCGGCGCCTCAGAATGTCCACACCAGCATCGTTTGCTAGTGTGGAAAAAGTTCCGGTGCCTGCTGCGATATCTTTCAGAACCTTGGGTAGCCGGGACTTGCCGTTTGCATATCCCTCGAAGATCTCTTCATACGTGAGATCTGTCTTTGCATTGAGTGTACGGGTTGCCATTGTATCTATTCTCCTTAGAACGCATCCGGACTGTCGCCGGCAACGTCATTCTATAGGCCGATCAGCATACAGGGCAATTTGGCCTTATAGGGAATAGATAAGCTATGTCTTCCCGATAGGAACATTCACGTAAGGCTCGAAGCTCTGGACCAGTCTTAGGGTCATTTGCGCATTTTGCGCATTTTTGTCAAGTCTTTCGCAGTCTTACGTCTATGTTCTTTACACCATAGAGGTTGTAAGTTACTGTAATGGCAAGCTTTTAAGAACTGCTTTCTATCAGCTAGGTCAAAAATAGCCAAGGGCTCAATGTGGTCGATTTCCCACTCTGTTCCGTAGTTCTGCCAAGACATGCCGGATTCCCACTGGTCCTCCAAATAGGTGATAAGGTGGGGAACGGAGCACCCAAGATCTGTTATCACGGAACCAGCTTTGTTTGAGAAATATCGCTTTAACCTAGAGCGCATATTGCGCCTAAGTCTGTAGTTAAGGTCAGAATTGCGCCTATCTTGGTCCCGGATTCGCCACGCCTCGTTCACCCTGTTTTTGTTGTTTTTCTTCCAGGCAGCAGACGTGGCTCTTCTGGATTTTACGTAGGCTACATCAGCTTTTCTTTCATGGTGCCTTTTGGTAACCCTTTCTCTTTGTTTTTCTCTGTTCCTATCCATGTACGCTTTAGAGCATGCTTTGCATCTAGCTTGTACCCCACTGGGACTATCTGAACGTTTAGAAAAAGCGTGAATAGGTTTCTCTGTTTCACAACCTCTACAAAATTTCATTAGGTCTTACCTATAGGAACATTCACGTAAGGCTCGAATGTCTGCACTAGACGTAAGCTAACATCGTGGCTAGTAAGGATGTTGAGCGGTCGATTGGGGCTTGAATCCACCACTTTCCATAATTCCTGATCTCTGCAACGGAAAACGAAATCTTCTACGCCAACTCTTGGTACAGTGTTGTCGAAGTATCCAGTAATCACGGTCCACGAGTCGTATATTCCGAACTCTGCCAAAGTAATGCTCTCTCGGTCCCTAGGAAGGTCCACACGAACTGTCAGGTCATTCACGAGCTTGGCCCTGAGAAAGAAATGCGACATGATTGGATTGGCATCGCTCAGAGTCGCCCGAGAGAACTCGAACCTGAACGTGAGCTTCTGGGACTTGAGTCTGGAATCAAGATTAGCGTATGTGATAGGAACAAAGTCTGTCTCGTCCGATCGTCGGACAAGAGGTGTGATGCTGTTGTTCTGTGTGAGGGATGTCGTTCTGGCAACGAATTTGAAGGTGTCAGTAACCCCTATAGATTGGCGAATTTCCACGTCAACCTCAATGTAACCCTCTAGGGCGCTGTCGTCCAGTCCCATAAGTACAGGGCGCGCTTGAAGTTCGTAGAGCGGTCGCACATTAACACAGCGCAGACTGGGGCTGGTAACGTCGATTGTGAGATCGGTTGTTCCGAACTTGGTATAGCCTCCAACGATGCCTGTGCCGTAACAGGTTTGGCACTGTCCGTCGGGTGAGGATTCCACGATGAAGCAAGAGCACCGGCGACCTGTTAGCTTTCGCTGAAAAAAGAGAGTCTCTACACGATCCACAGCCAAAGCATCTCGGGCTCTGGACTGAATTCGGGGAACCAAATCTCTCAGAGCAACTTCATGTGGAAAGTCTTCTTTTGCCTGGGTTTTATCGAAAGCCCAGTTGTCCCGATTTACCTGATGGGCGTCGGTTGTGCGGATATTATCTGCTTTTCTTAGCATTGCGAGCCCTCCATTCAAGACATAAGTTATATCTAGAATGGAGGAATATCTGTGTCCCAACCAAAGTTTTTCAGAGCCGACGATGACGAGGAAGCGGGCGAGCGACCTAAACCCGCCCCGGGCGACTGGTTTGGTACATCAGATCAAAAGTTCCGAACCAAAACCCCTACATTTTCCGAAGAGAACGAAGGTCTCGATCCCCACGGAACAGACGGTTGGCGGGATTTCTTCCAAGGACACCCCAGGGAACCTCTGTGGAATCCCCTTCTTCCTCCAAAAACTAAAGAAGAAATCAACGATATTCGATTTAGAGACCGAGAAGCAGATAGGCAGAAAATGGTCTATGTGCTCGAACATGCTGCTGAAATATTTGAATCAGCGGGGCATGACGATCTGGCTGCTGAATGCGAAACGCTTTGTGAATTGGCTTACTTGGAGGACGAATAATGAGAACCGTTGCAATTTTTGCAATTTTTGTAACTGTGCTTCTGTTTTCAGGTTGCGCCCACTACGACCCTATCGTAATTGAGCAGCTATCCAACAAGACACAATATGCCGATGAAATCACTGAGGACATGTGCGAAGATTTCTACACCGGTGCTAGAGCTTTTGCCGAAGGTCCTGAGAGGGCTTATCCGTGGTTTGGCAGAGCCCGAGAAATTGATGATGCGAATGTCGTCATGCGGAAGCAAGGGGTAGTTTGCTACTCGGCAGAAAGTCGAGAACTGTCAGACAAGGCAGCAGCAAGAATTCTTGAGGCGTTCAAGAGAACGTGGCGAGAAGCGGAAGGGGTGGCGAAATGAAGTGGTTTCTAGAGCTTATCAAAACGCTTATCGCATATTTTTCGGTGAAGTCCAAGGAAGCTGACAATCCGGTGACTGAAATCACGGACTTCCTGGGAGACAAGGCTGTTGATATGGGAGGTGTGACGGGAGCTTTGGCCAGCTTTGGTGCAGAGATTGGAGGTGCTGCAATAAACGAAGCTATTTCTTTCGTGAAGCAGCACCACAAGACACTTTTCAGCATGACGAAGAACGAATTCTCCTTTGTTTTCGAGAAAATATTCCGAAAAGGTGGAGAGTTTGACGAAGAGGCGTACAAAAGCCTCGTATCTTCGCTGGACGAAGAATCCCTAATTGCCGAAGCGGAAGCCAACGCAGACGCCATGGCTGGTATTAGAAAGCGCGTAGATGCCAAGAAAGAGATGTTGGGTGATCTGCTGCACACTATGTCCGTACTGGCTCGTTTCGCTCTTACAAAGGCGATCAGCATCGCTTCCCACGGAATTCTCTAGTCTTTCTTTCGCACCCTGGCCTTCTTAGGCTCCCTGCCGACGAACGGGTACCGCTTCAAGCGTTTCACTCGCTTGAGGAGTTTTCCTTTTTCGTCCAAAGACCCCTCCATCGAATACACAGCAATACCCAGGGCGTCTGCCTCGTGGATACTCAGGTGGGTGAAGTGCTCCTTCATGTTCTCCACCCGACCGTAGCGGCTGTTCAGATAGTTTTTCCATGACGCCGATGTGACAAGTTCGGTCGTAATTCCTCTACTGGAATTCACGGTACACAAGATACCCAGCATGATGTTGATGTATTCACCAACAGCACCTCCGGTGCCTCCAGGTCTGGCCATGAACCTCTCCGCCACGACCATATCTGGCTGGTGCTTCTCCAGCAGGTCGAAGTAGCGATTCCTGAAACCGTGAGACTCCTTCTCAAAAGCTGCCCTTTTCAGATCCTTGATGCAGGGGATATATCCAACTTCGAGAACTTTCATGTCCTCCATTACGGCGAATGCGAAGTTGATCTTACCAGGATCTAGTGCGAGAATTTTCATTTTGTCTCAAGTTTTAGATTTATGCGCCGATAACCGATACGGGGAATTTTGTCCTCGGTGTGGAAGCTTGGCGCTATACTAAAGATAACCCCCAGAGGGCTGGAGTCTTTGGTTACACATGTGGGAGGAATAATGTCAAGAAAATCAGCGGTTTATGAATTGGAGGAAATCCTGAGAAATTTGCCACAAATGTCTTCCGACGAGAGAGAGGAGGCAGTAAATCGGTTGTCTGATTTTGGCATTGAAACGCCTCCTGGGACAATTAGACGCCCAGGTGTGGAATGTCCTTTTACGCAAATGCAGGTCGTAAGTCCCTGTAATCTAAGCCGATGCAAGTACCACATTGATAACGAGTGGTCTCGAAACTGCCTTCTGGAGTATCTAGACGTGCAAGGGAGTGAGAGTTTAGCGGTCGAAGAGATCGCTTTTTTGTACAATACACCTACCGAAGAAGTGGAATCTGTCATAGAGGACGGAATGCTGCAACTACGCGAAAACTCTACGGAAACTGTCGGTATCACTGGAGGCTTTGAGAAGTACGAAATTCCCGAAATTCGAGCAAACGTGAACGAAGATGACAACTTTGTAATCACTGCTGGCACTTTGGCACCGTCTTTTCTGTCGAAGGTCAATCCTGTCCTAGAAAATTCAGCACCAGCCGAACTGGTATTCGCCCACCCAGCCATTAGAATTTTAGGTGTACTCGACACAATTATTAGCGAACTTGAGTAATAAACGACCTTATTATCTACATGTAGGAGTCCAACGCACACTTGCGGGGAGAGAACTGTATGTCTAACAACGACGACTCGGGTCAGCGGGAACAGCGAATGCTGGCTCGCCTTCGCGGTAAGATGCAAAGCAAGGTAGGCCACCGTGCTGATCTTTACCTTGGAGATTACCGAACCATCAACCAAACCACAGCTCAGATTCTCATTGGCTTTGGAGAACGATTTGGCATTCCCACGGGAAATGACATTTCGGAGTACATGGTCAAGAGCTTTGCAGGACAAATTGTCCCGCAGATGGCAACTGCCAAGGTCCACGCGGACATCGAAGCAGTTTCTCTCGTAGCTGAGATCTACCGCCCCACGCGCCGACTGGAAGACAGCGGCTCAATGACAGCCATCGCGAGTACCCAGTACGTTGATTCCGACATGGGAGAGACCTGGGAAGTGATGGGTGACGAGCAGACTAAGTATCTTGCTCGTGTCATGCGTGATGACATAGGAGCGATTCTTCAGGAGCGCCGAAACCGAATGACTTCACAGTATTCCGGTAAGGTATGTCTTGCCAACGCTCTTTCTGCTGGTATTAATCAGGTAGAGAAGGGGGCGTTGGTACGCTTCTATTGGAATAGCTCAGTCCTACAGGGCGAGGTGACCCAGATCCAGGAGAAGGGCATCAAGATCAATGCCGAGGACGGAGGCACCTTCACGGTACCTCGCGAGGCGGTGACTGAAGTTCTTCGCTGGAGTAGCCAGACCGAGAGCAATTTGAAGGAGAAGCTTGGAGACTACTTCGAGGAAGCTTACGGATTCAAGGACTACGGTCAGCAGATAGCAAGAGACCTGAACGGAAAATTCAGGTAATCAGCACAATAAACGAGATGGGCAACATCCCTGGGAGAACACTGCTTGTCCCGCCCTGTTCGTGTACAGGTGCGACAAACAAGCAGCCTAGGAGTGACAATGCCTAAACGTGCTCTGCCCCAGCCTCCCAGAATGGAAAAGATCACCCCTATCGAACGGGTTCCCCAACTGGACTCTCCCGACGAAGTGACTCCAATTGATAGAATAGATCGTGGCGACCAGCGCATAGGAGATCGTCCTAAAAAGGATGACTCTTTGCGAGGACAGCCCGGCGGTGAGTTCATTTCCCCATATATGCACCGTGGACGCATGGACCCGTCTCGCCAACGTAGAGAAGACACAGAGCAGAAGGATGAGCTGGGTGACTTGACGCAACATAAGCGTGATTTGGACGAGCAGTTTCGCAAACTAAGCGAGCAACGTCGCGCTATCGACGACCAGATCAACGAGATTCGTAATCGAGATACTCGTATCAATCCGTACAATGTGAATTCTCATGTAAGAGAAACTGTAAAATCCATCATTGCTGACTTGCGAAATATGGAACAGTCTCCCTGGAGTGGTCAGCTTAGCACGCAGCGAGGATATTCCCCGTTGCATACTCTTTTCAACGACCAATTCAGTGTGTCTGAAGAGGAGGAGCCCGAAAATGAGTTACTTCTTGACGACTGAGGACGTTAAGAATGGGCGCAAAGCCATCCTTAATGGCAAAATTGTAACGCCTATTGAACTTGGCGGACGCGACGTAAAATTGGCGGAAGATGGTAAATGGCATCCCCACATAAATCTAAGGCCGCTTACAGAAGACCAACTTCGCAACGAACTTATTGCGGACATGTCTATTTTGGTTGAGGGTAAAAGCATTTCTACCATGAAGGCTAAAGGTAAGGGTGTGGAGTTCGTTTTGAACGACAATACACGAGTTGGTCTCACTCTTACGTCAGGGGAAAACCTAGAGCTGTACGTAATAGATTCCGACGGCCAAAGGATACTGTAAATGCCCAGACCCAAAAGAATGTCCAAATCGGAGGACGCTGCTTCGGAAGCCCTTTTAGACGATCTTACCAAAGCTGGACGAGAAAAGGAAGACAGGGACGAACGTAATGATGACCCGTTTCTAGACGCTGACGGGGATCTTCGAGTCGTTCCTACAATGGTAGATTTGTCATCTCTGGTTTCGGACGATGCTTCTATCAACTCCTTGCCGTTCAAAGAAGTCCTTCGGCGAAATCTTCAGATTACACTTAGGGCGACGGAGATGGCGGAGATAGCCTATCACGCTAATCCGCGCCAGGGAACAGCCACAGCTCTGACACAGATGCAGAATATGACTAGAGAACTGGTGAAGTCTATCGAGGAACGACAGGACCCAATGGATTTGGCGAGTGAAGTTGAAGAAGCTGTAATTCGTCCCATGATTGCGGAATTCATCAAGATCCTAACGTCGGAGGCCGAAAGAAAGAGATCTGCTCTTATGGCAATTACACCAGCAGAGAATGCTGGTGTAGTCACACACGAGATGCGCGACTTGCTGTCTGGTATTCGAGGCGGAATGGACGAAGCTTACGACGATGGTCGCCGACGCCTCGAAGACCTTCTGTGCTCCAAGATTAAGAAGAGCAAATAATATGGCAAGGGCTGTCTCAGAACAGTGGTCCCCGTCGAGCATGATTGAAGAAGCTTTGGCTTCCGATCTCGATCCCGGTATTTTCTCCACCATTGACGAGGGTGACGTAGCCAAATCCCCTAACTTTTTAGATTTCTGCATCAACAAGAAGTTCCTAAACGTGTTGCCGTATCCCAGACAGATCGAAGTAGGTCTTTCGTTCTTCGAGGAGTATTGCCCGGAGTGTTCTAATCCTGATTGGGTTCACGGAGAAGAGCGCGACCTAGACCTGTTCGATCAGCCTATGGGCGAGATCCTAGAGAATGTCAAGCTGCTGAAATTTGGCTTGTGCCCTAAGTGTGGCAAGAACCGAAACGATTTCGTTAAACAGGGATATTTCCACAACCCTTACGAATTGGCAGGCTGCGCCGGACAGCGCTCTGGAAAGTCTGCCGTTGTGGCAATGGTTGCAGCCTACATTCTGCACCGATATCTTTGTATACCTGATCCTATTCGTACTCTAGGTCTATTGTCATCTTCCCAGCTATACATGTCCATGACCGCTATTTCTGCCGGTCAGGCTGAAGCCTCTTTGTGGACGCCTTTCAAAGAGTATGTCGATCAGGCACCCTGGTTTGTAGAATACCACAAGCTACTGGCTGACACTGGAGAACGTCTTGGTACGGAACTGCTTCACAGACCAAGAACGTTCCTCGTGTACAAACACAAACGCATCGCGTGCATGTACGAGGCTCCCAACAAGCGTCGCCTTCGTGGTAAGACTAGGTTTTTTACCGCAATTGACGAGATCGGATGGATGGAGGCAGATGCCGCTAAACAATCGGTAACTATGTCTGCTGATGAAATTTCCGCTTCTCTGGATAACTCTTTGCGAACTGTTCGTTCCATGGTTGAAACGCTTAGAGCTAAGAGGAGTCTATTCAATCTGCCTGATGGTTACGCCTGCAACATATCCAGCCCTTCAGATAAGAACGACCGCATTATGCGATCTGTGCGAGCTGCACGAACCAACAGGAAGATCTACGCCTACCACTATCCTACCTGGGAAGCTAATCCCTTCATTTCTCGTGAAAGCTTACAACCAGAGTATGACAAAAGCAAAATGGTAGCCGAAAGAGACTTTGGCGCTGTACCTCCTTTGGCAAATGACCCGTTCATTGACAATCCTAACTGTGTTGATCTAATGATTAACCCAGAACACAAGCACAACCTGATTAGAGTCAAGATGGAATATAACATCGACGATTTTGGAAACAAGACTAAGTATGCTAAGGTAGAGATTCCACACATCGACAAACGCAAGCCTAGAATGCTGTTAGTAGACGCTGGCGAGAAACGCAACCATTTTGCTGTTATGTTGATGACCTGGGATGCAAAGATGGATCGCCCGAGAGTTGATTACGTATTTGACGTTCCGCCCGAGGAAGGTATACCAATTAACTTCGCTCTAATGTGGGAGCATTGTTTCAAGCCACTGGTTAGCGGATTATTAATAAAGCACATGTTCTCGGACACATGGAATAGTACAGACTTGGTTCAAAAGCTTCGACAATACAAAGTCATGTCTGAGCAGTATACACTGAAATTTATGGATTTGGTAGAGATCGCTGCACGTTTGAGTTCTGGCGAACTTATTCTGCCAAAGCCAGAGTTACCCGTAGAAGATTTGCGAATGACTTACGAGAACCCTATAGAATTTGTGGACGGCAAGCCAATTCTTGGACTGATCTTACAAATGCTGACTGTACGACAGGTTGGACGAAGAGTGACAAAACCGCTAAATGGCGAAGATGACATGTTCCGCGCACTGGCTTTGGGAATGTACCATATCGCCAGACCAGAGCTGAAAAGGATCTATTCTATAGAGGCAGCGGGCGGCGCAGGCGGCAACCTGGGGGTTATCTCTAGTAAGAGCAGAGGGTCTAGCGGAATTGACCCGAGAAAAAAAACATCTGGCGCTAATTTAGCGACTAAGCGCGGCTTTCGTGGCCGTTAGGGGGCTTTCCATGGACGATATCGTATCCAGAGTGGCGCAAAGACTAAAGCTTTCTTTGGAGCAGACTCGAAAATTGCGCACCACTGCGCAGGTTGCTGGTGCTGATTCCGAGAAGAAAGTAGAGGCTGTTTTGGCGGGAATTCGGCGAGGAGAAGCTAATGTGGTAAAGGCAAACAACGCTCTCATTCGCCCAGTAGAGTATCCGTCTCGCGTGGATGAATGTCCTATCTGCTACGCCCATATGACCCCTGTAACCATCGCTGGAGCAAGGCCCGCGTTCTTTTGCCCAGTCCACAACGTCTGCATGCCGACAGTTGAGTAATCATGAAATTTCACTTTGGACAAGGACGAGCCAGAACGCCTCACGGTAGCCCCGGGGGGCGTATTGGTAAGACCAAGACCACTGCCAAAACTAAGGTAACTGCCAACATTGGCGGAAGCTTCGGCTCGCCCGGCGGCGGCGGCGGGGGTGGCGGCTCTGGCGGCGGCGGGGGTGGCAGTTCTTTCGGTCACGGGGGCGGAAACTACGATATTTCTCGCTTTAACCCTGTTCATGACAGTCTTGAGATAGGATCGGTAATTGAAGATTGGATGCCCAGAGACCAAACAGGTCTCAACCAATTGTGGCGTCTAATCTATCTACGGGACGCCATTGTCGGTCCGGCAGTAGATCTATATTCCAATCTGCCTTATTCCGAATGCCGTTTGACGGGTATTGACGACCCTGCCATCATGCAGGTATACAAGGATACCATGGAGCGGCTCGACATCGTTACGATGATGCCGGAGTTGGTTCGAGAGTTCCTGATGATTGGGCGTTTCTGCTCATCTTTGATTTTCGATCGTCGTTCTGGCGTTTTCACAGACTGGACAACTCACGATCCAGACTTCCTGCGCATAGAGCCTATTCCGGTTCGTGGATTCGATCCTAAGATTGACCTTGTGGCGTCTCCTGCTCTGAAGAACTTCTTGCATTCTATGGACCCGAGAGACGTTAACGTTCGAGACAGCCTACCTCCCGAGTTCTTCGATGAGTTTGAGAAGACCGGAACGTATAAACTGAATCCATTGAACACTCTGTTCGTACCTCGTCGGGCTAACCCCTATGATTACGTTGGAACTTCATTCCTTACACGCATTGTTAGCTTCTGGGCTCTGGAGAAGTCTCTAATAGAAAGTACGGTAACCAACGCGAGAAGGCGCACTCGCTCTATTCTGCACATCACAGCCGGTCTGGACAACCTTTGGGAGCCAACAGAAGACGAATTGGAAGCTATCTCAGGTCTATTCATTCAGGCGGATGAAGATCCTGTAGGTGCTGTTGTTACAACTCGAACTGGTGTTGAGACCAATGAAGTAAAAGCGGGAGCAGATTTCTGGAAGCTTTCTGATGAATGGGCCTTCCTCACGGAAGGAAAAATGAGGGCCCTTGGAATTTCAGACGCCTTCCTTTCCGGTGATGCCTGTGTTTCTGGAGACACGCTTGTTCAGACGGACAAAGGTCTAATCGAGATTGAGAAAATCGGCGATGTTGGAACAAACGAAACTGAAGATCGCTGGGGGACCTGGAGGGAGATAGACGGGCTTAGTGTAAGTTCTCACAACGGGCCATCTAAGGTCGTTAAGTGGCTTGATAACGGTGTAAAGCCTGTTTTGAGAGTGACTAACGCCATTGGAAATAGTGTAGAAGTTACTGGTAATCATCCAATGTGGGTTCTTAGGGATGGGGCTTTTGAAATGGTTCGAGCTGACTCTTTGAGTGTTGGCGACCTCTTGTGCTCTACCACTAAGCCTTACACAAGAAGTGTAGAACTAACCCTAAAGCTATCCAACCCCGTCAATGTTTCTCACGGCGGTCAAAGAAAAGTTGTAAAGAAGCCTGAGACAATGACCCCAGAGCTGGCGTTCTTGTTGGGTCTTGTTGTTAGCGAGGGCTCTATCCTCCCAAAGGCAAGTCAAGTAAGATTCTCCAATAGTAATACTGAACTGCTATCGGTCTATGACAGCCTCATGTATAGTGTTTTTGGTTTGGGAACTAAGATTTATCTTACCTCCGGTAAGTATGATACATGTTTTGCCCCTACTAAGAAGTGCTACGACTCTATAGTGTGCAGCAAAACTCTCGTAGAGTGGCTAACTGAGCTTGGTTGCTACTCAGGCGGGAAGCTGAACGGTAAGAGCGCCTCCTATCACAAAATAGTTCCGTGGTCTGTGCTACAAGCAGACCCAAGTTCACAGATGGCGTTCGTCGCTGGGTTCTTGGAGGGGGATGGAAATGTAAACCTATCCAGAAAGTCTGTCCAGTTTATCTCGTCAAGCCATAAACTCGTGTTACAGATGAACTCTATCCTCGCCTCTAACGGTATTGCTTTTGGCGTTATTCAGCCCCATGGCGAGAATTGCTACAGACTTGTTTTGGGTCCGAGAGACACCAACGAACTGGTATCGTTGATTCCAGATCGCTTCCGTGAGCTTCCTAAAGTGTCCATAGCATCTGAAATGTCTTCTGGCGCGGTTTCTGGTTTTGGGGCGCCTTGTGAATACGTTTCTGGGATATACAAAACCACTACTCGAAAGAAGTTCAATTACTCTGCCGTTTCTTATGAGGATTTGGAAATCTGTGAAGATCGTTCTGCTTTTTGCGCGGACCTGATTAGTAATCGGTATTTCTTTACCCCTGTAGAAAGTATCGAAGATGTTGGAGAGAAAAACACTTATTGCTTGACTTTGGAAGATGGCTCCGAGCACCTTTTTGCGGCTAATTCCATCATGGTTTCCAATACGTATAACAACATGGAAACAGCGCTCTCAGTGTTCATGGAGTCCTTGCGGACCCTGAGAGCTTATATGGACCGAAGAGTTTTTTACGAGAAGATCTTCGCCACTATTGCCAGAGTACACGGTTTCACCAAGCCCGGTTCCAGGAGCCACGGCAGAGGACCTCGCAGAGGCAACACGGTAAATTGGAAACAAGCGCACGAGATTCCCAGAGAAGATCTCTTGATGCCAAAGATCGTATGGGATAAGAAGCTACAACCTGAAGGCGACATGAACTTCCTAGAGATGCTTCAATCCGTTGACGAAGCAGGCGTTCCCGTCACCTTGAAGCAATGGGCCTCTGGTGCCGGTCTGAATCTCGAAGAGATGATGGAAGAGCTGGGAGAAGATTCTCGATATCGCACCCGTATAGCAGAGTGGCGCAAGCAATTCACAGGCGATCAAGCCCTAGAGCAGGAAGTCATGTCCAGCTTGGGGCTTCGAGCAATCCCTGTCTGGGATCGAAATAATAGGTTCTTGAGCCTTTCTTCCGACGAAGCTCTAGATATTATCGAGCATTTTGTTGAGAACAAGCGCAACCTTTCCAAACTCAGTAGTCCCGGAGAAACCTTACGCACTATCAGCGGTATGGTAGATGGAAACCCAGTGAAGACAGAGCTTATGGCTTATCTTCTAAGACGGCTTGGCGTTTCTACTGTCCTCCCAATGGAGGAATCCACCTATGAGTCCATCTCTGAGCACCTGTTCAAGATTGGAACAGAAACGGAAAGCAGCAAGAAAAAGAAGGCCGTACACGCAGAATTTGAGACGTTGGCCAAGATGATGTCACCAGAGTTCTCTACTGACGAAAAAGAGAGTCTTCTATCGAAGGCAGGAAAGGACGTTAGCCCGTTCTCCCCCTCAGCCATAACGGGGATATAGCATGCAGCCGAAACATTACAGATTCGCTAATCTCGCTCCCGAGTTGTCTACCAAGATGTTCGAGGACCATTGGAAACTTTACGAGATGTCCGTGAATAAATTGAACGACACTATGGGCAAGCTCTCTAATCCGTATGATCCCGAGAGACTTAGGTCAGCATCCAACACTTCTGGAGAATGGCGGGACATAGAAAACGATAAGACATCCCTATCGAACTCTGTCATGCTACACGAGCTGTTCTTCGAGAACATTATATTGCCGCCTAAGAGTGCTCCAATGCCTGCCGGTTCGCAATTTACTTCTTTGGTACAATCCCAGTTCCCGCACGTAAAGGCTACTGATTTTTGGTCGCATATTGTCAAGCCTACGGCACAGGCGGCTCGCGGGTGGTGCCTTGTTGGTTGGGACACTGTAGGTGGCAAACTAGACGTTACTATGATGGATAACGACGCTGGACCGTGTTTGGTAGGTCTGTGGCCTATTCTGGTTATTGACTGTCACGAGCACGCATACGCCCAGCAGTACGGAATTGATAAGGGTACGTATCTTGAACACATAGCCAAGAGCATCAACTGGAGCATCATTGAGCACAGAGTTGGAGTCATCCAAAATGCTTCTGAGCTTATGCGAACAGCTATTCCCGAGCAGGCAGAAGATTACGTAAGAAACCTGCTTAGTGAGCAGAGAGATGATTTTGGTTTCCCTGATGAAAACTTCTATAACGAAAATGGCGGACCGCATGTTGAAGGGTTAGATTCCAGAAATGAAAAGTCTATTTCTCCCAATCCCAGAGTACAAAGCTCTGTTGAGGGAGGAGTAACGAGAGCTGATCTGGAAGCTGCACGAGATAGAATTAAAGCATTAGCCAAAATCACTTTCAAGTCTGAAGACGAAATGTTTGACGAAGAAGTGCGCGGTAAGAACGCGCGTTTCCGAGAGAGTCTCTGGGAAAAGCTTCGAGAGGACGAGTAATGAGCAATCAATCTGACAGCATCAAGAAAATTACTGCGTTGGCGGGATCGGCTATCGTACACGGCTTTGCGGAAGACATCGTAAAGCTGAACGAGGTGTTGGCTTTCGACATGCGCTTTAACCTACGTCACCCCAAGCTAGCTGCTATCTACATGCTTGAAGTGCCTATCAATGGATGCAATTTCGAGGTAGTTAAGCGGGATGGAAAGCGCTATCACGTAGGCGGAGACATTGCAGGAAAGATTCTGGGCGAAGAGAAGGCATACATGTCTACTCTGGAGAACGTTGCCACGCAAGCCAAGGAGCAGGCTGGTCTCATCAAGCAGTTCTGTCGTAAGTGTGACTTGTTCAGTCAGCTATACCCACAAGAGGCCCAAGAACAGGCACATAAAGATCGAGCTAAGATGATGGAAGATTCTTACCTGCAACAGGCAGGAGGGGTACTGTCTCGCCTTGCTAAGGCTGACCAAGCAATGCCAGAAATGCCTGCCAATCCCGCCAAGCCGTCTCCGGTTTCGGCGGCTGTTGCCGATCGTTTACGTTCGAAGCTTCGAACCAACTGCGAAATACAATACACAGTAGCACAGACCCATATTGGAAAGTGGCTGGATTTCCTCAACAGTAAGAGGGGTCAAGTAATCAGTAAGACAGAGAATTTTCGAGACTCCGACCCTACTGGAAGTCTTAAGTTTGAAGCCCGTGGTGGAAAACTAGCTCTTTCTCGCGATGGCGAGCTTCTTGGTGAGTGGGACGATTACGGACAATGTTATGCTTTCATGCGCCTGGGAGCTAATACACTTCCGAATGTGGTTCTGCCTTTGACAGAACAGTCTTACGAGCGCACTATTTCAAGTATCCCTGTGAACGAAGAAGTGTTGCGCAAAGCGGTAAGTTCTCAAGTTAATCAAAAGATCTGCACAGCTTCTCTGTGGGAAAGGCTGAATTCGTAGCTTATATTCTAAGTACCGGCCGTTAGGAGGGAAAATGGCAGAACATTCACCCCATATTGTACACGGCTCCGTTGTTTCGGCGGAGCACAAGGTCGAAGCACGTAATAAGTCCTACCAGTACGACAAAGGTAGGGGCGTAACTGCCAGTGTTCTAGAAGGCAAGGAAATTTCCAGCAATTTCAAGCGAGACATTGATGTTTCTTGGCTTCAGGCTGCTGCGGACACTTACAAGATCAGCGGAGACATCAACGACTACGTAATTGTTGACATTCCGTCTGTGACGATTGATATCCCGAACCGGAATCTTCAGGCGTTCCCCTACGAAGAGGTTTCTTTCTTCGACAACATGCAAGGTTCGCTGGTTTATCAGACCTTCACAGGACGCCCGACGCACATCGACCACAAAAACTCTGACCCACTGGAGGCTAAGGGCGTTCATTTCGACTCTACCCTCCAGTTTGTGCCAGCGTACAACGTATGGAAGATTAGGACTCTTGCTGGTTTCGACCGCACAAAGGACCAGAAACTTGTAGCAGACATCCTGTCGGGTCGCCGAAACGGCTACTCTATGGGTGCTTTGGTGCAGAACTTCGTGTGCTCCAACTGTGGCGAGGTCGAAGTCATCAAGAAGCCATGTCGGTGCATGGCAATGGGTAAGGGATCTATCGTGGATAGTCGACTTGTCTATCAGCTTTGCGCTGGCGTGCAGTTCTTTGAGCAGAGTTCCGTAGAGGACCCGGCAGATCCGACAGCCTTGTCAGATTCTATCCGGTAGCATGTTATGGGAAAGGGACCTACACGAAGACAAGGCAGCGGACAGAAGACTCCGAAAATCTCTAAGGATCTTCGACGAGCCAGTCGTGAAGTGCATAAGGATGTGAACCAAAATAGTGCCGGACCACAAAGCAGTAAAAAAGGCGGAAAAGGTTATAATCGTAAGGAAAAGCACAAGACGGATCACACAGTCAGTGAAGAGCTTACACAAATAGACGAAACTTATCGAGGTGTAGGATTTCCTATGGCTGAGCTATTGAGCTGGCGTACTGACGTTTCCGAGGCCCGACCGTGCGAAGAGGGAGAAGATCCCAAGATTGGCAAATGCAACCCGAACACAACACCCGATAACCAGGGTTGGATGCAAGATGACCAAAACGAAATCATGTTGGACGATGAGTACGTTCCTAATGACCAGTTGTTAAATTTGATTGATAGCCCTAGCGAGTATACCGCACCTCTTCCTCCACAGTGGCAACGAGGCGGAGACAGAGACTACTACGAGAGAACTATGATGGGAAGTGTAGCAGCAAAATTGAATTGGTCTACGCACAAGTCTGAAACTTTTGACGACACCGGCGAGCACGGCGAGCACGGCGAGCACCCGGCTTGGGGTCTAAAGTCAATCATAGACAGGGGCGTAAAGACACACGAGAAACCCAAGGGCGCTAAGCGCATTGAAGACGCCGAAAACAGTGTTACGAAGCGCAGCATTCCCGGTAAGTCTTTCAAGTCCTATTCTATGGTGGGAGAATTTAACTGGTAATGTATACTAAGAAGCTAGCAGAATCGCTTAACTGGAAGGTCGTTGGTTACGGTCACGGAGGGTACCACTATAACCCACATGTTTCAAAACCCGTTGCCCTCGAACCTATCGGTGAAGAAGGTGGTTATTCATATTTCGGTCCGCCCCCGGATGGCGGCTTCAGTTATGGATTGTTCTCTGACGGAGAAAATACCATCTCTTCGCGCATGACTAGCGAGATTTTCAGCCCGCTAAACGGTAAGCCCATGAAATACCAAGGGCCTATCTCTTACGAGGATGTACAGAAGGCTCTGTCTACCTCTAAGTTCTCGAAATTGCTGCATTCTTGCGATTCTTGTGCCTTTTCCTATATAACGTCTTCGGATCACGCCAATAATTGTCATTGCCCTGCTTGCGGTGCTCTAAGTGATTATGGAAGCGCTTTGATGCGCGGTAGAAAAAACAGAGGATAATTCATCCTTTTGAGTGGTTATATATATGTTACCAGCAGCAAAATCCACCTGCTATGAATAAGGCTCGGGTGTGGGTCCATTGATTCCTCATCTAATAAACAGCGATCCCGAGCCCAGAGAACCAAAGTTCTAAAAAGAGGATATTCAAAATGGATTTGAACAAAGTACGTAAGGCTCTTGGCCACAAGGCAACAGCCGGTGATCCTGGCGCTCTTGATCCCGCAGTCGGACCCGGCGGCGGCACGCACGATACTGATGTCGAGATTGCAGACGACGTGGTAAAGCTGGTTGACACCAACTCCCCCGACACGCCTGATCTCGAAACCCGAGCTTATGAGCAGGGTTCTAACGAGGAAGCTGGCGAAGTTGGTCCTCCTTACGACGGTAAGCCCGCCGTAGAAGGCAACCCAGAGATTCCTGAGACCCTGGCTGCTGCCGACGATGACGCCGGTGAGCAGCAGAAGAACAATGGCGGCGGTGGCCCCAGTGTTCAGCTTCCCGACACACTAGAGGAGGAGCTTTCTGTGGCCCCTAAGGACCCGCACGCTTCTGTACACGCTCTTACGACCGACGACATTGCCGACCTACGAAAGATCATGGCGGAAGACGCTGATGCCAACATCGAGAAGGCAGTCAAGGTTCTTCAGTGGCTCGACCGAAACCCCAAGCACGCACAGCGCAAGCAGGTTCGTGCCGGTCTTGACGCATGGAAGCCCACCCCTGAGGCAGCTCGTGAGGCCCAGGCCCGTTACGGGTTTGCCTATCTTCACACGGCTGAGGCCGCTGCTCCCGAGAAGGCTGAGCAGACGACCAAAGTTCTTTCTTGGCTCAAGAAATTCGTCACGGCCCGCAAGATGACGATTGCTAAGAACTTCCTGAACAGTGCTGAAGCCAAGTCAAACCCGAAGCTCGCCAAGCAGATCAAGGCGTGGTATGTACAGGCTGTCGATCAGGTGAACGAAAACAAGGAAGAGGTAGGCATTGACGACATCACCTTGTATGGACCCCAGAACGGTTCCCCGTCCCACAAGCCCGCCTCTTCTGACGATGGTTTTGAAGAGCCCAAGGTTGTAAGCCTGGACGACGTTCCCTTCCTTGACCCGGAGCGTCACCCTGCTCAGGCAGGTTCAGAGACGGACGAGCAGACTGGTTCTCCCTCGGTAGATAGCAACGCTGTCGATTCTGATTCTTTTTCCGCCAAGGATGACGATCGAGCCAAGGAGAGCAACACACCTACTGCTGCACGTAAGAAGGCTACAGCAATGCCTCCAGTGGACCCGATGGGGGGCCCTGCTCCTGTAGAGGCTCCTCCGGTTCCTGGAATGCCAGACCCGACGGCCGATCCGCTTGGACTTCCCGAGGCTCCAGTCGATCCTCTAAGCATGGAAGCCCCACAGGAAATGCCACTGGGTGACGAGATGGTACCTGGGATTCCTCCGGTTCTGCCGGAAAACGAGCCCGAGATTCCGTCTGAAGGCATGGGTATGCCGGGTGGCGATCTCGGCGGCGGCGCTCCGGCGCCGATGGCTCCGGCTGCCGGTCCCGATGCAGGTATGGAACAATCACTCGAAGAGTGGCTCCAGCAGGAGCTTATGGAGCCTCAGCACGGTATGGACCCAGCAGAATCCGCTCATGTAGAAATGCTCTCGAATTTCGAGGACATCGGTATCGTCGCAGCAGAGGACGTAGTAATGTCCCTCTACAACGCCGATCAAGACAATCCGCACTGGAACATCGACATCAACGGCCGCCCCGTCGCCCGAGTCGAGCTTGCTTCTCAGCCGAAGCCCGAAGAGGTACGCTCGACGTTCCTTTCCGGTCCTTACGCTGAGAACATCGCTCAGGCAATGGCAAAGGTCGGAGTTGTTGACGTTCTGAGTGCCATCAACGCAAAGCCCTACGCCGCAAAGATCGAAGCTGGTAAGTTGGCTGAGAAGATTCGCGCTAAGGTAGAAGCAGAAATGGACGAGAAGTTGGCTGAAGCAGTCGGCAATCTCCGTGACCGCTTCATGGCCGCAACACGAATTGCTCTAGCCGGTTACAACAACAACTTCTTCCGTGGCGAGGATCATCAGCTCAAGGCTGCGCTCTGGAGTGAACTTGGACGCATCGGCGTCCGAGACGCTGCTGGGCTCATTGAGGCCAGTTTCGAAGAGGGTTCCGTACCGTTCTTCGCTGCTGTTCTTGCCAAGGCTGAAGAACTCATGGACCTGCCTGACGAAGCGCGTGACGCAATCGCCAAGGCAATCCCTGAGAGCAACTCCCTAGTTGAGGCGAGTGCCTCTACCGGGAACCGACTTCCCATGCACGAAGACTTTGCTTCGCAGCTCGAAGCGGGGAACATGCCTTTCACGAACCCGGCTTCGCCGGTGAAGGCTTCCCGCGACGATGTGACAGCATCTCTTCGACAGCGGGTTCGATTGTCAACCTTCCGGTCCAGCTAAGCTAGACCACAAGACAAAAGGAAACTAAACAATGTCTTTCGACCTAAAGCGATCCCACTTCAGCATCGTGCTGGAGAAGCCAGTCCAGGCTGGTTCTGTCATCACCGAAGAAGGTGTTCTTCTTCAGTCGGTTCTTGACGCAGCAACCGGCGCCGAGGCAGTAATTCCTGCCACTAACGACGCCTCTCTGTTGATTGCCGGTTTCGCAATTCGCGATAACGCTGACAACGCCACCACGTCCGAAGTAGAGAGTGTGACGGTTCCGTCCACGGCTCCCTACGAGGTACAGCTCCGTAACAACAACCTTGTTTCGGGTGACGGTACCGGTTCCACGGCACAGCTAACTGCCATGGACGGCTCGACCAAGATGGACAACATTGACGTAGGCGCTGCCGTATCCGGTGACGTAAACGTAAATGTTTCTACTGGTCTTCTGGCCTTCCACTCGGACGAAGCTGGTAAGACGATTGTCGTAATCTATCGGTACAACCTCACGGTTGCTGAGGCTCGACTCAAGTTCTACCAGCGCAACATCAACAACGAAGCTTCCACTCTGTTCAGTCAGGTTGGCGTCGGTCACGGCGTCGGTGAAATCTTCACCGACCAGTTTGACGCTGCTGTAGACTGGAGTGCTGCTCCGGGAACCATCCACTCGGGTGACGCCGGTATCCTTACGGGTTCTGGTGGTACTGCTCTTGACGCTCGCGTCGTCAGTGTTCCGAACGTGAACAACCCGCTTCTGGGTGTCGCCTTCAATATCGGCGGCAACTAAGAAGTAGCATGACAGCGGGACGGTCGGAAGGCCGTCCCGCTTGATACACCTTTACCTCCCCTGAGCGGGGGAGGCTGATTTATCTCGGATTACCTGAACGCTCACGGTGTAAAGAACTCCAGTTATTATTCACTCTTGGACTACAATAGGAGAAAACAAATGTCTAAGAATCCCTATCTTGCTCGCCCGGCTTATGTCGGTCGCAACGGGGACGCGCTCACGGACGGTGGCCACAAGGCTGGCCGAACGACCCGAGCAGGCACCGTGATTCAGTCAAACACTGAGTCTGCCGTTGCAGGTAATGGCGAGATCAACGCAGGAAGTAAGCGTGAACTGATGCAGGCAATTAGCTCGCTTCAGCGCGCAGTAGCCGTCGGTGATGTCCGACAGGCTTCAGCTCAGGAGCAGTACGGCGATGTCGTTTCTGCTCGTCGTGAGCTGGTCGAGGCTGCCTACGCCGACAAGAACGGTGAAGGTTGGCAGGTTCTCGGCGAGGTAATCGGTGAAGAGATCTGGGAAACCCTGGGTCGTGAAGGCTTCGCCCGTAAGACCCTTCTCATCAAGCCCCTTGGTAAGGGTGAGACTGGTCGATTGCGCGTCCGACGCAAGGATGTAATTTCGTTCTTCGCTACAAGCGATCCGAACGTCATTGCTTCCTCGGTTCGCCAATACTACATCTACCCGCCCGAGTTCTACATGATCGCGCACATCACGATCGAGGACAAGGAGATCGAGCAGGCTTCTGGCGATCTTCTGGACGACAAGTACCAGGACGGTCTTGAGCAGATCATGGTCAACGAGGATAACGTGTGGCGTAACCTAGTTAACGCCGCAGCCGGTGCCTCCAACGACCTGTTCCTGTTCAACACCTTCACGCCTACGGTGTTCTCCACCATGCGAACGCAGATCGCTCGGTGGGGTATCCCGGTAACTGGTGCGGTCATCGCGTTCGACCTCTGGGACGACATCATTGCTGACACCGAGTTCAGCACTTGGTTCGATCCGGTATCGAAGCACGAGATCGTTCTTGAAGGTAGTCTCGGCAGCATCCTTGGTGTTAACCTCATCACGGACGCCTTCCGCCACGATACCTTGCAGGTTCTACAGCCCGGCGAAGTTTACTTCGTAGGTGCTCCGCAGACCCTTGGTGGTATCACACAGCGTAAGGAACTTGCTACCGAGTCGATCAACAAGTACAACCAGGGCAAGCCGGAACGCGGTTGGTTTATGGAAACGATCGAAGGAATGAGTATTGTTAACTCTCGCGCCGTTACACGAGGTAACAGAGTCTAAGGATTCTGCTAACTTGTAGCTAAAAATTGCGCATTAGTTCAATTTTAGTTACGGCGATAGTTGAACATCTCGAAAAGAGGAGGCCGGAGGCAGTGCCTCCGGCCTCTTTTTGTTGCAAAAGACTAAAGCAATTGTATGAAAACGCTTAAGTTTTGTAAAGGATTTGCCAAAATCTGATTTCGGCAAACGTTCTGACAGACCTAGTGGACTGAAAAGCAGATGTCGGAAATGTATGAATTCCGATCTAAGGCAGAAGTACCAAGATCCTGAATTTGCTGCAAAAGATAGAGACAGATCCCTAAAATGGGCCAAAGACAATCCGGAAAAGCATAGCGCAAAGAATTTAAGATGGGCTAAAAGAAATCCAGAAAAAACAGCTAAGCAACAAAAGCGTTGGTACGAAGACAACAAAGAAAGAACCAGAGACAACCAGAGAAAATACGAATTAGAGAGATACCAAAGCGATCCTAATTATCGTCTCCGAAAACTGCTTAGAAACCGAATATACACAGCCTTAGACCTAAGACAAGACAAGAAAGGGCAGAAAGCTGGCTCAGCAGTAACAGACCTGGGTTGTTCTGTAGAGCATCTTATCTCTTGTTTAGAGGTGCAATTCACCCCGGAAATGAGCTGGGAGAATCACGGAACATATTGGGAAATAGATCATATTCAGCCCTTGGCAAATTTTGATCTTACAGACAGGAAACAATTTTTAGAGGCATGCCACTACACGAATTTGCAGCCTCTTAGTGTAGAAGAACACTTAAAGAAAAGCGCCCGGGAAGTTACAGTACGATGCAAAAATTTGACTGGTCAATAGAAGCTTTCAATCAGTTTGAACGCAAAAGCGACTCGTGGAAAGTTCGAATTGAAGAATCGGAAGACAAACTTTCAGACGCCGTTCAACTTCTTAAAGCTGTCAAGAAAATAAAGACACCTGATAACATTTCGGAACAAATCGAACAGATAAAAACAGAATTAAGTTCCACTTTGGACAAGCTTCGCACACTACGCACCAACATGAAATCCATGGTATAGGAGACCCAGAATGACACGGGCACAAAGACTTCTTACACTGGCCTACAAGGCCCACCAGCGCGGCGAAGAGGCAATTGCATCTCGCATCACTGCTTTCGCTTTTGCGGAGCCTGATTCAGCACAACTTTTCGAGAAAATCAATGCTGAGAAAGCCTCTGGGAAACTTACCGAGGTTGAGCGTGCTGAAGCTACGCTCCGGGCTGCTGAAGCCACTACCAAGGGTAGTATCTTTAGTAGTAAGGGAAGCGAGCAGCTACTCTCAATCGCGGAGAAGGCCCACAAGAACGGCCTTCCCAAGATCGCAGCAGCCATTGCCAACGCAGCCAAGTAATAGGTCTGCCACCCTAAAGGGAGACTACAATGTCTGATCCGACAGGTAGCGTAGGCGGAACATATGGCTCTGGACCGGGCTCGACCCCGGACGAACGTATCTTCCAAGGTATTGATACGCTCATTCGACTGGCCACTATTCAGACGGCTGTAGATAGGCAAATTGTCCTAGTAGAAGAAAACGGCTTGCTTTATCGTATGGATAAACAAGCCAGTGTTGCTGGCAGCAATGAAATTGCTGCGCCTAACGGGGGCGTGTGGAAACTTATCAACTTCGGTGGACTCCAGGGCAACACTGGTGAGACTGGACCCGCTGGCGCTCCCACAGGGGACACAGGTCCTCAAGGACAGACCGGAGAAACAGGTCCTATCGGGTCGCAAGGTATCCAAGGAACTACAGGAAATTCAGGTACTACCGGAACCACTGGCTCCACTGGCTCCATTGGTGCCACAGGTCTTGCGGGAAATACGGGAAACACTGGAACCACGGGGGCTGGAAATACTGGAGCCACAGGCCCGACTGGCGCGGGTCCCACAGGTGCCAAAGGAAATACAGGGCCAGCAGGATATCCCGGTACACCGGGCGGTCCTCCCGGACCCTCTGGCGCAACTGGACCTACTGGACCCGCTGGCGCTCCTACAGGACCTACGGGCCCACAAGGACAGACCGGAGAGACTGGTCCACAAGGAGATGTTGGTGAGCAAGGTGTCCAGGGCGTCCAGGGACTTACTGGCAATACCGGAGGAACTGGAGGCACGGGTGCTACTGGACAAAGTGGCAACACTGGTCCCAATGGAATCCAAGGTGAAACCGGAGCCACTGGAGGCACGGGTGCCACAGGACCGGATGCTTATACACCTAGTGAGACTACGGATTGGCTTGGAGCTGATCCTGCAACAATTACCGAGGCGCTTGACCGTCTAGCCGCAGCCGTGAGAGGTGGAGAGACTGGTCCAGTAGCTTAAAACAATAGAGACTTGAGGGCCGAAAACTAATGTCTCCATCCACAGGATCTTTTGATACCGAAATAGAAGCTTTAGGAGAAGCGGCAGAAATAAACACAAGTGGAGTAGCTTCTGAGACCACAACAGGTCAAAGAATTCACGAGTTTGTTGAGACCGTTCTTGCCTTACAGCTTTTGCAGGATCAATACGATGGACAGATCATTTCTGTTCGTGACAACCGAACTATCTATGCGTTCGATCGCAATGCCACGTCTGGAGACGTGCCTGCCGCTGTGGGCGGATTTTGGCAGATTACCGGAGTCGTAGGTCCACAAGGTGATTTAGGTCCCACAGGGCCCGCTGGAGCCCCCACAGGGGAGACAGGAGAATTAGGTCCCACCGGAGCCAATGGTAACACTGGCTCTACCGGAGCCACAGGAGCCACAGGATCGGGCAACACGGGCGGAACGGGTTCTACTGGTGCCACGGGTCCGGCTGGTGCTCCAACGGGCGTTACGGGCGAAACTGGAGCCACAGGGCCCCAAGGAGACGTAGGTCCAGCCGGTGCCACGGGCGAAACTGGTGAGGTTGGCCCTACTGGACCCTCTGGTGGTCCTGTTGGTCAAACCGGGGAGACTGGCCCCACTGGAGCCGGTCCTACAGGCTTTACTGGTGCCACAGGTCCTACTGGAGAGCTGGGCCCCACGGGACCCGCTGGAGCCCCAACGGGGCAGACCGGAGAGACTGGTCCAGAAGGTCCAATTGGTGAAACAGGCCCCGGTGTTGCCCAGTTTGAGGGTGTTCGTGTAGAGCGGGCTATCTCAAATCTTGCACTCGTTGCCAACACCCCAATCAATATTCCTTGGGATACGGAAGTCTACGATGAGGGTACAGCGCAGTTCTGGACGGTGGGCGATTCCGATTCTGTTTATGCCATTAAGACTGATAAATATCGAATAACATCAGGGATTCGTTTTACGGCTGTAGCTGCTGGCATTCTAACGGTAGAGGTTAAGGTAAACGGTATTGTAATTGCCTCGGAAAAGAAAACGGCTATGCCACTTCCCGAGACAACCGATATCAACCTGTCCACAGAAATTGATCTTACATCGGGAGACAATGTTCAGGTAACAGTTGAAACTGATGCATCTGGGCAGTCTATCGAGGCGGGCTCAGAATCCTGGCTGACAATGAGTTCTGCTGGTGGAGCTTTGGGTCCTCCTGGCGAAACAGGGCCCGCTGGTCCCGCTGGTCCCACCGGAGCAACGGTCGGTGAAACAGGAGCCACGGGTGAGACCGGCATGACGGGTGTGCCCGGGCCGTCTGGACCTACTGGCAACACAGGTATGACTGGCAACACAGGTATGACTGGAAACACCGGTCTTACAGGCGAAACCGGTTTGACAGGTACCCAAGGAATTCCTGGAGAGACCGGACCCACAGGTATGAGTGGAACATCTCAACTGATAGAAACGTGGTCAGGTTTCATTGAGGCTCCAGTTTTCGGACAAAAATATACCTTGGAGCAAGCCGTTCAGTTTCCATTAACCATCAACGAAATTCACGGACAAATGGAGAGCGGATCTGTCAACGTTACTATTTTGAAGGATGGGGCTGCGCAAGGTCCAACGGGTGTCAGTTTCACTGCTGGCGCCACTTTTTACTCCTTTACAGGAACCACGGGTGCCACAGGCACTCGATTCCAAATTGAAATCGACGCAGTAGCCGCCGGGGAAGATTTCGGATTCACTGTTAAAACTACGAGAGACAACTAATGGCTCACGATCCCTCAGGACCCTTTGAAACAGAGGAGCACGTACTCGGCTCTGGTGGACCGACTACGAGCACCATTTCTGTTGTAGGTCCCACAGGACAACTTACGAAGTTTGTCAGTAATGTCGTTGACGAGCGTATTTTGCTCGCCGTCGCCACGGTTGCTGAGCTGTCCGCTATTGAAATCGCCAATGACCGAACTATCATCTTTGTAGAAGAAAACGGACTTATTTACGTTCTGGACAAGCAAAAAGCTGTTGCTGGTCCTCAAGAAGTTTCTGCACCAAACGGTGGTATCTGGACACCTGTAAGCTTTGCTGGGCTTCAGGGTGCCACAGGCGAGACAGGACCAGCCGGTGCCCCGACTGGCGTAACTGGTGCTACGGGAGAAACAGGTCCCGCCGGTCCCGCCGGTTCGCAGGGGCTTCCCGGAGACGATGGTGGAACTGGATCAACCGGTGCTCAAGGTCTAATTGGTTGGATTGGACCAACAGGAATTCAGGGAAAAACCGGCAACACTGGTGTTCCGGGTTCTCAAGGTATTCCAGGTAACACTGGTCCAACTGGTGCTACGGTTGGTAGCACTGGCGCTACGGGAGCCACTGGAAATACAGGTGCTACTGGTTATGGAGCTACTGGTGAAACTGGTCCTGCTGGTGTTACTGGTGAGCCCGGTAATCCTGGCGGACCTACAGGGCCTTCGGGTTCGACTGGTGCGACGGGCCCTGCCGGTGCCCCGACTGGAGAAACGGGTGACATTGGTCCAACTGGTGTAACGGGACCAACTGGCGTCGCTGGTGCTCAGTTCCAGGGCGCTAAGGCTATCAAGAACTTACTATCTCAAACAACGTTCTCTGGTGTACCTACGGCGTGTGTTTTCGATACTGAATCCTTCGATTACGGAGGCTATTTCTCGCCGACATCCAATCAAATTGTCGTTGTTCAAGATGGCGTATATCTAATTCAAGCTGGTGGTCTGTGGCAAGCTAACAGCACAGGACGCAGAACAATTGACATTAGAGTTAACAGTGTAATTCAAGGAAGCCATACACGTAACGTGTTGGCTTCGCCTACCAATACAGATATTTCTGTACAGGCTGCTGTTCAACTTACTGCTGGTGATGTTGTTCAAGCTTTCCATACACAATCTTCCGGCGGGAACTTGAATCTTCTTGCTAGCGCTTCCGACACATATTTGTCGATCGAGCTTATTACAGGTGTTCTCGGAGAAACTGGAGAAACTGGTACTACTGGCATAACTGGAGTTACCGGTAATACGGGATCTACAGGATCTACAGGGTCAACTGGAGTTACTGGTTCGACTGGCGTTACCGGTTCTACAGGAAACACGGGTCAAACTGGTTCGACAGGCTCAACTGGTTCGACTGGTTCGACTGGCGTAGGCGTAACTGGACCCACCGGAAGAACTGGACCCACAGGCTTCCAGGGGCCTATTGGTACCCAAGGTAATACTGGAGGCACCGGTGGCACCGGCGTTACTGGCGAACAAGGAGCCACAGGTGCTACCGACGGAGCTACAGGAGTCACAGGCGATGTTGGTCCGACCGGACCCACGGGACTTCAAGGCTTCCAGGGTATCCAAGGAAATACAGGTGTAACAGGATCTACAGGAGCCACTAGCACCACCGGAGAAACTGGTGGAACAGGTCTTACTGGACCGACTGGCGGTACTGGAAATACTGGAAATACTGGTAACACGGGTCAAACTGGTCCCACAGGCGCTACCGATGGGGCTACCGGACCTACTGGACCAACAGGTGAAGAAGGACCCACTGGGCCTGTGGGTCCGGCTGGTGCTCCTACTGGACAAACAGGAGAAACAGGTCCTCAAGGTATTCCTGGACCTCCTGGAGCGCCTACTGGTCCAACCGGAGCGACGGGAGCAGATTCTACTGTTGCGGGTCCAACAGGCACCACAGGAGCCCAAGGTATCGGTGTGACGGGACCTACGGGTGCGGGCAACACAGGTGGCACCGGAGCCACTGGAGGCACAGGTAACACTGGACAGACTGGCGAACAAGGTCCAACCGGCCCCCCAGATGGTAATACCGGAGCAACGGGCCTGCAAGGTAATACCGGAGAAACGGGCCCTGCGGGCGCTACCGATGGGGCTACCGGACCAACAGGTGGTCTTGGTCCCACAGGGTTCACTGGTTCTACCGGAAACACAGGCCCGGCCGGTATTCTAGGTCCGACAGGACCCGCTGGTGCTACAGGTGAAACAGGTATACAAGGCTTTCCAGGAATTCCCGGAGACCTAGGTCCTACTGGACCTGTGGGCCCAGCCGGTGCTCCGACGGGACCTACGGGTCCGGCTGGGGTGCCCGGAGCAACAGGTGCTACAGGCTTTGGAACTACGGGAGAAACTGGCCCAACGGGAGCGCAAGGACCGGCTGGCGCACCGACCGGGAACACGGGCAACACGGGCAACACTGGAGCCACGGGAAACACGGGAGCAGGGGTCACAGGTGCTACCGGGGAAACCGGAACTACTGGTCCTACTGGCGCTGTTAGTGCCACGGGCGTCACTGGATCTACCGGCGCAACTGGTTCTACCGGTTCTACAGGCGCAACCGGAGCTACTGGTAGCGGATCAACCGGATCAACCGGAGCTACTGGAGAAGATGGTTCTACGGGATCAACCGGAAGTACGGGATCAACCGGAGCCACTGGTAGTGGAGAAACCGGAGCTACCGGAGAAGATGGTTCTACTGGAGTAACCGGAGCCACTGGTTCTACGGGATCAACCGGAAGTACGGGATCAACCGGAGCCACTGGTAGTGGAGAAACCGGAGCTACCGGAGAAGATGGTTCTACTGGAGTAACCGGAGCCACTGGTTCTACAGGATCAACCGGAGCCACAGGTAGCGGAGCCACTGGAGCCACTGGAGAAACTGGTGCTACCGGTTCTACCGGTTCTACCGGAGCAGTATTCCTAGATGCTTTTTCGTTGATTGAACAATTTAGTGTACAAAGCTTGGGAACCGTAGATACTGAAGACGTATACTGTATGTCACAGTATTTGCCCTTTGCTGTAGAAATTATAGAAGCATACGGCGAAGTGGGTCCAACAGGAGCAGATGCTCAAGTTACCATAGAATTGGATGGAATTCCGGTTATAGGACTTAATGGAGCTACATTTTCCAATTCCAGCGTAGGATATTCTGCTACATCTGCTAACGAAGGTGTAACAGGACAAAAACTTACGGCCGTCGTAGAAGGTGTAACTGGCTCCCCGTCAGACCTATGTTTGACTGTTGTAACAAAAAGAAAAGGCGGAGGGGGAACAACTAACACATTCAAGGGTGCTTTGATAAATCTAGGAACGAATCAATCTATTCCAAATGATTCTCTTACTACAATTACTTGGGATGCTTTAAGTTATGATGTTGGTGGGTTCTCGGACATTGGAGGGTCCTTTCCAGAAAGGCTTACAATACCTGATGGTGTGGATAAAGTTCGTTTCTCCGCTTCTGTAGAGTTCGACACTAACGGTACTGCTAGTGAGCGGTTTATTGTTCTGCACAAAAACGGATCAGAATTTTCCCCTGGTCGTTTGATTAGCCAAGTAAACAATGTTGATGAACAGTATGCTAATACAACTGTAAGCGCTATTCTAGAGGTTGTTGCTGGAGATTATTTCGAAATCCTTGTACTTCAGGATACAGGAATATCTGTAGATGTTATAGGATCTGGCGATAGTTGGTTCTCTGTTGAAGCTGTACAGGGAGGAGTTTTAGGCCCAACAGGAACACAAGGTGCCACGGGCTCGACAGGAGAAACAGGTCCCACTGGCGCTACTGGTTCCGGTTCCACAGGCTCCACAGGAGCTACCGGTGCTACCGGCTCAACTGGTTTCACTGGCTCTACAGGAGAAACAGGTCCCACTGGCGCTACTGGCATCACTGGATCGCTTGACGCTAATACCTTGATCGAATCCTTTTCCGCACAGATTTTGGGTCTCCCCGAGATTGGCGACGAGCTGTGTTTTACACAATCAGCCCCTTTCGCTTTTAATGTCCTTGAAGCTTTTGGTGAAGTTGGTCCTACAGGTCATGTTGTCGGAAGCGTTCAAATTGACGGAGTGAATGTTGTAGGTTTGTCTGGAGCCACATTCGGTTCTGGAGAAGATGGTTACTCTGCTGCTTCTGCTTTCAATGCAGCCACCGGTGCTAAGGTGACATTTCAAGTTGAAAGCGTCACCATGGCAGTGGATGATTTTTGTATCTCTGTTCACACTCAAAGAACTACGGGCGGTGGTGGGGGTCTACTGGCCACCGGCGCTACTGGTTTGACGGGAGAAACAGGTCCCACCGGAGCCACTGGTTCTGGTTCTACCGGTTCTACCGGTTCTACCGGTTCTACCGGCTCAACTGGCGCTACCGGAAGTACAGGACCCACAGGCGCTACCGGAGCGACCGGAGAAACTGGAGAAACTGGTTCTACAGGATTTACCGGATCAACAGGCGCAACTGGTCCCACTGGAGCGGGAACCTCAGACCATAGTCTGCTTTCGAACCTTGATGCCGACGACCATACACAATATGCCTTGTTAGCGGGACGCTCGGGCGGGCAAGAGTTGATGGGCGGAGTTAGCGGCACTACCGACCGCCTAACGCTGCAAGGTAGTGGCTCGTCCGGAATCAGCAGAGCCGACATTGATGTGAATTCCCGCCTAAGGCTAAATGCTTACACCAATATGGAGCTAATCGGCGTAGGAAACAACCAAGAAGCTCTAATATATTCCGCTGGAACGCCTACGTTTTCCGTTGCTGCTGTGGTTTCGGCGTTGTCTTTAAAAGAGGTTATGGGGGTGGATACTGACATATTCATCTATGCGGTTACCAGCATTCAATCCACCTTCAATCAATCAGTAGCTCCTGCCTTTAGTCGTTTCGTATTGTTCAACGCCGCGCCTACCATAACACACGATAGCGTGAATAGTTTTGGCTTCCAGGGCATGAATCTCTTTCCCATCATCAGCCTTGAAGGAACCGGAACGAGAACCGTAGGGAATTCCACCGGCGCATCCTTCCGTCCTGTTTTCAAGGTTTCCGATTCCACCAGCGGCACGCAATCCGTCGCGACCCTAACAGGCTACGATTTCAAGTATCAGACAGACCACGAAACCGGTCAAACCATAGCTATGGGAACTGTTTACGGACTGAATGTTCAGGGTCCGGATACTGTTACTGCTGGTGCGGCAACCGGTACACACACCCTGACAAACTTCTACGGCGTCCATTTTACAGCCCCCTCTTTCAACACTTCGGGCGAGGCAGTTGGACTGAAAACACTCACGGCAAATACTCGCTCTAATGAACGAGGCATTGTCACTACGGGACCCAGCACTCTGAAGGCTGGGCTAAACGAGTTCATTGGTGGCGGTAGCAGCGTTTTCCACGGACTCCAGTTGCCTTCCCTAACCGATGGAATCAACTCGACCCGTAACAACTGGACAGCTTTTCAGTTCCAAAGTACGAGCCAAAACCAAAGGACCCACGTTCTGGCTGTGGTCTCGGCTGGAGATCAGCTTGTTACTGGTTTCAACTCAACCAACGTAGCGAGCGGACAAATCGCCATCCTAACTAACGTCTCCACCGGAGGTGACAACCTCACTCTCCAGCACGAGAACGCAGGTAGCGACGCAGCGAATCGTATCATTAGCTTTACCGGAGCCGATTACACTCTGGCTCCTGGGCAAAGCTGTATAATGATTTACGATACAACGACTTCCAGATGGCGTATTGTAACTGGTAGTGGATCTTCACCGTTGAAATCTGTAGTCAGCACAGGTAGCAGTATGTCGGTGACACATGAAGAAGTAGTAGCTTGTACGGCAGGTAGTATAACTATCACACTACCCGCTGTCGCTACTGCTGGCATAGGTCGCCAAATTATAGTGAAAGACCGAGACGGTAATGCTGGAGCAGGTAACATTACAATTGATGGAAACGCTTCTGAAACTATAGATGGAGCTACTACGTTTAGTCTGACAGTCAACTATCAATCTGTTACGCTGGTGAACGACGGTAGCACCTGGATGGTAGTATAAGGATTTACAGGTGTCTAATGTCTTATTACTTTGGCGATAAATGGTCGGTGTTCTAATGGAAAAGCGATACCTAGTAGTAGTTCATTTGCCAGTACACGGGACTCGTCCCAGCGAAGTGGTTGGTAATCTAGGGCAGGCTCTAAGGACTGCTGACGTTTACCCTAAGAGGCCAAGTGTGATCTTATCAGGACCAACAAATATGCTTCGGCACGCAACTGAAGCCCTTCGCGTGCCGCCCCAGCTTTGGCTGGACACTAAGGCATTTTTGTCTCATGTGTTTGCTGTTGCCGCTCTATTTGACTTCAATGTCGAAGTGATTCAGAACGCCTCAAACTGGGACATCAAAAAGGCAAAGGCAGGAGAATAATGCCACACGATCCGAGCGGACCTTACGAAGCAGAAGAACACGCCCTAGGAACGGGTGGTGGCGCAGGCTCGGGCGTAGGAACTGTCACACAGGCTACCCCTACACCCCATAGAGCCCCTGTCACAAACACCGTACAACTTCAAGCAATTGCTAACGGACAGAATGGCGAAGTTATTCTCGTTCAAGATACTGGCACTCTTTACTACCTTGACACTAACCTGACGACGCCGCCTGACGGAGGAGTAGCTAACCAGGGTGGTGGATTTTGGGTTCCGGTTGGACAAGAAGGTCCGACCGGTCCCGCCGGACCTCCGGGTGGACCTACGGGCCCGATGGGGGAGACCGGTGCTACCGGCATTCAAGGGGTTGGCTCTGTCGGCCCACCCGGCCCCACTGGTAGCACCGGTCCTTCCGGTTCAACAGGTACTAAAGGTGTGCCCGGTACCCCAGGTCTAGCTGGCAACACAGGCCCCACTGGAGCTGATGGACAAAGTGTAACGGGCGTCACGGGCGGCACCGGAGTTACAGGAAACACAGGTTCCGCCGGGCCCGCTGGCGCCCAAGGCTCAATCGGTAACACCGGTGCAGGAGAAACAGGTGGAACTGGTGTCACTGGTGGCACAGGAATTCAAGGACCAACAGGTTCTACTGGATCTGTCGGAGCTACTGGAGCTACAGATGGTTCGACCGGCGTAACGGGAAGCACGGGATCTACCGGACCCACGGGTCCGGCTGGACCAACGGGAGCTGGAGTTACTGGGGCCACTGGGGCTACAGTGGGCGGTACTGGACCGACAGGACCGACAGGCAACCAGGGGAGCACTGGGCTAATTGGTGCGGGCGGTGCTCAAGGTAACACTGGTCTCACCGGAGTTACAGGTGAAACCGGAATGACCGGAGCTTCCGGCGCAACAGGAGAAACAGGACCTAACGACCATTCTCTGCTATCAAATCTTGCTTCGGATGACCATACACAATACTCTTTGGTGAACGGAACAAGAAATTTCACTGGAAATGTTCGTATAGATGGAAATCCCTCGTCTGGCACTAACAGGACTCTTACTATTGACTCGGGATCTACAGCCGAATCCTTAATAATTTTCCAGCACGGGGGCTTGATTAGTTCTCAAATTGGATCATCCAGAGATACCGATCAATTACGTTTTTTGAACCAATTGGGTACGCCTACTGTCGTCATGGATACTTTTGGTGACAAGCTTGTTACTACTGTTTTGTACATAGACGGTGCTGGTAGCATCGGTATCAATAATACGTCCCCTGTTGGAGAACTGGATGTTTCTGGTATTCTCGGAGTAAAAGCTAATGCCATAATTCGTGGCGACGTGACTTTGACGTATTCTGGAAATAACTCAATTTTTATTAATAGTTTCGATAGTAACGAAGCACGAGTTGAGTTACAAGGATCGTCAACTACAGAATGGACACTAGCAAAAAAAGCAGATGGAAATTTCGTAGTAAGAGGAAACGACGGCAATAATGAACCACTTTTGATAGAAGAAGGTTCACCAAATAACACAGTTTACTCTAATTCTTCTGGAAATGTAGGAATTGGAACTGCAACTCCCGGAGCTTACAAGCTTTATGTAAACGGAAATCTATTCTCAACTGGTGCTACTGTTGGCGGAACTCTGAGTGTTAGTGGTAACGCTTCCGTGGCTGGGTCCATATCTGCTAATACTGTGCAAGCCAACACGCAGTTACAGTTGCCTTCTGGTACTGTAACAGACAATGGATCACAAACTATTGATATATTTGAATCCGTTTGCCAAACAGGAATGATTATTCCTTATGCTGTTCCTTCTGGTACACCTAGTGGCTGGTTGCCCGCTGAAGGGCAGGCTGTAAGTCGCATAACTTACTCGGATCTATTTTCCGCTATTGGAACTACTTACGGTGTAGGAGATGGGTCTACTACATTCAATGTTCCTGACATGTCGGGAAGTGTTCCAGTAGGACAATTGATCGCTGATCCTGATTTTGGAACTGTGGGACAAACAGGTGGGTCCAAGACACACGAATTGTCGGAAGAAGAAATGCCCGCGCACAAACACTATGGATTTGGAGAATCTATTGGATTTCCTCCTTACGGTCAAATTTCTCCTGGTGGCGCTCAGCTTGGTAGTCGTGGTGGACAAGACGCGGATAATTTTTTGTACGGAACCACCACCACAGGCGGAGGGGAAGTCGAAGAATCCAGTGCTGCTCCGCATGACGGAAATCCTCACAACAACATTCAGCCCTACGTAATTCTGCGTTACATCATCAAGACCTAGATGTCATTAGACAACATGACGTGATAATCCCTGCTCTGCGGGCTAGTAGCAGAGATTATATACGAATACAGTGCAAAGTTGCACCACCACTGGCAGACGAAGGTACAAATGGCCGATATTACAGGACCCACAGGCGAAACAGGACCCACAGGCGCAACAGGCGGCACTGGGGCCACTGGCTTAACTGGTGCTGGACTCCAAGGTGCGTCTGGAGCCGGACAGACAGGTACTACTGGTGCCACGGGTGCTGCCGGTGTAACTGGCGCTCCGGGCGCGTCCATTACAGGACCGACCGGTACCACAGGCCCATCTGGTAGCACTGGTCCTGCTGGTAATATAGGCTCTACAGGACCTCAAGGCATCCAAGGAAAAACAGGTCCCATTGGAGTCCAGGGTTACTCAATTACGGGGCCCACTGGTCTTACAGGCGTCCCTGGCCCTCAAGGAATTGGTGTACAGGGTAAGACTGGACTCACCGGTACCACTGGGCCGTCCGGACCTACGGGGTCTCAGGGACCCACGGGCATACAGGGTATTGTAGGAAAAACGGGCTCCACAGGTCCCACGGGCGTTGGACTAGTAGGTCCCACGGGGGCAACTTCTGGGTCTACTGGTGCAACGGGTCCCACAGGCTCTTTGGGTATTCCTGGTGCAACAGGTCCCACAGGAATACAAGGTGCTCCCGGAACTCAAGGTATTCAGGGAGAGACAGGACACCCTGGCGCTATAGGTCCAACAGGTTTCAATGGTGTTGTCGGGCCCACTGGACCTGTGGGTCCGGCTGGTGCTCCTACCGGAAATACCGGCGGAACGGGTAATACTGGAAGCACAGGCGTTCAAGGACCGACCGGAGCAGTCACAGTACATAGTGGGTTGACTGGGCTGCTGTCTGACGACCACACAATCTACTTCTTGGCAGACGGATCTCGCTTTATTGAGAACAATGCCGATGCTACTTTGAACATCGTCATGGATTCTGGACTTGCCTCCGCCCAGATAACAAATCTTGTGTATCTTGATCGCGGAAATCCAGCATGGACCGCAGGAAAGAACACCAGCAACAACTTGTATTGGCAGTCTAACGCTACTGGAAATACAGTAATGTCGATGAACAAGACTGCTACAGCGTCTTCTCTAGTAATCGACGCTTCGGGTCGTGTTGGTATAGGCACTGCAACTCCTGCAAACAAATTGCATGTTTTGGGGAGTGCGAGAATCCAAGGTAATGATCTGCGTATTGATAATAATGCAGACGCGGACACTACAGTCACAATCGACTCTGGTCAGGCCGCTGCTCAACATTCTCATTTTGTGTTCGCAGATCGTGGCAACGAACAGTGGTTACTATGTAAGCCGCCCGATAATACTTTGTTCTTGCAATATGTTCCAGATGGTACTCCGCATGTTACATTTCGTCCAAATCATGTTGTAGATCTAAGTGCAGCTACTCGTTTTGAGAAAAATAATGCTGACCCGATGGATATTCATGCGCATTCCGCTCGACACAGTATTGGCGGAGAAGACGCTATAGACTGGGCAGCAAACCTGCAAGCTGCTAACCCTTCTCTGTTTATGCCAGCTTTGAACGGTTTTCCAAACACTGTACAGCTTGGAGGAAACTCTAGTAGTGCCTCTGGAAGCACTGCGTTGGTAAATACGTTCCAGACCATGCACACAATCAATTTGAATTTCGCTGGGCGCTCTTCTTCGTCCCGTGTTCTAATCATCGGGCAAGGTAATTATGTTGCTGATGGAGATGATAGTGTGAGTATTGAACAACAAATGCAACTAGATTCTGGTGGCGGTTTCAACACTTTCGGTCTTAGCTCTTTCAATTCTACCCGTCGCGGAGGCGACGAACCGTTCTCGTGCTGGAACTTCTTTTGGCTGAATGTACCGGCAGCCAATTGCGTCGTCAATATACAGGCACGAGAGGTTAGCCCGAGTGCCAGTTGGACACAGGCCATGATTATCTATACAGATATCGGTGAATCGCTGGCAATCTAGCGACAAGGGGACTTAAATGGCAATCGAAATCGTGATTGATCCTGCGGCTTATGAACCAAACGGACCGTTGGCTAAATTCGCATCCAAGGAAACGCCAAACATTTATCCTAAGAACCACGAGACGCGCCTTTCTAGTGCCGGTCCAGGCTATATAGCCAGCGCTCCGCGACTTTCTGGGTCCTCAAATATACTAGAGAATGGTACTTTTCCACTGGCAGAAGGGGCCACGGGCGCTTTTGAGCCGCCAGAGCCCACATCTACTGTTAGAGATCTTGTTGTACATGTGTCCCCCACGAGCGGATCTTCGATTGTTCGTGGAGGTAGCGCCTGGGACCCCGCTCAGGCGGAATTTGATCCTTCTTACGGTCTTGATGTTGGGGTGGCGGGAATTTCGCTTCAAAGCGACGTATTTGAGACGGCTCTAAAGGAGCCTGTTGGGATGCAATTCCGGGCTAATTTACAGGATTACATCTCGCGTGGAATTCTCATCGTAACCGAGGGACCCACAGGACCACCGATGACGCCCTCAGATATTGCGGATTACACCGCCCCATAAAGCCCAACTACACTAAAGAACTTTCATGCCAAGTATCTGCCCCGTTTGCGGTGGCGGGGAATTCTCCAGCACTGAAAGCTCCACGGCTGGCCTGACCCCCTACCTATCCTGCAATACCTGTGGCCTATGGGCACAGTATCCGCCGCCTGTTTTCAGGTATGAATCTGATCTCCAGCCCCAAACGGGACGGGAGGCTATGACTGAGGTTGCCTGTCTCCTGAATCAGGACTTGGCCGCAAGGCTAACTCGCGCCCATAAGCCTAAATCTGTGCTGGACGTTGGCTCCAAGTACCCCTATCTTTTGAAGTGTTTCAAAGATTTGGGTGTCGATGAAGTTGTAGGGATTGACGGTTTTCCAGAGGCTATTGAGTTTGGGCACGAGCTGGGCGTCCCGATGATTATCGACAACTTTCTTGAGCACGATTTTGGCGACAAGAAGTTTGACCTTATCACCCTCGTTCACTGTATTGAGCACTTTGCTGATCCTGCCGCTGCGTTGCATAAGATTCGCACATTGTTGTCGGACAAAGGTGTCCTATACATTAGAACACCGGAAGTCAATACAGAGGGGATCGACATTCACCTCACGGATGAGCACTACCAAGTTCATCCAATTCTTCTCTCCAAAGCATCTTTCCACAGACTAGCGAAGCAGGAGGGGCTTCGCATTTTTGACGAATGGGAACAGCCGGAGGTAGGACAAATAGACTGGCAATGCCGTATTGCAGAAGATGTTCGCATCAGTTTTGCCGTTGTATCCTGCAACGAGGAAGAGGTCATTGGAAGAATGCTCGATAGTATCGAGCCACTAGCTTGGGAGATTGTCGTTTATCTAAACAACTGCGACGACTCTACCCCCGATATCATCAAAGCGTTCGGAGATCGTACAGGTATCAAGACAAAAATCATCGAAGGGTTTTGGGACGATAACTTCGCCCGAGCCAAGAACGAAGCTGTCATGGCATGTACAGGAACTCACGTAGCTTGGATGGATTGTGATGATGTTCTATCTGGGGACGCCCCCGCCAAGATCTTAGCTCTTTTAGACGAGAAACCGGACCATCCCCAGGATTGGAGGCTAATATACGGAGGCGATACTTTCTTCCATCTTCGACTTTGGCGAAACGAAGCCCGTCCAAACCACAAGGGCGAAATTTTCAAGCCGCATTTTCACGATAAATGTCACGAGTATGTTTCACTGGGTGGCTACCAGGGCATGAAGTTGAAGTGTGACGATATAACTCTTCGACATTTGCCTAAACCTAAGGACGCCGCAGGGCGAAATATTCGCATTTTGTTGGAAGCCGAGGCCGCAGGTCCTCAACCTTGTTCGTATTGCCCTGGAACCCACGACGATAAGGGACGCACCCTATTTTACTTGGGTAACGGTCTTCGTGAGGGAGGGCGCAACGAAGAGGCTTTGGAGCGTTACCAAGTGTATCTAGACGAGAATCTTGGTTGGCACGATGAACGATTTTGGGCCTGGATGTATCAGGGGTACTGTAATCAAAATCTAGGAAAATTGCCGGAAGCTCTACGTTCATACTGCAACGCTTTGGCTACCAATTCCCACTGGGCTGAACCCTATTTGGCCATTGCTAGGCTGAAATATATACAGAAAGACTACAAAGCTTGTATATCTTGGGCGGTACAGGCGGCTTCTCAGACAATGCCAAACACATTGATGTTCTTGAATACGGGAGCTTACAAGGACCAACCGTTCCGATTGATTAGCTGGTGCTGGGAGCATCTTGGGGAAATTGACAAGGCTATCCAGTTTGGTGAAGCTGCGGCCCAAAGAATTGGTGGACCAGACAAAGATTGGGAGGCGCGCCTTACCGCTTTGCGTTCCGGACGCGGACAGGAACGCTCCGGGTCCCCTACACAGAAAGTTGCACAAGTCATGCGTCCAGGTGCTTTGGGCGACATCCTAATGTCCACGGCAGCGTGCAAAGGTCTAAAGCAACAGGGGTACCATGTTCGATATGTGTGCCACCCTAGTTCAATTTCCGCTATCGAAGATAATCCCTACGTTGACGAGATAGTTACAGTAGAGGAGAACAACTGGCAAGAGATTTTGAAGCGGACGGAAGACCTACCTAAGGCAGACAAGGTTGTGGCTTTCCAGTATCCCCTAAAAGAGCAGTATCCTGAGAAGCCTATGAGACAGCATTTGGCGCACTTCTTCTGTGAAGACGCTGGGGTTCCCGTATCTACGGATCTATCTATCGGGTTCAGGCAGGAACACCTTGATTACGGTGCTATACATGGTACAGGTAAAGTCGTAATCCACACTCGGGCTGGCTGGTCTCCTCTAAAGAATTGGCCTATCGACGCATGGGAAGATCTTGTGGGTCGCATCAAGGAAGCTGGCTATGAAGTAGTACAGATCGGTACTCCAAGTGAACCTCTTGTTCCGGGTGCCGAGCGCTTGGATACGCCCTCGATCAAGCACGCCGCTGCCGTACAGCGGTTTTCTGTACTCTTCATTGGTGGAGACTCTATTTTCAACCACACCTCTCAGGCAGTTGCTAAGAAATCTGTGATTCTCTGGGGCTCCACGCATCCTTGCGGCTCTGGTTACGATCAGAACATCAATCTGGTGAACGGAGGGCTTTGGACTAGAGATATGGGCAATGGCGGACCCACAAAGTCCTGTCAGCCATGTTACAGAGAATACAACCACATGAGCGCCCACCCGAAGCCCCCGTGTTCTAACTTAGTATCACACCCAATAACTACGCTACCGGAAGAGGAGTATCCGAAGAATACTATAAATAGCTGCGTAGTTGCTAACACCCCGGAATTGGTATGGAAATACGTCAAGGAGATTCTTTTATGATTAGCACAATACCTATGAACTACAAATCTCTTATATTCGATCCGCAGGGGATTGAAGGCGGCGGGTTTACAATCAACGGTTTGCCTGCTGGCGTCATGAGCCCGAGCTACCCCCGACTTGTTGGTGGGGATGGAAAGCCGCAGCCGATTGATGTGGCTACCATTGTGGATCATTTCCATGGAGAAAAAACATGCGTCTATACTGGAGCACCAGCAGAGGGGGTAAACATTGTGGATGGAAATCCACAGAATTTTCTCATCACGAATCTGGAGCCGGTGAGTGCAGCATGGATGGAGTCTCTCCCTTTCTTGCCCAAGACGACAATCGCGAAGACAATCCCAGGAGAGTCCGCAGATTTCGAAATAGAGATCTACGGTGCGCCAATCTTCAGGGCCGAAGAAACACTCAAATCCCTACAAGTCCCGGAGGTACCGGGAGAACTTGGGATGGCGCACGCTGAAGCTGAACTTTTGTGGATGTGGAATCAGCTCACAAAAGTAACTTTGCTAAAGGGACTACAGTCTCTTACACGACGAAACAAACAGACCGGAGTTGCGGTCTCACTAACAAACAAGGCTGTGTTGGAGTTTACGTTCAAATTGTTGCACCAAGACTTCACACCTCAGGAGAACTAAATGTCGCTCGATCTTGACTCACTACTTAATGACGGAAAGAAAATCTACGTCAAGAATACGTCCCGCCCGATGGGCCACATCGTGCTGACGTTCGTTACTGCTCACGGTAAGGCTGTGCCGCGTAACATTCCCCGAACGTGGATTCCCATTTGCTTGACGGACACCCTGTCTCCTGATATCATCACACAGAGCAATGAACTTCGCCAGTTCCTTAACAAGGGAATTCTGGCTCTCGTTGACCCAAACGAGGCTCTCGCGGAACTGAAGACTACGGACGCCGCTGAAGAGGCCAGACGCCTGAATCTTTCGGATTTCTCCAACAAGGCGGAAGCCACCCAGCGAACTCTTACGTTGGAAAATCAGTACACCCCCGCAGCAAACCCCTTGAACCCGCAGGGTCCCGAAGGCATGTCCGATCCTGTGAACAATCGCGTTAAGTCTACCATTCTTCGAGTCGAATCTAAAGATATCACGGAGCGAGACGCAGTAGCGGAATTCCGCATCATGCAGGGTGAGCTTTCCAGTCACGATCTTACCTATATTATCTCTCAGACAGATAGTGATGGACCGCTAAAGCGGTTCGCTCTCGCGTGTTTGTCAGAAATTTCCGCCAAGGTGGAATCTGACGTGGTAGAAGACGGTTTCGAACCGCCCGAAGATCCCGCCCAGATTGAGGCAGCGAGGGCACAACAGGAAGTCTAACAGGGACGGAGAACAATATGGCCGGATTCGAATACATTTCTAACGTAGTTGATCCGAAAAACGGCCCAGGTCTCCTTCGAAGCCCCAAAACCTCCGGGAATCCTGTGTTTGCCCTGGCTGGCAGCACAGGTCTCGGAGGGGGTCTTTTCCCCAATGCAGGACTTACCGAGAATCGAACTGATTTCGAGTGGGAAATGGGTTGCCTTTCTTGGCAGCAAATCGCCCAACCTCCAGCAAAAGCCGAGTATCCTTTCCAGGATACTTTGGCTGCTGCTGGATCTGATTTGTCTGACTTTGTGAATCCGTTCCCAGCAGAACGAATTAGTGAACCTAAGTCAATAAAATTTAGGTGTAATCCTTCCGACGTAAGCTGGACAATGCCACAGCGTTCTGTTGAGCAAAAGACCAAAGCTGGTACAGTTCTACATGCGTGGAACGACAATGTGCGCAAGACGTATTTTGATGAGCCTGTTCTTACGTTCAAACTTCAAAGCGGTAACATTCTTCCCACCCGAAGTATCCTTAATCCTCGTGGTGTTGTGCCTGATGGACTTAACAACTTCTACGAGTTCATGAGTCTGGTAGACGAGATCAAAGTCCTCGATGACGGAAGAGCCAATCTATGCTACATTAACTACAACAGTCTCATTTTCCCTCAGATTACTCTATGGGGATTCTGGCAACCTGCGGGCATTTCGTTCACGGATTCTGCGTCAAACCATGCTCAGGTAAATGAATGGACAGCTTCGTTTACTGTTTACAAATCTTTTCCCGAACTTGGACGTAATATTGCAACTACCAATGATGCTATAACGGACGGTAGTTTGGCTGGATCTTCTCTTCGACAGCAGTACAACCATCGCTCAGGTTTCACTTATTCCAACAAAAGAAGTGAAACTTTTGGACTTCTTCAGGACGCTGCGATTTCTACACAGGCTGTTGTAACCGGGCAAGTCTTTCCCAGAGATGTACCTGCCGCCGCCAGAGCGACAATAAATGCAGCAAGCCAAAGAGTTGTGACTCGCGCGGCCAGCGCAGCAGCAGGCGCAGCCGCTCTTGCTGTTTCTGGCGTTCCTGCTGCTCCTCGTGCCGCAGGGTTCTAAAAGACCCCAATAGAGAATCCGGTATTATTTCCTACTCAGGACTGTAGTTTACCCAGGGTAGGACATTGAAATGACCTTTAACCGTTCAAGACGGATTTATATGGACCGCGCAACAATTGAGCACGGAATCGAGTGCTCCGATTGTTTACGGTGGCATGTTCCAGTATTCACCAAGAATGACCCTTGTCCGCATTGCAAGAGACAAGGTGTTCCTCCATACCCTAATCGAGTACGATATCTTACAGTAAAGAATGGTTACTCTCTTAGAATGCTTGCACGCGAAGCAAACCTTGAGTGGAGGACTGTACGTTTAATTTCCCAAGGCAGGAGAGCGCCACACTTGAGAACCAAACGAAAGATATTGAAAGCTCTAGGTGTATCTACAAAGAAAACTGAGATGCGGTATGTCTTTCCGCACGATCGTAGGAGACAAAAATGAAACTCCGGTGGATAACGGCGGATTATGATTACGCCTCTACGCAGGTCAACATTCCTAAAAACATAGCTAAGCGGATAATGGATTGGGGAAAAACGAACATCCCTGACGAAGAAATTTTCGATAAGGATGGAAATCAAGGTCGCGAAGACAACCCCCACATAACCATTTTGTACGGCATTGTAGATGACGCACCACAACAAGTAATTGACTTGTTGCAGGGAAAGCCACAGATTAGGGCTACTCTTGGGAAAGTGTCTATTTTCGAAAACGATGATTACGATGTCGTCAAAATATCTGTAGAGTCTGAAGATTTGGGCGATCTACAAAAACTTCTATGGGATGAGGTAGACCACGAATCTGACTATCCAGAATACAAGCCTCATGTGACCATTGCTTACGTGAATCCTGGTTGCGGCAGTTCTTATTCTGGTGCTGATGATTTTGAGGGAACAGAGATAACTTTCGACACTGTTGTTTTCTCTTCCAGTGACGAGGAAAAAACAAACATTCCCTTGGATATAGGTATTGCAGCTAGACTAAACTGGACAGTCTAAACTAAATATCGGATTAGTGCTGATCTACTGTATGAGCAGAACTTATTGAATAGACTGGACTGTATGAACAGGAGTAAGATCGACAATTCTGAGGTTCTTACCTTATCTCTTCTGTGACACCACGTAATAATCACTGCTCTACGGTTTGGTAGCAGAGACGGAAAGGAAATGAAAGTGGACATTAGGGACATTAACTGGAAAACACGACCTGCTGGAAACACTCTTATGGCAGAGATTGAAAAGCTGGCGGAAGCGGTCAAAGTACCGGCGGCGCGGCGTAGAGATATTCGCTGGATGTCAGAGAATCTGAGATCTATGATGTCAGACAACGCAGCAGTATGCTGTTGTGAAGGCAAGGCTCTACTGAGCTATGTAGATCTGGCTCTCCAGCAAGGTATAGACTTCTGCGGCGAGTAATTATCTCTAATTGGGATACAATAGAATGCTAGCAGCAGAACTAAATTGGAAAATCGAAGCAGATGCACCCCAGCGCCTTATGAGACGACTGCGTGCTGGGCGCTATGAGGGCGTCTGTAGAAAAACAGGTAAAAGGGTACGAATCGACCTCGTTGGGGAAGAATGGGAGCTATACTTGGGACAAAAATTCATTTCCTCTGAGAAGTTGAAGCGTGTTGCACTAAAGAAAGCCAATGAAATCCTACAATCCGAGGACTGCAAAGATGAGTGACTACGAATACCGATGCGGTAAACATGGATCTTACGAACCCGATTTCAATCGAAAGTATGATATGGAAATTTGTCCTCGAATCATGTGTCTGGAATGCGAAAAAGAATCTATGGATCCAGATCCAGAGAAGCGTCCCAAGAATGTTCCGTACTTCGTCAATGACAATCTGGCAGTTATCCTGGGTGAGGCCCACAGACTATCTGGAGTTTGGAAATTTCACCCTCCGGTAGTACACCCGGAATTCACGTTTGCCGAAGACTTGAGTCCCATACTCCCCGAGGGGGCTTTGACTTCTGAAGAGATTATGGCCAGGATGGAAGAGATGCTTCCACAGGTCGAAGAAATGGCTAGAAATGGTGGGCTCAACGTGCCCGACCCCCGGGATTTACTAATTTTGCCCGGAAAGGATTTCAGTGTCGAATCAGACTAACTCTGAGACTTACAAAGGGTGGAAGTGCAGGAGAGCGTAATGCCAGAAGAAGCACCCCCCAAAGGTTACATATTTCGGGCTGCTCCACAGTCGGTGCAGGAAGCCGTTTCTCGTGCCAGTCACGACCGTATCAAGTCGATTACTAAGCAGGCTATACAACACTACATAGAGCAGTTCATGAACACTACGGGTGTTAAGAGATCCATCACAGAATCCGTAGGATCTCTATCGAAACTATTCATCACCGATACTGACACTTTGACCACAGATCCTACTTTGCGCCCCACACAACTTGTCAGATACTATCAGGATATACGTGAGCGCTTGCCAGCCGTATTGATCGTGGATTCCGGTATGGAATATGTCGATCCGGGGCTTAACACAATTGATAACGCTACTTCTTGGGGAGAGGAAGGAGAGTTAGGCAATCCTCTAAAGTGGCAGGGACAGTTCCCGATCACATTCAACATTCCTATCACCATCATTTGCGCCGCTGCGGACCAAGAGTCCGCTGATGCTTTGGGAGCATTCCTGTGCCTCGTATTCGGGCCTCTGCGAAATTTGAGCGGTGGTCAACGTATTACAGGACGAGACGACAAGGGAGATACGTGGGAAGTTCGCCTGCCACTGGATTTTGTACCGTCCCCCACTACGAATAGCGCTATCGCTGACGATCCCAAAGATTCTGTCTGGGCTATGACAATAGATCTCCTAGTTCAATACGAAGATAGGATTATATTGGAACAGGAGATGGCTGACGTGGCTTTTAACGCCCGTAACTTCACCACCGGAGAATATGATCTGAGCACGAATTTGTCTCCGATTATTGATTTCCCAGATGAAATAAAACTTCACGAGAACTATTACATTCGTGTAACACAGTTACAAGATAGGCAACGTATTGTCCTATCTGATGGAAAAATAGCCACTTTTGACCCTGAAAGCCTGCTTTTGACCCCCAAGAAACTGGGGTGCTTCGAAATTCAGGTTTTGGATCGCAGACATCGCCAAAGTGAGGGAGCCGCTCTGGCACCGGTAGTCGCTGCAACCAAGACCGTGAATGTGGTCCTATAATGAAAACCTGTGGTCTGTCGGAGATTTCTAACTTTAGGTATTATCTAAGTAGTTAGAGAAGGTTTATTCCGCCATGGCTAACGCCTCGGGCGCTGACTTAGAGATAGAACAAGTTCTGAACTGAGGGGAACCCTTCATGGCATCAAATCCTAGTTTTCGACTGGTTAATACGCGATACGTGCCGCCCGGTGTTTACATTGGGCAGCTCATTATCCCTAGGCCCACGAACCTCACGGCGGACGCACGGCTGCCTGCCTTCGTTGGTGTAGGTAATCGGTTGGCTGTTGGCAAGAACATCGCGATGCGTCGATCCTTCATTTTCGAAGAGTCGCTCGCGTTTACGTCTCTTTCGCCTCACGTAGCTACACTACAATATGCTGCTGACCAGGATCAAAATGCTCCCGGCATCAAGCTGTACAAGCAAGACGGTACGATTGTACGAGCAGACTTTTGGAGCTTTACCGAAAGCTCCCCCGGCAGTGGAGTATTCAATCAGGTAACTATTTCTCTGGAAGCTTTCGATCCAACAGCAACATACATTTTGGATTACCAGTCAGTAGAGCGCACCCCGCAGGACATAATTCCTGTCGAGGAGCTTCGAGAAGTTGTTAACGTAGGTCTGGCGGAAGATGCTCCGCAGTTCCGAGAGAATCTCGACTTCTTCATTGTAACAGATGTAACTTCTCCGGTTCTTGTTGACGGAAACGTGAACACTGATTCTGTTGTTACAGCTATCACGGCGGACGGAGGCAACACCGGAGCTGGTGTAATCACGCAGGCATCGTCTTCACAATTTGACCATAACTACAACCGATACTATCAGCTTTCGTGCATTAGCGCCTCTGGTTCTTCGCCTAACCGATTGGCTTCTTTCACATACACCAGTACCCCTACTGGTGGTGGTAATGACGCTCTTCCGCCGCGACCTCTGCACGCTGTTGAGTCTGCCCCAACAATTAACATTGTGGAAGGCACGAATCAGTTTGGTATTGAAATTGAGCTTGGAATCGAACTTGATTTTGCATTCCCTGGTGGAGCTGGAAACTTCGCAGTTGCGGACGACTTTTCATTCCACGGCTTTGGCCCAGGCTTGGTAGAAGAAGATGCTCGTTACGAGAACGAGAACCAGTTTGCGGAAACTACAGGTATTGTGGTTGGTGACGACAATACCGGTTCTGGTTCTATCTCTGTGGCCAGTACGACGGATTTCAATCGTGACTTCAACACCGGATACTCTTTGCGGGTTGTTGGTGTTGCAGGTGTGTCTCCCACACGGACGGTAACTTTCGCATGGTCAACGTTCATCGAACTTGGTCCGAATGGAACTTTTACCGCTGACGAAGCTGTTCCGAACACTCTTACGGAGAGTTTGGCTTTCGGAGTCGATGTGGATATCGACTTTGGCTCTTCTAACTTCGCAGTTGGGGATGACTTTGCTTTCATTGCCAAGGCTCCCGCCCTACGATACAGCGGCAAAGATAATCGAACTTACACTCTGACTCACGGATCTACATCCAACATCGTAAGTCTACCAGTTGCCCAGACGGACCCTCTAACCGGGTCTGTTCTTGCTGTTCCTCATGTTGTTGGTACTGTGGTCGGTGAGTTTAATACTGATACGCCAGAAGGCGGTTTCGGAGTTTACGAAGCTAGCCAGCAAAACTGGTTCGATCCACTGAACCCTGACGCGCGCACCGGGCACTTTCTCTTCCCGAATAACGTGAAGCTGGCTTTCCGTAACCAGTGTCGGGGAGACGGCTTTTCTGGTAATAGAGAACAGCCTGGAGACGAATTCGAATTCACAGCCAATGACCAGAATCGAATTGACTGGAGCTTGGTACAGAAGAGAGAACAAGAATTCGAGACGGACGATTTCATCACAGATGTAAATGGAACAGTTACCGGTATTCCAGGAACTACCTACATCATTCTTGTTGAGATTCCAGAGGATGGAACTGTTTCGGTTGTTACCACTTCAGGTCTAGTGTCTGTATCTTCGGTTGAGATCCCTGGATCTCCATTTGTGTCTCTACCTGTAGCTCCTACCGAGACAATAACTGTAACCTACGAAACTAAGGGGGCAGAGCCCGATCCGGGGCAGCTTTACTACTTCACAGGAAATTTCTTGCGAGGTGCTGAACTGTACAACAACCCGATTCTAGTTCTGGACCGTGATGACGGACGCACTCTTTTGGGTCCTGCGGCGATCAACAATCATCTACACATTGTTAACGAACTTGCGTTTGATAACAATGTGTTTGGTGCCTACTACATTCAGGTAGCAGACGCCGATGAAGATGGTGTGTACCAACAGACAGACTTCAAGACAGCGCTACTTTCAACCGAAAATGTAAACAACATCACGGATCGCGTGGTTCTGTCTCGACAGGATGCGTGGGGCGACCAACTTGCAGTTAACGAGAGAGCCAACGATCCATTCGCACGTCGCGAGTCTTTGGATTGGTTTGGTGCGCCGATCGGTACTCCGATTGGAGATCGCCAGACTCCGGACACACTTCGATACATTTCGGATAAAACATTGAGGGTTTATGGTAGCTCTCCGTCTCACGGTACCAGAATTCTAGCAGGGCCTACGCAGGCTACGGTTAACATCGTTCTACAGTCTGGAGATACCGTATCGGTTACAGTGGATGGTTCGTTTGTCGCGGCGGCTTTGGCCTCTCTTACAGCCAGTTTCTCCGACCCGGCAAACACCATTCTCAAGAAAAACTTGTCTGGCTTCACAAGTGTGCAAACGTACACTCCTAAGGAAAGCGCTTTACTTGGTGATGCTGGTAGTATCTACGTAACGGATCTGGGTAACGGAGTTGTTCGTATCGAAGAGGATACAACAGTTGATACATTCGCCATTGATTTCTACCTCATTTCAGCCATGACTCAGAAGCAGTTCGTTACCAAGGTTGTACGTAGAGAGATGGCTAACTCGGTTGTCGCTCTGATTGTACCAAGCGCTCAGGCCGGTGTTGGCATCATCAAGGCTAGCCTCTCTGCTATTTTGCTCGGCCTTCTTGGTCGCGGTATCATCGGTCAGTATGAGGACGCTTCTCAGAACGTAAGGAAGTTCGACCCTGATTCGGACGTGGTGGTCTTCCGAGATTCGGCAGATCCTACCCTATATCACATGTTCTATGCTTATTTCCTTAGATTCCCGATCAAGCGTGTGTTTGGTCTGTTTACCGTAAACACCAATGATTTTGGTTCGGGCAACTAGCCCACTTAGCAAGGAGCTAAACAATGCAAGGTTCAAAACTTGTCACACTCTGTCGTATTGCTGCCCACCTTGATTCTGAAAAGGTTGGAAAACACGCCCTTGCAGCCCAGATCTACGACGTTCTTGCGACGCAAGTAGATTTGTCGCCCGAGGGTAAGAAACTGCTTCAAGACTTCTTCGGATTTGGAATAAACGGAGAACAAGACTTCGAGGTAGGAAAATTCGGCGATAACGTTCCGGAAGCCGATTATCAGACGAAGCGAGACCCTTTCCTAGACCCTTCCTCAGAGCGCATGCCTGAGCCTAAGAGTGACATGCTCGCAGGCGTCAATGAAGCAGCAGCAGCTCTGGAAAGTCATGGAGAGTTCGTTCTTGCTCGGGCCCTTAGGTCCGAATTCGGAGCGTAATCCAACTTCGTTTAGGGAGAGTAACCAGTGCCGAACCCATCGCCTTTTGCGACAAATGCCTTTGACGTTACCGTGCAGCCGCTCGAACAGGGTGCTGCTGGTGCCCCTACGACCAAGACGTACCACGGTATGTCTATCGTAGTAGACGGTAACATCATCGGTCGTATTCAGTCATGGCAGCCTAATGCCTATACCCGTGAAGGTGCCCATGTTCGTGAGCTTTCTCACGTAACCTGGGGTCGCCCGATCGACTATGTTCCGGGACAGGCTACTGGCTACACCGTTAGTTTCACTCGCGTGGAAGTCTGGAATCAGGAGCTTGAGCTTACGCTGGGCTTCGGGTCGGTCTTCGATGACCTTATGGACCAGACTAGACCGTGGGTTACTCAGGAATATTTGTTCCGAGGTTCAGAACTTAACAAGCTGTGGCAATACAGCGGTTGCTGGTTCCAGACCAAGAACAACAATAACTGGGAATCCGGCGGCGACGCGATCGTAACGGTCGAGTGTGAGCTTGCTTACGTCTCCCGAGTACGAGTAGCTGGCTAATGGCAAAAGTCGATCAGATCAACTGGACTACGCAGGATAGGATCAGGAGTCATGAAGAATACCTTCGTGGCTCTAGATCCCTTGCTGCTACGTTGAACTGGACGACCGGCGAGAGTGCTACCCCTACTCCCGATAAAGAGGTCCCCGACGTTCTTACTCCTGATGTAGAATTCCCCAGCACACTTATGGATGATCCTACAGATCATGATGACGCCGTGGACCATTCGGACGGCACTAAAGCACACGACACCAGCGCAGAAATTTTCGCTACAAACTGGGATGCTCTTCTTGATACGGCCGGTGTCCCTACTGACGGAACTCCTCCAGATCCGTTGGCTGCTCAACAACAGCAGCAACAGCTTGAAGAACAGGCTGCACGTCAATCCCAGATGATTGGTAAAGACACGAACGGCTATCGGCCTGGATTGTCTGCGCCGTCTGCACCTCCCGCCGCTCAACAAAAGGCTAAAGAAAAAGAACGCGCCGGTCGCGGTGTCGAGGGCAGCGGCGATGATGTAGGTCCCACCAATCCCATGGACCCGGGAAATAAATTCGATTGGGACAGCCTTTCCCTAACTCCCCGTCTATAGTGGACTAAAGTAGTCCAAGAATGTTGGACAAAAATCTATACGCGCTTCCGGTATTCGAAAACGGTAGAGCCTTTAGCTACCACTGTCTAGTCTACAGAATATCCATTCCTGTTTGCGCTTGGGCGCTGGTTCGTGGTGGAGATATCTTGTCGTCTGGGTTGGTCGAAGATACCGATATAGACCTCATGTTACGGGCGCTACGGACGGACCTAAATGGGCAGTCCGAATGGCAAAACTGTACAATTCACTAAAGGCATATCCAGGCTAAACCTCTGGCAACAGAGACGTAATAATCCCTACTTTGCGGGTTGGTAGCAGAGACGGAGATCACTTATGGCGGACGAACGAGACCCAAACAATCCCTTAGATCAAATGATGCCTCCGGCGGATAACCCGGAATACCATAGAAAATTGGCTGAGCACAGAGACGCCCAGACGCGAGAAGCTGAAACGGCAGTAATGTCTGATCCCGCACACGCTGCACTGGGCGATAGGCTCACAAGCGTTCGCCAGGGAGTCCCTCAGGCGATTGCCCCCCAACCCCTACCCCGAACCGAAGTTCCTCCCAGAACGCCTCCTGCGGAGCCACAAGAGGGTACAGGGATCACTGTGGACCCATCATTGGCTCAGCCCAAGTATACCCCGGTAGAACCGAGACTCCCCGAGGGGATAGCAGCGCAGACGGCTCCCGACCAGACGGCTCCGGCTCCGACTTCCGCCAAAAATACAAACTCTATCCTGTCCAAACTTCGAGAAGATTTCGGAATTGATCGCATTCCACTGGAAGAGGTTAAGGTAAACGATCACGTCTTCACCATGAAGGTTCTGGACGTTGGGGCAGTTACCCAAGCGCTGCGATTTGCAGACACTCTTTCTATGCCCGGCTCACAGCGAGAAAACGCAATCAACCTTCAGATTGCTCTGACTTCCTTCGCTGTTGTAGCGATTGATCGGGAACCGGTATGGAAAGTGTTCGAGGTTCCTATCCCTAAAGCCCACCTTATTGTGGTTGAGGGCGAAGAGCGCCCAGTTTTCGCTCCTATGAGCCCGCCTCCTGAAATTCGCGTGATTGGTGCCACCATGATGATGGATTTCTTGAGTGGCCAAGCGTCTTCGACCTTGCTGGCGGAACTGTGGGAGAGCTACAACAAAAAGGTTGATCCTAAGGGAGCCCTAGATAATCTCATGACTTCCATCCTCGATGGGGAAAACGAGGGTGATGTCCCTTTGCCCTAGAAGCCACGGAAGATGATCCTCAATTGGCGGTCCGTGGCTTCGTTTTAGCCAAAACTGGTTGGACTCTGGAGTACATTAATAGTCTCCCGGAGATGCACCTGCTCTTCGCCTACCATTGGTTATCCAAAGTGGAAGAGGATACGTGGAATCGTTTGGGCAACCATTTAGGCACCCTATGGGACAGAGAAGCACTGCTCGCGCTACAATCAGAGGTTTCGGGGTCCGGCACGCCCCAAAATCGAATCTTCGTGCCGTTATCTCTTAGTATAAACCCGGAATTGCCCGATGCTCTCCTTGGAAAATCGAAGGGGCGGACAACATCCCCTGGGGAACATGGTAGCCCCAACAAGGGCGACGGACTGCACACAGAAATGGCTATGCCTGAAGGAGCTGAGGTCGTAAACATGGGAGACTTGCCGAAAGAAGAATTTTTCGGACTTGTTGCCTCTGCGGGCCTTACAAACACTAAGAAATGAGCATTCTTGATATTCTAAAGGGCGCTGGAGGAGGACATAAAGCATCTCCCGATATCGGTCTTGGTGGAGGCTACTCCAAGACCGATGTGAAGCTTGCAGGCGAGATGGCAAAACGCCTTAGTGCCATCGAAAAATTAGTCAAAAGTACAGACAAAGCATGGGAAAAAATGAGCGCTACCCGGTCTTTGTTGAAGGCCAAGGATAGTCTAGCAGCGTTCGAAAAGCAACAAAAAGTCTTTGACAAAACTATGAAGTCTGGCACCATTTCGATGCGCGAACGCATCAGCCAGTACGGAAAGCTCGCTGATGCTCGAAAAAAAGCTATTGACGATACAAAAGAATACAACAAACAACTAAACGAGTCCCGTGGTATGATGGGACGTCTTCAAAATGTTTTGAACGAGATGCCTGCCGGACTGTCTCTCTTTACGGCGGCTATTCGAGATGCTGGAATCGTGCTTGGTGACATGAATCAAGGTTTCGATATCATGGCACGTACTGGGCAAATTCAGAACAAAACCATGGGAGAGCTGGCCACTTCTACCGGAAAATATATGGCGGCCATGAGGCTAGGCTCTGTGCAAGCAGCACAATTTGGCGTCGTGGCAGAAGACTCTAACGCAGCGTTCGCCAAACTTACCGAAACTTACGGCGGTACTGGCGACAAGGTAGACGAGATGTCCCGGAAATGGGGCGGTATGGCTGCTATGTCCAAGCTAAGCGGTTTGGGTATGGTGGACATTGCAACTTTGGCTGACCAGGGCTATAAGAAGCTTGGGGAAACACTAGACGATACCCTGAATACTGTCAAGGACATGACGGAAATTACAGGGGAACTTAACAACAGATTCGGTGAAGGTTCTGTGAACTCTAAAGCTTTCGCTTCGGCTATCCAAGAAATGGCTTATGGTGCTAGCTTCATGAATCAGAACTCTCGCATGTTGACCGAGACACTGGGACGTGAACTACAGATGCAACTTGCTTTGGGTAAGGCACCTGAAGCAGCACTGGCTAGCGCCAAGAAGAACATGGAAATGGCTGGTAAGGTCAACATCGTCGGTATAACGCAGTTCCGTGATGCAATGCAGGCAGAGTGGAACGCGCTGAAGACTGATGACGAGCGTACAGCTCACTTAGAGAAGTTGAAGGAGGAATTCGGCAGTGAAGGCGAGATTATTGCTGATTTGCTAAAACGAGGCAGCTTGATGTCTTCCGACAGTTTGTTTGCCTTCGAGAAAGCAGTTGAAAACTCTTCGGCTCTTAGTCAGAAGATGTTGGAAGACATGCGAGCTTCTGCCTCCACAGGTAACGTTGGTGACCTGCTTGCCAAGGGACTTTCTATCCAAGATGCGCAGTACATGGTTGCAGAAGCGAATTTGCTAGCTACCAAGATTAAGGGATTGTCTGGAGACAAAGGTAACCAGCAAGCGGCTGCTCTTTTTGGAGAAAAGTGGAAGGAAGACGAAGACGCTTCTGCTATGGTCAACGCTGCTAGATCTGGCAAGGTTAGCATGCGGGACTTACAGAAGCAGTTTTACGAAATGGGAGGGGCTGGAACAGCCGCACAAAAGGCTTTAGCTGAAGAGGCCGGTGCCGGTAAGAAGCCCGCTTGGGAAGAGTGGGCTTCCGCTAACCAAGTAACGGCCTGGATGGGTGGCATGCTTAATTCTGTGAAGACCATTCCCGCGCTGTTGGCCAGTCTTCCTATTAGTCTTGGTGTGGTTATTGCTGGATTGATGGCTCGAAAAGGCTTAGGAAGACTCCTGGGTAACATTCCTCTTCCCGGCACGAGCAAAGGCGCTGGCATGGTTGGCAGACTATCTAAGTCTATGCCCACATTTGCTAGGGGAGCTGGCGCTATGATGGGCAAAGGAGCCGGAATGCTAGGACGTGGTGCCATGACGGGCATGAAGGGAATCCTTGGAATTGCTGGCAAGGCCGGTCCCATTGGTGCTGCTATTACGGCGCTTGGTGGATTTGCTTATGGAGTGTACAACGCATCTGAGATTTTTGGCAAAGTTGATCCCAGTATGGCGGAATACGCTGCTGCTGGTGTGGGTCAAGCCATCAGTGCTTTGACTTTTGGTTTGATTGACGCCAAAGAGGCCGCAGAAACGTCTCTGGATGTTGGCGGATGGATGAAGAATTTGGTGGGTCTGGGAGAAGATCCTCTGGCTCCCACCAAGGCTGACAGCGAAATTGACCAAGATGCTGTAGCTAAGCATAGAAAGATGCTACGAGAGCGGGGAGCACTTCCCAAAGCCAGCAATGCTAAATCTGTAGTGACAGACACCCCAGTTTCAGGAAGTGCTGCCGCCGGGGACAGCGGTGCTGGAGCTGCCAGAGCCACAGGTTCGGTATCAGGTAGGTCTCTTATTTTGGAAGTAACGAACTGGGACTCGATTTACGCCCAGTCTGTGAACGACGCCGCGTAGCGGCCAAGGAGGACGTAATGTCTGCAACATTGAATCGCGCACTATCGGCAGGGTCCCTGAAGGTACGCAACTCGGCTTCGGGTGAAGCTATCGTTGTGTTCCGAAACCCTGTCCTAAAGACTGACGACGACGGTGTAAAGTATTCCGTTGAAGTCAAGCCGGTCCGAATTGCCAATGGAAAGACCATTGACATGTTCAGCCGTAAGGATGTCGATCGGGAAGCCGTAAAGCAGTCCAATATCGAGAAGCTCGTTCGGGCGGGTGTACTAGAGGTCCTATAATCATGGTCGCTAGGCTGATTGTAACGATGTTGATTCTGGTTCCGACTATTGCCCTTGCTGGAGGTGGAGGAGATTACCAGTACGAGCAGAATACAGCACCCCAAAAGACTATCGTCATCGAAAACCATGTTCCGACCGGAGATGGAAACGGTGTGATTGTTGCTGCTATTATTGCTGGTGTCTTCACTCTAGCTGGAACAGTGATTGCTGTACGAAAGAAGAGCTAGTGGGAAGTTTCGTCTGCTATATCTGCCACGCCCAGAAGTCGTTGGATTTTGTGCATAAGCATCACAAGATTCCAAAGTCTCTTGGAGGCTCAGACGGACCAGATAACTTGGTAAGCTTATGTTCCGGGTGCCACGCTGATATGCACACGGTAGCCAGAATGATGAGGAACCCGAAGCGAGTCGGAGAAATCAGATCAGCCGTACAAAGCATGTTTCCGCAAGGAGATGTTCAATCCAGATGCGTGGAACTTGCCAATTTAGCTAACCGTAGTACCGTAATGAGTGCTGAGCAAAAAGCCGTCGATGAAGATCGAGAAATCGGCGTTGGGCTAAAGCTGAAGAAGCCATACCGTGATGCCCTACAGGTAATAGCACGGGACAGAAAATTGTCGATGGCAGACTACACCAGAAAAATTATAGAGGCACACATTCGCAATGTGTACCCAAATGTAGGTAAATGATGAGACTTATCTCGCGAATGGATAATAAGACAGGAGAAACCCTGGTTTGGTGTGGAGGCGAAGATTTCGATCCGGTAACTACCCAGGCACAATTGCAAGCATCGGGGCTTTCGCTGGTTGAGATTCGCGACGACAAATGGGCCGTCGTAGACCTTTCTAGCAAAGTTCTTGGGGAGAACAAAGATGTCCGACAAGAAGACTAGTCTGCAACCGCAGAGCGGTGCAGATAAGGAAGAAAAGAAGGACTTTACTCAGTTGCCAGACAAGGGAGACAAGAAGGAAGTCGGACAGGATAACCATTCCTTGGCTCCTCTACTGCACTGGGATACTGGCAGCGATGACAGCGACGACTAAATCAATCAATGCTTCGGCGTCTGATAGCGAATGGGAAGAACTCTACAAATGGGTAGAGGAACGGACACTTTTGTTCGAATCCTTAGGTGACAAAAAGAGTCCGTGGCTCATGCCCACTCCTGATCGGGAAACTATCATCAAGAGAATTCACGGATCTTCAGAAGGCGGCTGGCTGGGTATGCCCATCGGTGAAGGCTTCTACTAAGATCTTCAAGACTTACACAGCCAGAATTACCGCGACGGACAGGACGAGTCCGTGCGACTCTGTGGGATATGGGGTCTGTCCGTCGCGGCCACCCTCTCGCCGGACAGCGGGGTGTAAGTCTGATGTAGGGCTCTCGTGGAGCCTGAGACTATTCTTTAGTCTAGCTAATAAATAAGACCCCTGGGAGGGCCTTTCTTTATGTTGCCGATCCCCCAGGGTATTAGATTTGCCGATCCTAGGAAGGACCAAATTATCTCTAGGTACACACCTAACTCCCTGGAGATACACGCAAATGGCCGGACCCAAGTACGACAATCCTACCGTTTTCAATTTCCTGCACGACTACGGTTGCGATCTCCGAGCACGAAGAATATACAACCATCACTGGATGGGTCCGTCCGAAGAAAGTCACGACATAGGTATTGAATACGTCTCCAGAAATTTGATGCACCTAGACAAAAGTCCAGGACCGATCGAGCTGTGGCTAAACAATTCTGGTGGTTGGCTGCACGAAATGTGGGCTATCATCGACATAATGTCCATCATGGATAATCCAGTACACACAGTCGCTTATGGAAATTGTTCCTCGGCAGCTTGTTTGCTTCTGGCTTCCGGTACCGGAAGCCGATATGCTCTCCCGCACGCCTCCTTCATGTGGCACGCTGGCACTACAGACGTTTCGGAAGACATGCACTGGCCAGACGCCAAGGACCGAATGGCGTGGGAAGAGCGCGAGAACGACCGCTGGCTCGATCAGATGGCGCGTAGAACAACACCACTAAACCCCGAGACAGGGAAGAAGATTCGCACCCACAAGGACCGTGTAGCGTTTTGGGGCTTCAATGCCCGTGGGGGCGGGGAACTGTGGATGGACGCTAAGGAAATGGTTGCCAACGGCGTTGTTGACGAAATCTGGGGAACTCCAGCCAAGAAGCCGGTAGTCCCATGACCCTAGAAATACTCGATGTCTTCGGTCATGTATTCTATGCCTCTCTAGCTTTTGGTATGTTTATGCTTGCTAGAAAGAGCAGTTGGGGTTGGGTATTCCGTTTCATTGGAGAAGCGGGATGGCTCTGGATTGGAATCGAAATGGGTATGTCTTCGATCTGGGGGTGGGGAGCCCTATTTCTTTGTATGGATGCCTTTGGACTCTACAGATGGACTAGGAAAGAACCCGTCGCCCTGCTCGCCGAGGAACATTAGCGAAAAGCTCGTCAACGTCCTGTTCAGACTTTTCTTGTTCTTTCCACACTGAGAGGCAGGTTCGGCACAAAAGCTTGTCTCCGGGCATTACAGAGACCATGAACCAGCTTTCGTCGTGAGGCGCACCACACTCAGTACAGGGAACCTGATCCTCGACCCAGCGTAGTCTGTGTCCGTAGACGGTGGGCATTAGCCCCGCCATTCGCCGCCGTCAAGAACATTGACGAGCGCTCGTTTTCCATTCTTGTAGACGAGCGCGTGAGAATTCATCCATGAACTGGGACCAGAGGTGTACTCCAGCTTCAGGTACGAGCTGGTACCGACCTGGACGACCCCCTTTTCAATGCAGGGACTATGTGAATGACCTATTATGGACCGAATTCCGATCTTGTTCAAGTTGGCCGCAGAACCCCTGGACCCGTTGGGACCTAGATCACCATGTAACGACAGTTCGACCCGATTTACTACGTAAGACTCATCTCGCTCCAGGAATTTGGTGGAACATTTCGGGTCCATGTGTTGTTCTGCCCAATAGGCGAATGGATCGAAAGTAAAAGCTCCTGCTTCCCCGAATCCAGCCTCGTCGAGCATGTGATACCAGAACCAATGGAAGATCTTGGCATTCCATGGCTCTAGCTTCCAATCAACCTCCTTGAGCCACCGATATAGGTGTTCGTTGTGGTTGGACGCCACAATGATATTCGTAGTCCCGGCTGGTGTCGTTTCGCAAATATAGTCAATTGTGGCTTGAAGTTCATCCTCAACCTTATTGACTCCTTCTCGCCACTTAACGTACTGTGTGAGCGGATTGTTTCGGTGGTGATGAGAAATGGAGTAGCCATCGAACACATCGTGACGCACAACCACTTCAGGCTTCAGAACCGCAGAGATGCTGTCTTTGTTGGTGTATGTAGCTGCTTTGACATCTGGGCAATTGAACAGGGCGTGCTCGTCGCCAGTAACCAGAGCCGAAATGCGCTGATTGCGCTCTACCCCATCTACGGTGTATTTCTTGTCAAGGTCGTAGAAACACTCACCATCCCAGATGACAGGGCGAATGTGGAACTTCTTGCCCTTCTTCTCGATAACGAGACCAGCAATCGTGTGATGGTGTTCACCCTTGACACCAGCCTTGGTTTTAGAGTAGTTTTGAACAGAACACGAACCAGAAGCCCACAACTGCTTAGGAAGATCCTGCTGCGGCGTGGGAATGGTCTTCATCTGGAGCTGGTTGTGTCCGTAGATAGCAGAAGCGTTATGAGAGATGGTTTCCAGACCAGTAAGCGGGTTTGTGGCAGTTGCCTGGATTCGCATGTTACCCATGACCCACAATTCTGGGTGAATCTTGACGATGCTTTCACACAGGAACGGAACAACTTCATCCGGCCACCACACATCATTGTCGTCATCTTGAGCGTCGAAGCGAGAGGTAGGATTCTTGTACCTAATGGGAGGAATCAGAAGTTCGGAACCGTTTTCGGCGCGATAATGCTCGATAGCAGACCAAAACCCTCTATCAACAGGGGTATTGTTCTGGGAACACGTAACGAAGAATCGGTCCTTGCGCTCAAGTGCAGCGATTTGGGATTTGGTGAGTGTAAACTCTTTGTCGTCATCAATCTCTACGAGGGAAACAAGGAACCATTTACCGCATTCGTTACAGGCATACTGTTGCTTGGGTTCTTCTGCCTTGGTAAGACCGCGCTTCTGTAGCGAGTCGCTGTGGCAATGAGGGCAAACTTGGTTGTCGTCAGTCACGAGGAACCTCCTGCGTAGAAATAAGGGGTGTTTCCTACCTAATCTTTAGTTTACGACGGTATGTTGTGCTACAGCTCGTTTACTCTCGCCTTATCGTAGAATTCCACTAGACGGGGCTCAGCTTTGACAATGCTAGGGTCGATAGGTATCGTTAGAGACAGTCCCTCCAGGGAACGCATTCGGGAAAGTGCCACATACGCCTGTCCGCAGGCGAACCCCCGGGAAAGATCAATCTCTACATTATCTAGTGTAAGTCCTTGACTTTTATGTATGGTCAAGGCCCAGCCCAGACGTACAGGGAAATGCGTCATAATAGCCAACACTCTGCCGTCCCCGTCAAGTTGTTCCCACTCAACTCTTTCTACGAGAACGTCCTCTCCTGTGTCCAAGGTAACCAAAATACTACCGATTTCCCCGTCACCGCTCTGGTTGAGGCGCTTGACTACACCTCGACTTCCGTTGACATACATTCCTTCTCGATGATTTTTCAACAAAAGCACAGGAACGCCTGTCTTCAAGCATAGAGGAGAATCTGTCAAGCTATCGCGGACCATTTTCTCTTTAACGCCATCAGGGTACTTGGTGAAGATTGAGAAATTAGGTTTGGCATAAAGTTCTTCACCAGGGTGTGCTCGCAGCTTATCGAAATTTATTTGATCGGCTTCTTTGTTGGTGGCGACCAGATGCGTAGGTTCTTCCAGTTCCCTACCAACGCAGGGTCGAAAAACCTTCCTAATTTCTTTCGTGTATTCTCCGAACCTCACGCGATTTAGTGCATTAACGAAAACAGCGTCATCTTGCCTAAATGACCTCTGTAGATCAATCGTTTTCAGGTTGGCGCGTTCCCAGGAAGGGGAATCTATGGCAAAACGGTATTCGGCAGTATCGCCTTTCTCAACAGGCGGTAGCTGTAGGAAGTCTCCACAAAAAATGATCTGCACACCGCCAAAGGCTTCTGGGCAACTTCTAACTTGCTGTAGCCACCAATCCATCATAGTAATGTAATCGCCCGATAGCATCGACACTTCGTCAATGATTAGCGTCTTGACGAAGTTTAGTCGGGCTTGCGCCTTCTGCATGGCACCGGTACCATGGTACTCTTTTGCTTCTTTTATGTTGCCAGCTAAGCGTGTTCCGAGAAGGGAGTGGATGGTGCTTCCACCGACGTTGAGAGCAGCAACGCCGGTAGAAGCAGCAATTCGAAACTTGTGTCCACGAGCCTTGAACTCTTCTATGATATGCTTTACGACGAAGCTTTTACCCACACCTCCAGGACCCGATATGAATAGGTTCTGGCCGCTCATGGCTTCGTCGAAGCAGATCTTCTGTTCTGTGCTCATCTCGTCGGACACTTAACTAACCGTTTCCTCTACGTCTGTAGTGGTCTCTATAACGTCATTGGTGAGATCAACATCTACAGCGAACTTGTCGTCCGGATCAGGCATGGCATAGAGAGCCTGGGTTGAAAGACGTCCCGTGTTTCCGCCCCTGAGTGCGGCGGACCGGGTTGCCGTGTAGGTGGATAGAGCGTTTGCTACAGTACCTTGCATAGCCTGTGTTCCTACCACATTAGCATCGAACGTCATCATGTTTCCCTTGTGGAAACCAAGCTGCGACTGGACCTGTGTAAGATCCTGGTTGGCCCCGATGTAGGTGAAGTTCCACCCAGCGTCCTGAAGCTCCTTGATTTTGGAAGCAAGATTCTCGGAAGTGGTTGTGGAGGCGTTTTCACCTCCGTCGCTGATAACGACAATGAGAACATCATCAACATGAGATGCTTCTGCGGAGAGAAAGTCGATCATGGCATTGACACCATCGAACATGGCTGTCATACCGCTCGGGCGGTAATCAGCATCGCTGATGTCTTTCAGGCTGGTGACTGGAACCAGAGTCGGATTCTTCTCTGGGGTACCATCGTGGAAGACTGGCGTCACCACGTTACTGAAGGTGTTGAAGGCAACGAACGTGTTGGCGGCATCATCGGAATCCCGCAGAGCAGAAAACTGCTCATTGGTGCCGCTGATGGTGGGTTCCAAGATGGAACTCATGGAGCTACTGCGATCGAGAACGATTCCTACCAGCAGTCTCTTGGGTACGAAATTCTTAGGCTTAGGCATTTTATCTCCTTCCGAACCAGCCAGTAATGGCTGTTCTTCTGTGTGTTACCCAACTGGCCACTTGGCTAACGTAGTGACTATTCGCTGATCTAACGTTCATCAGAACCAGGGAATTGAAAGTTGGAGTAATAACTTGCCACTTGCCTTTAGACAAAACAGTCAGGCAGCCACCGAAATCTGGTTGCCAGTTACGTGTGAAATTGGCAATAAAGGCAACTTGTCTGTTGCCCACACCATCGGTATGTTGTCCCAGGAAACAACCGGATGAATACATTGTAACCTGAGGTTCTTCAATGTAGTTGTTGTCTTGGTCCGTGAACATGTTACCTATAGGCAACACGTCGGTATCGAACCAATGTGCAAGTTCAGGATCAAAGGTAGCCAATCTCTTGACAAAGAACAAGTAAGCCATTGTGCCGCCCCGAGCCAGAGACTCCAGGCTCTCAGGATGAGAGCGGGCGTACTCTTCAGCGGTCATGCCTAGAGATTTCAGGGCGCTGTTTTCTATGATTCGTGGACCGCCGGAACTGTCGCAGATACGTGCATCCCAGTCTTGGATCGTCTCAATCTTGTCAGCAATCAGATTAGCCTTATCAAGAGGTAGCCAATTCTCGATTATCCTAAAATCGTCATTCATCGTCGTCAAGTTCCTTATTGACGAGATTGGCGTAGTCTGTGGCTTGTTCCAGCTTGCTTTCCATTTGACGGAACCGTCCCCAAATGACACCCAGCACGTAGGCAGCGCGAACCTTATCGTAGGCTGACCAATCTGCCTCCAATGGTTCTAACAGGGTTTCGTTCTTTAGCTTGTGCGAATCAGCAAATTCTATCAACCACAATCGGGCTTTTGCGAACGGACCTTCAAGGCTTTTCTTCCGAATCTTCATCTGATACCTTATGGATGTTAGGAGGCCGGACAATAGTGCTCGCAATGAACCTATGTCTTGGCGGCTCTGGTTCGGGTTCTGACGTGGGGATTTCCGGTGGAAAATCCTCAATGAATGTGGCTGCGTCTATGTATTCTTCCCTAAAAAGTCGATACAGTGTGGCACCCACGACCGCTGCCAGTAAAAGCAACGGTGTCATGGCCCCCAAGAGCCAGATTCCAAAAACTAGTCCTTCGAGGAATAGAGTAATCACGATATTCCTTTAGTCTCTGCTATCAACCCGCAGAGCAGGGATTATCACAACGCCCTTGTTCGAGGACGCTGTGTCTTCTGTGCTGCCACAAAGAAATGCCCGTAGGCGTCCGGTGTCGCTGTGTACTCCACAACATTCAGCCCTGCCGTGAGCATCAAATACTTGGTGAGCAACAATGGGTCAAAACTCCCGTAGCGTTCGTACATGAAGATGGTTCCCCCTGGGGAAAGTCGTTCCGAATAGTCCCAGAGTTGTTGTCTCCAGTCCTCGTTCTCAAGGAGCCCCGAGAGACGAATCAAATCATAGTTTCCGCCTTCAATGGGACTCCCCAGCTCCAGGGTTCGCCCATAAGCATACTTTTCGCTCAACAGGTCTACCCGCTCCGACCCAAACGATTTAGGACCTTGTGGAGCCGTGTATAGAGCCGTAGCCTTTTGTAGAAGAGATGGCAGGTCCATATCTCGTGTGGAGACAGTATTCGGATAAGCCCTTATACCCGCAGGGAAATCATCGGTGAAAGCGGCAATATGGGGCACCCCAAGCGCCGAAGCCATGTGAAAACCGGACGAATCTGGTCCAATGAAGAGTTTGGCTCCTGCTATTTGCTGGGCGATATGCTGGAGACCACCCTCTACCTCCTCACCTTGACCAAAAGAGGTGATGGAGCGATACTTGATACCCTGTGAGTCGAAGTGCTTTCCGACGATCTCAGGAATGTCATAATGTCGGAAATCGTGATTTCTGGGAGAGCCAGGAGACCGCTTCGGAGTATGGATCACGATATCCAAAGGCTCGACAGTGCGGCTAGGATCAAGATACATCACGGGAGTTCTACGAAACGGGACGGCACTCATAGAGAACGCAAAACTGTCGATGCCGTGTATTCCACGATTCATTTCTACGCAGCCAGTGGTATTGTAGAACCGATCAAAACCTTGGGGCTTCTTCTCATCACTGTCGTAACCAGGAAGCGTATAGCTGGCAGTTAGGATACCTTTGATGACGCCACTTAGAAGAGGATGAAACTCGTGCAAATCAGCGTAGACTGGATGAGTTCGCAGATATACCTCCGCCGGGGCGTACTTGTAAAATAGAGCCTCCAGTACCGGCTCCATCATGACCATATCTCCACAACCTCCATAGCGGGTGACAAGTATCTTGGTGGGGTTCATTCTTTCCTCTGTTGTTTCAATCGCCGTAGCTCGCCGCGCGCTACTGTTTCTAGGTCACTGTAATATATACATTTTTTTATGCCTTTATACTTTTCTATAATAGGCTCACCCAAAAGACAGCTAACCTTGCGCCAAGGAGAAGAGGCTACAATCGTGCCACCTCTATTTTTGGTATCCGCATATACAAAAACAACAATGACTTCGTTAGTTTTATCCCACACAAGCTTATCTGTTCCACCATTCCCATTACTATTGCTATTCTGAAAAGTCCAAGAGTAGTCGTCATTTTTCTCCTTTCTAGTTAGCTTTGCAGCAATGGGACTACATGTTTTGACTGCGAAATCAGGAAGTCTTTTGTCCATAGAAGAAAAACGTAAATCGGGCTCCCAAGTTTTTTTACTTGCCGCATAAACCTTCATGTCAGGCTCTAGAAAAGGTAACTTTCCGTTCCCGTTGTGTAGCCAGTGAGACACGAGGTATTCCCCATATTTTCCTAATAATATGTCATCACTGGCCTTGGTAGCCGACCGTTTTTTTGTATATAACTCTTGGCTACCATTCACCTGCTTGTCAAGCTGTGAAACATGGTGCTTAATTTTGCAAACAGTGTCATCATGTTCTGCCTTCGTTAGTACAATGTCTTCTTTATGTAAGAGAGCTTTATTCCTTAATTCCTCAACAATTTTAGAGTCCCATGTTTTACGCATCACCACCTCCTCGGATTCGACTAGATTCGATCTTGCCCAATTCCTCAAATGAGGCGGGCTTAATGAGAGACTCTTCTTTTTCGCGCTTCTGGGTAGCTGTCTGGTGTGCCAGTGCTGCCATGGCGATCAATTGGGCGTTGGCGAAGAGGAACTTTCGGATGAGGTGAATATAGGGCACCACTTTCTTTGGGAATTTTCCGTTACCAGCAGTCAATACCTCACGCATCTTCCGAAGCTCTACAGGCTCCCAGTGCGAAGCGTACTTAGCCGGATCAAGCTCCAGCATCAAAGCAATGAGCTGGTCGAACTCATTGAGTTCCTCGGTTTCTTTTACTTCTTCTGGCTCAGTATCGGGCAAGAGTCCATAATTGTTTTCTGTCGGCATCTTCAAACTCCCTTACTTGGCATCATATTTTCCTCGCAACTACGTGAAAACTCCAAAGGGGATCTCGCCTGGACGTGTACTCCACAATGTGCATTCCCAGGACTTCCTTTAGGAATCGTACCAGTTGTACTGGCTCCGGGTTCCATACGTGCTCGTTGCCTACCCAGGAGCCTGTGCGAGCGTGCCATACTTCGGCCCGTGGGTGTGGAAGATACAGAACCATAGCGCCCCCAGTCCTCATTACACGATGCCATAGGGTAAGTTCTTGAGCCCATTCTGTAATGTGTTCAAGACAGTGGGAACTAAAAACACCGGCGAAATATTCGTCCGGGGCATCCTCAATGACATTCCTGTTGTCTTTATCTACCGGAATCCCGTTCGGGATGGGCCACGCGCTACAGCCGATATCTACGAAGTGTGCCTTCATGTACTTTTTGGCGAGGCACTTGATGAACTCAGCAGCGTTTCCGCAATTTAGGTAATCCGGGTAACGCTTCTCGAACAAGGTTTCCTCGACAGCTCGCAGAATGGACTCTTTGGTTCCGGGCACCACTACCACATTAAAGGGAGCGCGCAGTGCTTCGTTAGTAACGTCCATAGACATGATGACACGAACGTCAAGGGCGGCAGCCGCCTGTGTGGCCCAACTATCTGGACCGACTACCAGGGTTGCTGCTGCCATCAATTTCAAGATGCGCCGAAGATCGTCAGAATCCGTAGCAATACCTACTTCTTTCGTTTCATAAGCGTGGTGTAGACTCTCGGTAAAAACGGGACATTCTGGTACGCTATGGATTACCTTCGCTAGAAGGATGTAATTTTCGTCGGCAGGATATTCCTCAAGGAAGATTTTGGGGGTTTTGCGTAGAAGCTGGACCCCTGCGGCGCAAGCGAACTTTTCTACAGTGGAGATTGGCAAGGCCAAGGACCAGCTATTGATGTCTGGAATTTCTAGACAAACATCGAAACCCTCAATATCTTCATTGTTTTCGTCGAAGACGATGATCTCAGAAACATACGGATGATGTTCGAAAAACGGCTGATATCCGTTAAAAGTGCGAAGGGTAATTTGGCAATCTTCGTACTGGTAGTACAGGGCCTCGATGGTGGGCTCAAGCTGTACAATGTCATCAGTAGAGGCGCACACCGTCAGAAGTAGCTTGGTCATGATTACCCTTTAGTCTCTACTTCCAACCCGCAGAGCAGAGATTGAAATAAGAATTGGGCGGGGACCGAAGTCCCCGCCCGGATCTTACTCGCTCTTGGTCGAGACCGGAGTATCAACCACACCGATCACAGTCGAAGCATCGACCGGGACCGGAGGAACGAATTCGTCTAGAACCTTACCTTCTACGATCTGGTAGACCTCGATATCCACGCGACGGTTATCACGTTGTCGTCCGAGAACTGCCAACAAAAGGTTGTTCTCTCCGAACCATTCGGTTCGAATTCGCTCAGCAACTACACCCCTCTTTACGAAGAGGGACTTGACGGCCTCAACTCTTTGATGAGAAAGTTCCATATTGTAGTCGGCGTCTCCAGTAGAGTCAGTATGACCCTGGAGCTTCAAGCCTGCTTCTGGGGTGACGATCATCCATGACACGATAACGTCCATCGCTGGCAAAACCTCTACATCATCGAATGTAGCAGAATCGTGCTCAAAGTGCGCGACAAGACTGTGTTCGACAATTTCGATGGCTTCGGCCACTTCGATCGGCACCGAGAAAGCACGCGGACCGGTATCTCCACCGACAGGAAGACATACCGAAGCTGTGTATCGGCGACTATCGAGACCAGTCATGCGACGATCAGCAAGACGACCCTGCCGACCATCCTCGATGGGATTTGCTGTAGAGCCACACACCGCAATGCTGGGAGCCCGTGGACCATCAGCAGTGGGGATGGTGTACCCGTGTACACCCGTCTGCGCTACAGCTCCGCTGCCCCAGCAAAGCAGGGCAGTAACAAGCAGAACAACCCAGTAACTATTTCGTACATTCAACATTTTGGACTCCTATTCAGTTAGGCGGCGGAGGCCACTCGGCCTCCGCCTAAACTGTCTTCGTTTGCTACTCGATCTTACCAGAGGGAGCCGACGAAGGGAATCCACTGACCGAAGCGGCGAACAACGTTCGTGCGAGCACGAGCGAATCTAGCAGCTTCGAGGGTCAGTTCGTAGGCCAGCTCGTCATTGCCGACGGCGCGAGCCATCTCTGCGGCGAGAGCCATGTCACACATGGGGTTCGTCGTGGCGAGCGAACCACCAAAACCCATGGACTGACCGGACACGCCAGCGGAACAAGCCGAAGCGAAGACCGGAGCAGCCGAAGCAACCGGAATGTCCGAAGCCTCGATCGTGGTCACCGAGCGATCAGAAGCGTCGATTTTTGTAGTCTGCTTGTTGGCCTGATCCGTGTCCTGACCCTGGGCGTTGATCTGACCCTGCTTTTGGCCCTGAATCTGCCCTTGCTGTTGGCCGAGAGTGTTGCTATTGGAGTTGCTGCTGTTGCCGAACGTGGCATCCTCGAAATCGACACCAGAGAACGCCGCGTTGCTGTTGCGGTTGTTCACATCTGTGTGGCTGTTGCCGCTGTTGTTACCGACCGGGCCGACACCAACGCGGCTGTTGCCCGAACCAAAGACGCCAGAATCCGAATTGGCACCAGCGTTGCCGCCCTGTCCAATGCCGACACCGACGCCCGTACCGTTGCCGCCCTGCCCACCCTGGGCAGAATTGTTAATGCTGTTGTCCGTAGTGTCACCACCAAACAGGTTGGCAACAGCCGGACTAGCGACGCAGAGTGCCGCCGCCGCGATCAGAGCAATACCGAAATTACGCATTGTAGTTCCTTCTCAATTTTCAATTTTCATCATTCGATCATTCGATCATTTGGTGGAACATCCACCCGCTAAGACCGGTACTGCCGACCTTTAGTGTTCCCACACAGGCTACTTGCCTGTATAAGTTAGTTTGGGAGCCATCGACGCATAGTTGTCAATTTGTCGAAAAACTCCTCTATGTCTTCTTCTACCAGAGCCATGTGTGCGATTAGAATATATGGCGTATCTGGAATCAAGTCTGAAGCGTTATTTGAACCCAGCGGTCTATACACGAGAGAAGTCATCCACTGGAATCCTTCGTTGTAGTTCATCTCGTTCAATTCGCTGTAGATATTGGTGTAGTCCTTTTGGTTTATGAGAAGAAGAACAGGTCCGTCTTCGTTGGGCATTGGCAGATGAATCTTTGATATCGACGGGTCTTCCCTCAAGTCGTACAAGATGTAAAAAAGAATCCCTTCAAGATTTTTTAGCACTCGCCAATCCATCAACCCTTGTTCGTAACCTCCACGACACCCGTGCGAAAGGCGTTGATGACAGAAGTTACAGCCCTGTCCAGGGCGTAAGAGCTGGAATAGGCTTCGGCGCTATCGGCGATGATTTTACCGTTTGCGGCAAGCAAACGCCAGCGGAAACCATCCTTCGCTTCATATTTTTCGAGTCGAGCCATTCTATTACCCATTCGGGATCACTCCTAGCAAGATCAGCTTTTCTTTACATTCGTCACGTTCGCGGCACTTCTTTAGTGTTTTCCACGACGGATCTTGAGATTCTTCAAAATTTTCAAGCAATGTGCGCGTGCGATTCACTCTAGCTGCTATCATCATGCGCTGTACGACTCCGATCTCCAGCTTGGTGAGCTGAATTGCCTCAAGACGATAGTCCACAAAAGCTTCCCATGCAAGGGGAAATAGTTTGGCTACGATCTCTTTCCCTGCAATCTCAGCAAATTCTCGAATCTCTTGCTGGGCGTGGGAATCCATTCTGAGTCGAAGAAAGCCGAAAAGATTGTGTAAGTCTACCTTCCAATATGCCTCCGTGTAATTGGAAAGCGGCAAATCTTTGCGGGCCTGCTCTCGGGCAACTCCCATTTCTAGCCGCTCTTCGTACAGAGCGCGGGCATCTCGGTGAAACTTATCTTCCTGGGCGGATAGCATCGCTCCGCCTTTTGTAGCTTCCAATAGCCCATCAGATCCTTGCCGGTTATTTTCCGCTTGCATTCTCCATTCTCCTGGGAGAGTGGCTGCAAATTCGTCAATCGCCACAGAATACCGAGTGGAATACTCGTTTACAGAGTTGTGTACAACGAAATCGTTTGCAGAGAAGTTATGCCAATCACCTGATACTTCAAGATCGTAAGTCATTTCTCTGCCGTCATGTTCAATGGCGACTATTTTCTTCGGTTGCGCACACAAAAAAGAAGAATGCCCGTGATCTACCATGTCTTGACTGTTTTCAAGACTTGATCCCCAGCGTAGATTTTCTATTCTATTGTCAAGAGAATTACCGTTATTGTGCAACGACTCTTGTCCGGCGGATTTTGGTTCGCCAACGAACGCTCTTAACATTTCTTTATGTACTAAAATTACAGTCTGTTCGCCTGGACGATTAAGACTCGTTACCGCCCTACCATTACTCACCGTTAACTTTTTACAGCGTCCATGAGAGCGAGAACCCCTGCCGCCCATAATTCTCTTTACTCTCCCCTGTGTAGAGATGGTGTAGTAATTTTCCCACCCAACTATAGGTGCCCATTCTTCCGAATCTGGATCAATATTATTGAACACGGGAGGAGCTGTGCCGTTTCGGGGAGTAATAGTAATGACTTCATCATTGACATTTAACCAACTTAGGGTTTTCCATCCATCCGGGGTAAAAAATCTATGATCTTTTGATGCCCTAACGTGCCTAACGCCTTGGGACGTATTGATTGTAACTCTGTATACGTCCTTGATCCCGGATTCCCAAATATCCACTATGTTTGAATGAATAATCTCACCTGTTTCTTCGTTAACAGAACGTAGCTGCATAGCTTCGACACGTTCTCTCTTGAAGATAGGGTTTTTTTGTTTATCTGGTCTATGTCTATTCTCAGTAGGTTGGAATTTTTCAAATACGCTTTTTACTGTGATCCTGTACGCCTTGTTATCATCGGGCCGGTTAAACACCAAAGTTGTGTCTCCAGAAAGGCAGGCGGTGCGGTGCCTGATCCACTGCCGCCATGTGTCCATCGGCACGCGAACACGAAACTTTAGCTCCGCCATCTCGAAAGGCGTAGAGTGCCAGTGCCGCATAAGGTAGCGAATTAGCTGCCGGTCATCGCTGGTGTGTCGAGTGCCTTCACCGTAAGATACTCGGGCTGCCTCTACGATGGAGTAATCTTCCCCCATCCAATCTACAAGACATATAGTTCCGCCCGTACCCACGTTGAACTGCTTCCACTTGAGATCTTTACCTGCTTGCTCGTTGCTCATTGTACCTCTTTCAAGTATAGGTCGCCAAGCACAGATTCTCTGATTGCTCTGGCATTCTTGATATCACGTAGGATATTGCTGTGGTCTTTAGTGTATTCCAAAAGGTCTTCAAAGTTGTAGAAGATTTCTGTTGTCTCTCCAATGAGCCATACCGGAATCTCTTCAATCGGAAAATCTGACATGAGGTACACCGGTCTTCCTTCTCGAAAAGCTTCCCATGCTTCGGAAAGTGTTCCTGCTCCTAGCTGTGCAGACTTGTCGTACAATACAATGATAGCGTCCGCCAACTGGATAGCGTGAATGTCTTTTCGGAAGAATTGGTCTCTTGCAATATTCCTGATAATTTCCATGTTCTCTTTAGAAGGGGTTTCCTTGAGTTCGGATAGCCTCTGCTGTGTCGGCGCGCCGAAAACACCAGTAGCTTCCAACTTAACTGGATCAAGAGCGAAGATGTCCTGTTCCGCCAAGCGCTCTGTTATCCACTCTCGCCATTTGCTACCTAAATTTTTCTTGAACTCCATACCACCTGATAAGTACACTGCAAATCTTTCATTGGTGCGCTCAGCCTTTTGGTTTGTCATCATTTTCTCCTTTTCGTCTCAAACGTGTAGGCATTGCATAAGAAGAGCAGAAGGTATGCACCTGCTCCCTTCCAATACCCTCCGACAACAAAGAACAACATTAATTTGCGGACTTTTTCACCGAAATTTACAAGCATTCTGTTTCCAATGTTCGTTCCGCTTCCGCTTTACGAAGACGATTCATCAAGTAATCGAGATGAAGCTGCGTACCGTCCCATGCCTCGATCTCGCCCCACTTCAGCCCCACTTCGAAGTCAATCTCCAAAGGTATGTTGAAATCCACGTTCCAAATTTCAACCATTCGATCCATCAATTTGTTAGTGAACCAGGGTTTGACTTCGCGCAGTGCTTTCGGCACGTCTTCGATCGGAACTTGAAGCACTAGAGAGTCGTGAACTACGTCCTGAAGTTGCCAACATTCTTTGGTGGGGTGCGGATGCCATTTGCCTTTTTCGATCAACCAATCGCAGAACATAGCGGCCCCCAGAAAAGCACCATCGGAGGAAATGCCCTGAATCGGAGCGTTTCTTGCGATGCGCTTTGCTTTCGCTATTTCTCCGTCATCACCGTAACCCATCTGGAACGTCAACAACCGTCGCCTACGACCGATGGGGCTTTCTACGTAACCTTTCTCTTCACCTTCTTCTTCAATATCGAACATCCACTTTTCCGCCGCAGGGAACTGGGCAAAGAAGTTATCTATCCTGTTTTGAACATCTGCAATATCTTCGATCTGAAGCTGTGCGGCAATGGCCTTCACACCACGACCAAACATGGTACCAAACACAATCGACTTCGTATCTGTACGCTGACTCTTGGTTACCTGTGTGATCGGGGTTTTGTACATCTGACTGGCAGTTGATTTGTGGATGTCGCCAGCAATTCCCGCGAATACCTTAGCCTGACACAGGGCACGAAATAGCGGATCTGTGTGCAAAAGTTTCCAGGCGATCTTGATAGCCTTAGTCGAATGTTTGCCATTCAAAATTTCTAATCCGTTAGGTCCCTCCTTTTGTTTGAAGGTGAACAGACCGTTAGCGTCTTCATCCTCAGGATTCAACATGTCAGCACCAGCAGACAAGATCGCGTAGTGCATCTTAGGCTTTCGTTTTACGTAGTCCTCTGCTGCACTAGAATAATCGTCGCGCGCTTTCTTGCCGTCAAGGAACGCCTTTGCAAGGCTCGGACAGCCAGATAAGATTCCCCACCACCGGACCTCTGATGTCATGAAGTCTAGCTGAATTAGGGCGCACCCGGGCTCAGCCGCGTACATGTTCTTAATCTCTTTCTTGGCCCAGTTATCACTTCTAGGAACTTGCTGAAGGTTGGGGTCAGAACAGGAAGAGCGCCCTGTATCCGTAGTGGTGACCCAAAAGCTAGGACGCACGCGGCTGTCGATAGCCCCTTCCTGTCCATTCTTCGGATCTAGGAATTCATAGATGGACTTCACATAGGATGTCTTGAGCTTCTTCAGTCCAGAATGTTCGTGCAATCTCTCCACTTCTGGTATGTGCATGTAACGTTCTTGGAACGCCTTATCGAGCTTACCAGTCGGTGTTGGCTTTACCTCTTGCCCAGACTCTACTGCGCCTACAATAGGAATCCTTGTGCTCTTTCCGAAGTCAATAGGTGCGAGACCCATTACGTCGAAGAATAGGCACTGTTTGTGGTCCATTTTGTCGATGTTGAACATCCAGGCATCTTTTCCGCCGCCAAACACCGGCTTCATCTTTCCGCCGAGTTGCTTACGCAAAAGCCTCCTGTTTGCCTCCTGCGTAGGATGGCTACTCTTCCATTCTTCCGTAAGCTCGCTCATTCTAGCGACAATAGGACTGGTCTTGGGATTCTTCAGTTCACGCAACTGGTGCATGTCTACCCAGAATCCGTTCGAACCCATGATGCCAATCATGCGATTAACTGGCTCGAACCAGTGTTCTACCAGCTTGAGTAGTTTCTGCTTGTACTGCTCTTTGTCAGCCCTCTCCAGAATGAACCAAAACAATCGCCAAGTGTAAACAGCGTCGCTGGCACCATATTTGGCAATACGTTCGATAGCAATTTCTAGAAGCTTGCCCTGTTTCTTCAGGCGCTCGATTTCAGGATCTTCGTATTTTGCGACCTTCAGATAATCTCTAAGCAGCGAGTCCAGAGAATACGGCTTGTCGATGCCAGATTTTCCGCGATTCTCGTCCTGGCAATAAGCCATCATGCCGGTATCCAACAAAGGTCTATTGAACTTGCAGATCCCCAGACCGAAGTTCATCATCATACGAAAATCGAAGGCAACGTTGTGGAAGACCCAGTAACGAAACTTGGGGTTAGGCTCTGTAAAGAGACGAATCAGTGCCTTATCGAGACGTTTCTTGTCATCCGGCCACCACGGCGCTTGCGGGTGCATATAGGGAATTACCGTACCGGTATTTCCGTCTTCACAAAACTGGAAGGTGCCAAGCACGTTACCATAACGCTTATTTAGGTTCTTGGTTTCCGTGTCACAGGCGATAATCTTGATTTTGGGATCAGTCAGAAGGTGCTCAACGTACTCTTCAACGTCCTCTACCTTCGTCAGAATTCGGAACGCGGATGGCTTGGCCCATTTGTCCGCCTTTTTCTGGGCCGCTGTTGATCCCAGGGACAACTGGATGTCGTTCTTCCATTGTTCGAAAAACCCAGGACGTTTCATTACGTAAGCCGGATCGTAGGTGGCAAAGATCTTGCCCAGGACCGGATGATCGTAGTGCTGACCACGAGCCTTTGAGATGTGGGGGGTGCTTGGCACCAAACTCTTAAGAACACTGCCCATTACGACGATTTTGGTGGGCTTCAGAGTGTCTATGTCCGTTTTTAGGTGCTTGAGGCACTCCTGAACGGTCTCTGGAGAGATAGTTTGCCCTGCTCCACCCAGCTCATCCCAGTTCCTAACAAGTGACGTATAAGCGACTGAGACGCCTCTGACGTTGAATCTATTGACATTTTTGCGGAGCAGATCCCCGTCCTTGCCTTGGAACGGAAGGCCGCTCTCAGACTCGGACCTCCGGGGGCCTTCTCCTACGAAAAGGATCACCTCGTCCGGGTGCTTTTTGCCACGGCGAAATTGCGTAGGAATGAGAGAACAGTCCGCGTAAGCAGGACAAGACTCTTGAGCGCATGTGAAGGGTAGAATCCCTGAATCCATGCGACCTCTTTAGTCTACGAACCTACTCCCAGAGGTACTTAACGACAACTGCGTTGACATTCGTCATAGACTTGCGTAGAGACAAGGGCAACATCCAGTAGAAGTCTTCACGCAACTTGGGGGTGATAATAACCGTACCCTCATCGCTTTCCTCTTCGTACATCCCCGGGGAAAGTTTCTGTACTTCGCCGACTTCTACAGGGCGAATGGGGGACAAAACGAAAACACCTTGCGCTTTCGAGGGGCTGGTTTCTCGAAGTATCTCTACGAGCCAAAAAGATCCATCCTTCGGGGACTCTTCCGTGGGTTCCCACTTGGAGTCAATAACGCCAAGCTTACCCAATGTTCTGGTAATCAAGTGATTGTGGATTTTCGGCTTATCACCGATAGTACCACCACCTTGAACTTGCCCGTTGTTGAAGAACTTTACGACTGTTCGTAGTCCTGTTACAGTTTTCATAATCTGATCTCTTATACTGGTAGGAAGTTGGAGGAGGTTCCAATGATGGAAATTAGCGCCTGCTTCCCTGGGTTAAGTTGTGTGACAGTCTGTACGTAGTACGGACGATTCTGCGAAAATTTCGTTGTGTCAACATTTAGGATCTGCACCTCTCGAAACTCGAACTGCGATGACGTATTGGTGATAGTTCCGTCTGCTACGGCAGCGTACTCGTTGCCCTCTTCGTCAATCAAAGATACAGATACAGAGCCTCCTAAAGGAGCGTTTGCTTCGATGATTATTCTATTTGGGGGTTGCAATCCTGACACGAACGGAAATAGGTGAGTAATGGTGTTGATAGAGGCAGACACATTGTCTAATTTCAGATGAGCTGATCCTATTTGCCCGCTATCGAAAGCTGTAACATCAAATACATCTGTAACTACAGTGGCTCCGGTTACTGGAGATTCATCTCTAGTGTAGATTCTAGGAACAAATGGAGGAACTATAGTATCCGCAAAGAACTCGGAAGGATTCCTGATCTGTAGCTTAGGGGCCTCAATAAACATCTCGGGCTGTAGCTGTGTACCTGATCCAGTCCATCGAATCCAACCTACGACAACTGTGTTAGATAGGGAGTCAAAAGACAACAAACCTTCTTTGATTAGCAACAAAGCGGGTACACCGCCCTGAATCTGCTGGTTTGAGTGCTCATAGACTATAGTGTAATCAGTGGCATCTACAGGCAAAGGGTTTGACACTACCAAATTGATTGTAGAGTTCTCAATCAGTAGAACATCGTCAAGCATCACTTTGTGGGGGGCTATATTCACACTTTTCCCGCCCAATCCAACAGTCATCTCGGCACCAGAAAGAACCGCAGGGACGACGATAGCTGTAGAAATTTCGTTGATTCTCTGGGCGAGGACGGTATCCCCAAAATTTATATAACGTGTCTGTGCCATAATACTACTCCGTTCCGTATAGACGGAATTCGCCTCTCTTAATGTTGTCAGATACCATGCTGAATTCGATGCCCTCTACTCGTCCGAACTCCTGTGAAGTTACACCCCTATAGATGCCGTATATAGAAATACCGTTGCCAATCGGCTGGTCGGACAGACCCATACCTTGGCCCCAGATTCGTGGAAGATATGCTGCGTCTTCTCCAGGATCTATGAAAAGGTTAAATGAGTAGGACTCGTTATTTTGGCTTCCGAACTGTAAATTGGTGTCGTCTCTGGTTAGCTTGATATACGATAGACTATCATCAAAGTCCGAAGCTTCTCCAGCAGTTGACGGATAACCGGCCACATGAAAAGAGTAATCCGATACCCCAGCTTGTATTCCACCGTTCATACGAAACCTAATTCTGCCACCTACTCTATCTTGAACAGACGCCATGTTGTCAACCTGAATTTCAAAACGCTTCCAAGGTGTGGAAGGAAGAACCAATTCGACTGTATTTTGCGCAACACTTAGCGTGACTGTTTGAAGCAGTGTCCGAGGTACGAGCCTGTTTCCATTTTCATCTCGAAAATCAGGTGTTTGATACCTAGTAGTCATTAGCTAACCCCCACAATGACAGCCGTACCAGCCAAGGCGGGCGCGAAGGTCATGGTTACAGTGTTGGCATCAACAATGTCCATGACAGGGAATTGCGCCACGCCAGAGGTATCGTATGCCGCCCAAGTAATATCTGTAGTACCTAGATTGTGTGTAACTGTCCATACACTGGACGACGGGAAGGTTTGCGAGTATATGTTCGCAGCAGGTCCAGTTGCGCCCTGTGTACCAGTTGCTCCATCAGATCCAGCAGCACCCGTGGCTCCAGCAGCACCCGAAGCGCCCGTGGCGCCAGCAGCACCGGCGGCTCCCGTCGGACCCTGACCAATTACGCCTACGTTGGTAACATCGGCCAACGCATAATCAGTAAAGATGCCGAACATTTCTAATTGGACCTTATCAATAGGCTCTCCGAAGTCATGCTCGAATACTGCGTAATTTGGATTCTTGGAAACCAAAGCAACCGGTTCAAAGCCTTGCCAGTTCCCAGGATCAGACGACATGGCTGCCTGTACACGAATGGAAGACACCAACAGCGGCTCAGGAGGAACGCTGATAGCGCCTCCACTCACATTCCCGGGATTGTGCATAACGATAGAGATTTTCTCTACAGGGGCGCTCTGTAGTCCCACTGGGATGCCTAACGACCTAGATCGGTATTTGTGTGATACCGAGTCTAGATCCGTGTTTGCACGAGGTATACGAGTCCTGAGTCCCTCTGCAAAGGAATCTGGAGATGTGGCAAGGTATCTGCCAGCACCGCCAGAAAATCCATCAATATCAATAGGCTCCGGGGCAACGTTGACAAAGGTTCCCACGATCTTGTTGTTTGATACACCACCTGCGTTTCTAATCAAATTAACAACGTTGCCTGTTCGTGTTCCGGTTATATCGGAATCGAAAACTAGATCCGCCAAGGTAGCCACGATGTTGTTACCTGTAGTTTCGAAATCGGTGCCCACTCCAACATTGAACTCACCCAAAGAAGAATTTGCTCCACCATCTGTTCCACCAGACATTCCCACGGGAAACATGTCGTAACCAGAAGACACGGACTGCACAATAGGGGCGTTTCCAGAGGCTCCCAAATCGTCATTCACGATTTCAACCAATGCACCAAGTCCGGGCGTAGCCGTTAGCGAGAGACTTGATGCGTTGATAGCGGAAACTATAGCGGCTTGCGTTTCGACTTCTGTACCGTCTCCGCCAACATTGACTGATAGGTGTGTAATATCAGATAAGCCACCACCTCCTACGTCAAATTCAAATACTTTGGTTGTAGTACCGTCACTTAGTGTGAAGGTATCCTGGTCGTTTAGTCCTGGTTGGCTTGCAGATGTCTGAATGCTGCTGGCTGGAGACGTCACGCTGAATCCAAGCAAAGTTGCCAAAGAACTGGATACGATTGTAAAGAGGTTACCTCCAACAGCCGTGATAGTGATTTGTCGCTGTGTGGTGACAGAGGTGATGTATGTGATGCCCAAACCGGAGTTAGATGTCAGACCAGCAGCAATTTCGTCTGCCAGAACATCAGGATCAAGATAGCCGTTTCCTGTAGAAACCGAAACGTTGCCGCCCCCTTGCTCATTGATGATGAGCTGCGTAGAACCCAACGGTACGTTAATACCAAACTGCAACGCTGTCAGAGAGCCAGAAGCAGCCGCAGGGGTCTTGGCGACCAAAACTTTGCCGTTTCCTAGATCAATTGTATCGTCATTGGAAATCAATTCATTTTGCGTGATAGTTAGAGAGCCCTTAGCTTCTGCGGGATCTTCGTTACCAGCAAAAGAATCCCCGTAACGAGGCTTTCTGAAATCTTCGTATAACCACGCCCGAGATCCAGGCTCATCTGCCCCAGTTCCGTTGTAAATAGGGGTTCGTGGAAGCTCTAGGTTCGGGGAGATAGGACGAGCGTCAAGAACACCCTCTACAGCCAATCCATCCCAGAACACATCTGCGAGCGGGCATTTTTCCTTGAAGGTTTCAGTTACAGAAGCTTCTTGGTCTCCGTACACGATGATGGTAGAATCATTTCCGTCACTGGATCGACTAACAACACGAATAGTAGACACCGTAGAGAAAATAGTTGAAGTTCTCTGGAACTGGTTGATATTTTCTTCGGCGGACGGGATAGAAGAATCAGACCAGTTATCGTAGTCGAATGTAAGATCCTCACTAGCGGGATTATCATCGGCGTCCACACCGGTAATGTTCAATACGATTGACATTCCATCCACATCGTTAGACCGCGTCAATCCGATTTCAACAGGCGCATCACCACGCATTGCTCGTGTTATAGGCAGATCAGATGTACCCATTGCCGAAAGCTTGATGGGAGGCTGCAAGATCTGGGGGCTGGAGATTAGAACCCCGTCAGCGTCTAGAAGCACTCGAAAATTTTTGGGGATGGGTCCGGAACCATCAAAAGAAATGATAGGAGCAGGAATAGAAGACACTGCGATGCCATCCGCAATGATAAGCTCAGAATCCGCAGGCTGCAAGAACACTAAATCGTTTGTTACAGGGTCTACCGGAGGCTCTCCGGCTTCGGAGTACATGTATTCGACCGTGATTCCTTCTTCTGGGATGGGTTCATTTGTTGGAATCACGAGAATATTTGCATCAGGTACAAAATCCACAGAAATTTGCTGAGCAGGGTTGCCTGTAGCGTAAGCGCTTCCTATAGAGATAGGGTAATGCTGTAGTGCTACATACTTGGCGTTTATGCTTCCGAAAAGTCGGGCTCGTCTCGTAACCAAACCTGTTCCGTCAGTGTTGAAACTTACTGCCGCAATGACTTCTTCAGTCTTGATGCCTGGATATCGTGGTTTAGACACATCCTTCGAAATGACCATGCCGTGTGTAACAGCCTGTTGATACAGAGTTAGGCGACCAGCAGCTAGATCGTTTAGACTGGTACCATGAGGGTTGGTGTCTGTCGGGTCCGCCGTGCCTACCTTTGTCTGGTGAGCGATATCCGTGGGGCTGAACCAGGGCCGATTATCATCAAAGTTATTAGCACCAAGATCAATAGCAAGATCCAGAGTTAAATCGGCTAGCTGGTTTACAGTAACGTAAGCCAAAACCACGATGTCCTTCAATCGTGTAGGTGTATATTTCGAGGAATCTGTGAAGTTTCCAAGAATGTCCACGCCAATAACTGAATCGTTATCGGACGGTCTCTGGTTTCGAACGGCAACGTCTATGTTGAATTTGTTGACACGTCTCTCTGTTCCGTCTTCTGTGAAATATTCTATGTAAACGACGTTTACAGCGCCGACTGACGTTGAGGCCAATTCGAGACTGGTGATTCTATTGAGAAGCTTGACCCAGTTGCCGCAAGCCGTAACAGCAGTACCCGTGGTAACGTCTACTCGTAGGGCGTTATCCGCAGATACCGAGACGTTTAGGGGACGCTCAATATCCGACGTAGAAATGTCCTGCGGATCGATAGTATCAACAATACCGAAATGCCCAGAAAAGTTACCAACAGCACCAATCGTTAGTCGAGTGCGCTCTTGTATTTCTTGTCCGTTGCTAGTCTGCTGAAACTCCAGGTCATCGGTTGCGAGAGGCGCCTGGAAGTTAACTCCCGGTAGCTTATTCGCCATGTGTCTTCCCCTTAATACTGTTTTCCAAATAGGATACCGCCTCTTTCAAAAGTTCTGGGATGTCTTTGAATAATGATCCCAGTCCTGTGTTACACTCTAAGAAACTTCCTGTGTTCCCTGTCGTAACGTCTTTTTCCCTGTTCCTGCGGCAAATTCTGCACATATTGTGCTTACTCTTAGAGAGATAAGTGTTTTCCGATGTCCTGGGGTGCCAATTTATGCAAGTCTTCATGATATTAAAGGAAGATCATACCGCCGTCGAAACGGTTCGGTGTTCGGTTGGAGTCGAATCTCCCTTTTAGACCAGAAGCAAAGTTCAAAAACATAGGCTTTTGGAACATGTTGGTCGCCTGCCACTGAGCGTCCCCAAAAACATCCGCTGTTATACCGTAGATCAGAGAGAACGCCTGATTTTTAGTAGGAATCCAGTTCCCGAACTCCACAGTCGTATCCTCTGTTCCAATAACTACGATTTCAATTCTTTCCGTAGGTTGATTTTCAAGAGTTGTGCCCACCAGAACGTTCATTGGAGTAGCAGGCAACAAGTTGAACTCTCTCCACTCGTTAGGATAGAATCTTACCTTCAGGGTACAAGGTAGGTTGGCTGTTACAGGAATTCTCCATTCTGTCCCCGGGGGCATTGCCGGAATCGTCTCCTGCGTAACCTGAAACTGCCCACGCTCGTTACATAGAGATACTGCATAGATTTCTTGTGTGTTTCCTCGCTTGGTGAACGTGGTCGAGCCATCCGCCACTTGCCACAAACAAATAACGTCAGCCATAATTGGCATTTCGGTGATCTGAAACTGCTTTTTGATCGACAGAGGAGCAAGGTTGTCGTGTATAACGGAAGCCCCCAATTTGTCAAAGACGGTAACCGATAACTGTTCATCTACGTTATCTCGATCGAAAAGCACCCCAGAGACGTAATCCAGTAAAAAGGGACCGATATCATCGGGATTTCCTGGTACTTGGGGTATGAACACCTGATTGCTTAGATAGCTAGGCTGCGCCTTCAGAAACAGGTCTGTGCTGTCCAAAGGTAGATTTATAGGCAAAGGGTCTTCCAGCTCCAGCTCGTAAAACAGGGTAAAAGGATTTACTCCGTCAGAAACAGAATCTAGGAACCGGGCTCGTACAATCTTATCGTCTAAAAGGCTCGTTAAGAGCCCGGAAGTGGTCTGTATGGAGATCCTGTCTCCTGCTAGGAGGTGGTACCGGCTTCTAACTATAATCGTCGTAGACCCTGTCAGAGCAACCTGTGCAGGCTGCATAGGAGTAGCGTACAGATTGACCGAATTATCCTCTGTGAAGTCTCCCAGAAGCGGATTGACAAGCGTGATGTAGTCGTCCCCGAAATCTCGAACCAAGGCAAACTCTTCGTCAGGACCCAAAGACAACACGGCCCCAACCTCCAACCATCGACTGGGTCTCTTAAGAAGCAACGTTCTGGTGTTTCTGGGAGCTACCGCTGACAATCGAATCTCGTTGTCAGGGTTAAGGAGAGAGAAGTCGGCTCCTGTTTTACGAGCAAACCTAACCTGCCCCTTCAGAAGAGGATCTGAAAAAATAGGAAAGCCTCGTGGCTGTACAACCACATTGCTATAGTGGGGGGAGATTCCACTGACAAGTTGGTTGTAGCGTGTTAGACGACCTCTAGCCATTAGTTTTTCTCAATTTTCGACCGAACCATTCCTACTCGGTGTCCAAGATTGTAGAGTTCTTTGTTTTGGGACAATTTCTCTTCCGCTGCTGCCAAGAAATTGGCTCCGGCTTCGGCTACGTCCCGAGACATGGTTCCATTAGGGTACAATACCGATCGCAAACTTTGCGCCATGCTCGTCAATACCGCAACGATAGCCTTTGAGTCTGCCTGCTCCAGTACATCTTCCGTAAGGGACGCAATATCTTCAGCGGCAGATACCGCCAATTCTTCAACAGTACGATCATCCATGTCCTCAACAGCGGCGTAATTTTCTCTAACAACGGTTGCAAGACTTTTGTTTCGTGGAAGGGCACTGTCCGAAGACATGATGAAAATAGCAGCATCCACATCAGCACTTATGTCTTGATTCTTACCGTCAAGATCATTAGCGATCAATACTAGCTCTGATAGTAGTGTGTTGATATCCATTAGTATTGTGTAATCACTCGCATCACTAGGATGCTCTTAGTATTCTTAGCTACGATGGGAAAATGCCCGACCGCGTACAGGACTCTTTGTCCAATTTCCGAAGGGTTAACAGAATCAAGTATGTCTGCGTATATTCCAATTTCTCCGAAACCCACATTACCGACGTTTTGCGGGACTCGGCACACCAAGGATACTGCATCTGAGCTAGGTCTCTCTATATCCAGAAAATCTTCCAGATCCACAGGAGCCGAAGCAGGGAACTGCGCGCTTTCCAGAGCAGGGCTTACACCTCCAGACAAAAACCCGGACCCAGGAGTAACATCGAAGTTGTTTATACCAAAACCACCACCATCGAATTCCACCAGCGTATTCAGGTTTCCTGAGGTACCGGCAGAAAGAGCTTCAACAGTCACAACAGCGTTCACTGCTGTAGCGCGAACGACATTTTGGATAAGTGGATTAGACGAATCGTTGATGGAATTCGCGACGTTTACAGCAGTTTCCTCAACGGTATCTCCCGGGACCCATGTTCCAGATCCGGGGTTGTTCGTAATAATCTGATAGACGGATGTGATATCTGGTATGATTACACCATCACTTCCTGCCTGATTCCAGCTCTTTCCGACAGGCGTTCCGTTTGCTGGGTTAGGAGGCTGGGGAATGGGGAATTGTGTTCCCTGGAAATCCGTGTAGCCGATCTCGATTGTAGTTTGTGTGTTGGTAACTATTTCTTCGTCAATCCCTGCCAGTGTGCCAGATACAATACGTAGTCTCTTTCCTATATGCGCATTAGATTCCAATCCGCTTGTGATTATAGTGCCGCCACCTCCAGCAAGGTTATCCACTGTACCGTCGTTGTATCCCGATGTCGGTCCGCCATTTTCTGAGCTTCCGCCGGACGCCGTTCCCGTGGCCACGACGCTGACACCTGCCGGAAAATTGACGCCGTTGATCCTGATGTTGTCGGTAGAATCGAATCGGTTGTCTGTAACGGAAATCGTAGCAACAGCTTGGGTTGTGTCGTCTTGAATAGGAGTCACCAGAAGGGGGTTGTCCAGTGGATACCCGCCGTCGCCCATAGCGAAACCAGCCAGCTTGAAAGATACCAGCGGCTTAAGCGGCTCATTGCCAGTTAGCTGAGATCGCGCTATGATAGATCTTGCCAGAAGGTTCCGACCCTCTAGAGTCAGAACAGCAACGGGATCGTCTGTTTGTGACGGGAAATAAGGCATTACGATTTATCCTCAGGCAGTAGAACCTGTACGCTATCTTCTTCTTTTTCTTCTACGGAGCTGGCTACGGACGATAATAACCCAGGAAGTGCTGATGCCATAACGGCGAAACCTTTAGCTACTTCATTCTTCATGTCGGCAGCGGTTCCTGTGGCCACGTTGGACGCCTTGATGGCTTCAGTCATGATCCACGGTAATAGCTGGAAATTGCACCCTCTTACAATCTTCTGTTCTCCAGTATTGGATTCAGTCATAATTAGTTCGTTCCAGGCAGGGCACCCGTTCTCGCCGTTAGATTTCGGGCATTCTGAACATTTGAATGCGTTCTTGTAGTTCTCAGCCATCAGAAAGTAATCCAAGAGCAGAGAATGTACTTAGGTCCGCTGACCGGAGCCAATCCTCTGTGTTCGTGTGTCCAGTAAGGAGGGAAGCAAATTAGGCGGCCTGCCACGGGATTTACCTTGATTTTCTGTAGCCTGAATTCCGTTTCTCCGCCTTTTTTTACATCGTTTAGATACCACTGGAAAATCAGGTATCTATGTCCTTGTGCTCGACCGTTCTGGTCAATGTGCCAATTGAAAAATTCGGTTCCGTCGTTATTGTATTTCTTGATCCTGTACCCTTCGTCATTTACGGTATTAACCCTGGCCAGACCGGGAACTTTTTCTCTAAGTTGTAGCATCTTAGATGTAACTTCTTTGTAGAGAATTTCGTCTATATCTTTCCATTCTGGGAAGCTACTAAGGTACAGCTCTGTACATTTCTTTAGTGTATGGTCTGCGGCGATTGTTCCGTCTCCGTAACCAACACCTCCATCTATTTTTCTGCCATCTTCCTCGAAGCGTCTGATGATTTCTCCACACAAGTCGGGAGACAATGAATTTTCGAATATTTCGATGCAGTGTTTGCTGTAATCCATGTGTAAGCCTAATTTTTGGTACAGATAATTACGTTGACGTAATTTGGTCTCCATGTTCCATCACTAGAAACTGCGTGAGAGTGAGAAACGCCCCCACCTGCTAGTTCCGTTGGTCTTCCTCCTACACCAGAATGGCTAGCACTTCCGTCCGGTCCATTGAAGTTGTACGTGACGTTTTCATCTCCTCCGCCACCACCAAAAATATCGTGTTGGTGGGACGGGATTTCCGAAATATCCAAAGCGTGAGGATCAGCAGACAATCCAGTGATGTCCCAGTCTCCGCCACTTGTTCCCCCGCTACCCAAAATGTTGGTAACCAAAACTACTCGATCGTTCAGAGAAGAGTCAAAAGTCCATCCCGTAGGAACTGTATTTTGTACAAACATCATTCTGGTACCTGCTGGAATATCTCCACCTGCCGTAGCATCAGCCCAAGCAACTCCTGTGTAGTATTCAATTCTTGGCGGGTCAATATCCGTCCGAATGTGTATAGTACCGGATACGGGGTTTGCCGGACGGCTAGCATCGGACCCAAACGTGAACGTATGCAGACCTGTATTAGAGTCATGTTGCTGTGCCCATTTATTTGGAATAGGAACGGACGTTATATTGACCAGAAGTTGATTACTAGCCGTTGCCACACCTACGTACCAATCATTGGCCGTAGTAGTTAGAAATCCCGGAGTGTTGGGGTCAGCAAAGTATTTGGTTCCAGTCGTAAATGGGCTTCCTGAGGAAGGTGAATACAATCCAGAAATGATTACATTGTTTCCTCTGCCTCGAAGACCTGTTGGAAGTTTTAGCGCGTTCTGTGTCTCTGCACGAATAAATTTCCCTGTGGCCTGCTCAAAAGCAACTGTTTGTCCTTCCTGAACACTCAGGAATAGCGAGGAAGGGAAGGTGACCCCAGGAGTCACCTCCCCACTCGCTTGTAGTGGTATTCCATTCATGTTCACCAAAAGGATGGTGGCACTAATGGCCGTTCCAATAAACCATTCGTTTGGTGTAGTGGTCAGGCTACCGGGGTTGGCTTTGTCGGCATACACTTGAGAACCAATTGGGAATGCTCCGCCAGATAGAACAAGCATTCCTTCTTGGATTAGATTGTTTGCTGTACCCCTAACACCGACAGGGTTTTTCGTATTAAGGGGATCTGCTTTAATGAATTTCGAGGTAACAGTGTCCCATGCAGCCACTTGTCCAGGGTTAACGAAATCCCATATATCGCTGCTGAACTGGGCATTTGCTGTACCGCTTATAAGTCTAGATAGCACAGTATTGATTTGTGCATCCTGTGGTCCTCTCTGGATCATGAACTGGGGCGGAAAATCTCCCCAGTGGGTTCTTTTACCAAACGACGCTCTTGCCCCTCCGGCACTAATCGTATTAGTGATTTTCAGGTACAAAGTACCGCCAGGATTCAGATCTGGAATGAAGAAGCCCAAATCATCAATATGCGTATCGCCTGCGGTGTTGATCTGAGTAGTGGGAGATTGTCCAACATCCCCAACACGTACTTCCGTGATTTCTACAGATTCAAACGCATCGTTGATATATTGGCTCGGGCTTGGTTGCGTAAAAGAATACAAAGCGAACCATTGTTTAGCTGTACCTACGGCTTCCTTACCTACGTAGTAGCCTGCACTGTTTTGTGCTGCTCCCAGTTCTACCCAGTTCCCTTCAATTCCCGGAGAAACGCTGGTAAAGGAATTGACAACAACTTCGGAAGGCGTAGCAAGAACTTTGGTGGACGTAACATAGGGATTTGTAGCATTAGGAAGTTCGTCTTCCAAAGGTGTTCCGTTTCCATCTAGCGCTGCTCTCTGATCTGAGGTTGGCAGAATAAGGGAGTCTTCTAGAACATACTTGTTCGTAACACTTGGGTCCAAAATACCGGCACCTGACAAAGCTGCCGCTTGGGCCGTGCTAACGTGTAGCTCGGTTCCCGAGTCATTGGTATTTCCCCTGTGTGAATCAAGCTGATCCTGGATGTCGGACGTATCTGTGCTATTAACCCAGTCACTACCGTTCCAACTGAAGAATGCTGGAACACTACTGCCGCCGGACCCGTCGGACACAATGAAATAGTCCCCCGTACGATTAGTGTTCAATCCGGAAACCGGCAAAGAGGATTCAGAGTTTACTAGTCCACGAAAGTGAGACCGTCCCAGAACGTCGATTGCGTTTCTTTCGGTATATGATACATTTGCTGAACTTACAGATGTGGCCCCTGCTGGAACAGTAACCGTCCCAAAAACGATCATGTTGGGGTTATTGGCACCCTGTTCACCCGGAGAACCAGTAACGGCAAATACATCGGATGTAAGTAACTCTACGATAATTGTAGGCTCTGCGTTTACTTGGTACTGCTGTTGGATAACAACATAGCTCTTTACAGAGATCAAAGGATCAGACACAACGTCAAAAGTCTGAGCATTACTCTGTTTGACGAACATTCCGTCAGAACCAACTGTGGAAAATGCTCCCAGTGTAACCTTCAGAACACCAGAAACAGGCGTAACGAGACCACCTTCGAAAACACCCTTGGACAGAAGACCGGCAAGCCGATCATTGATATCCTGGGTAGAGTCCGGGTTTCGGTACTTTAGTAGTGCTCGTTCGTTTGCCATATTACGTAAGTCCCAAATCCAATACCAGAAGCATTCGATCTCTGGCTCGCGGCGTAGTTGCGTGCTCTACACCCGCTCTAACCTCAAGAGTATGCGCGCCCGCTGATACGTTGCTCAAGTACCCTACTAGTGTAACTGTGGCTTCTCCGAATTCTGTGAGATCGAACTCGGCATTCAAACTATTTGGGCTGGTAATCTGAACACCATCCAAGAACAATCCAACAGACATGTCACATTGTGTTCCCTCGTCCTGATCGAAGAAACACGGAGAGAAAATCACGATCTTGGAGTTTCCTGTTCTACCTGTGAAGTCAAAAGGCAAGGAAAGAACAGTGGTTATAGGCGTTGGAAAAGAGGCTGTTTGTGAAAGGACCTGCGCTACGTTATCGCCTGCTGTTAGCACCTGAACAACGGTCCCTCGCAGATAGTCCGCTCCTCCAAGCAAATGTCTGGCGTTGTGCAGAAACGGGTTCATTGAATCCGAGACATTATCATGCAAGACCTTCAATGGCATGCGTATCTGTTGGCTAACCGTTAGGTTCTGATCAACAGTTAGCGGGCCAGTAAATCGTGACTGTTCAACCCAAGTATTGGTTGCCCCATCGGTGCAAAAATACACGCGCCCTGTATCTGTAGCGTGGTATACCATACCTGTGGAAGATGCCTGGGAGTTGGAAGCTGCAAAGCGACCTGCTGCCGCGCCCGACCAAACTCTAGCGGACCCAAGGTCGTGGGTACCAGTTTCGTCGTCGTGTTCAGCCGCTACGATTGTTCGTGCCGTCTCCCAAAGAGGCGCATTTACACATTCAACCATCAAATTGTCTGTCGTGGTGGCTCGCCCCACAAAGAAATCGTTCTGTGTTGTGGTTAGGTCACCAGGAGTCAAAACCCCGCCCGGAGCGCCTGCATACCAAGCATAGTAACGAACACCGTTAAGGAATGGAGATCCTCCTGGAATCCATTGTCCATTGGCGATGATATTGTTCGAGTTGCCAAGAATACCCTGAGGTGCTAAGGCGAAAGACTGCTCCCAAGGTTCCCACATCGAAGAACTTGCTTTCCAGGCAACTGCTTGACCAGGAGCCGCATTGATTAGTCCACCAGGGAACGCGGTTCCGGGAGGCGTTACAGAACTTGTAATGCCGACCGAATTCATAGATACTAGAAGCTTAGTAGCTGTAAGAAAAGTGCCAACGAACCTGTCGTTAGGAGTTACCGTCAGGGCTCCTGGTGTAGAGTCATCCGCGTAAACCTCATTTCCTGCCGAGAATCCGGGAGCTACGTCAAATTCATAAATTCCATCCTGAATCAGATTGTTATAGTTACCGCGAATACCAATAGGAAACCTGTTCAGAGGAATGTTGCTGAGTACCAATTTGGCGGTACCAGAATTGTAAGCAATAACGTCTCCGGGGGAAGTTGTTACGTCCCATTCGGAATTTCGGAAATTTGGAGTGGTGTTTGTAGCCAAAACCTGATTCAGTCTGGTGTCTACCTGACCGAACTGCGGTCCGCGAGAAAGAAATGCTTGTGGAAGAAGATCCTCCATCGTAGTGCGCTTTCCGTACACAATTCGAAAATCTTCGTCTGCCTGCCCATCAACATCCCCGTCACTAACCTGTAGGTACAAGGACCCTCCGACACCACCCTGGAAAGGAAGGTCTCGCCAAAACCCCAGTTGGTCAACTTGAGCATCGCTGCCGGGATTAAGCTCTATGGTAAGACTGGGTTCGGTGAACACGCCAGTAACCCGAACAGGCCGCCCTTGGGAGTTGATTAGCTCTTTATCAGACTCTTCTCCGGTGGTGGCAGATGAGAAAATATTAAACCACTGTTGTGCGGTTCCAAGAATCCCCTTACCAACGTAAACAGGTCCATCTGCCTCTGAGATTTCTATGACAGCCCCACCCGAGAATGCTTTTTCAGCGGGGACTGCAAATACCTTGCTGTTCAACGTGAACTGATTATTTGGTCCGGGCTCTGAACCGCGATATCCCGGTCCCTGGTCAAGGGCACTGCTGCCGGATAGAATCGTAGGATCTCCGGTTAGACCATCGTTCTCGTTCTGAGCCGGAATTCTGGGATCTAGAGACGTAACAAATCGGTTAGAGCTGTTCGGTGTTCCTGTTGTCCCTAGAACCGCCTCGAACTGCGTATTAGTCAAGTGCTTGGAATCGTTGGATAGATTGTCAATATGTTCTTGTAGGAGATTGGAAAGAACCTGTGCTTGAGTAATATTTATCCAGTCATCGCCATTCCATGCGTACATTTCTGGAGTGTCGCCAGAGCCGCTAGTAACGATGTAGAAATCTCCGGGCCTATTACGGTTACCGGAGCCAGAGGGCAAGTTTCCTGAGTTGGTCAAGGTGCCCCTAAGCGACAGTCTGCCAAGGGTATCCACGATGTCTGCTTCTTGGTAAAAGATTTGAGACTGCGTTACGAATGTGGATAATAGGGGAAGATCAACGACCGCAAATACGACCAAGAATTCATTATCTGGGTCGCCAAGATAGGCTGCTTCGGAAATACTTTCGACCTGTACAACCGGCGAGGCGTTGTCTTTGTATATTGAGCGAAGGACAATGAAATTGCGAATTCCGTCTACTACAGACAGTGTAGTAACACTATCTTCTTGGACGAACATACCGTCTTTGCCCACAGCGGAGAAAGGGGCCAAAGACACTGCAAGGCCATCGCTAACGGTTCCTGCGGTTACCGCACCACCAGCGAACACACCCTTGTTGAATACAAGAGAGCGATCGTTGATATCTCGGGTGCTATCCGGATTCTGGAACTGTAGAAGAGGTCGTAGTGACAAAGTTCTGTCCTCTTAGAATATCACGGAAACCATGAACTCCACAATTTCGGTGTCCACCTTAACTCGCAAAGGAAAGTTTCCGACAGCGAACAGGAACGAAGTACCAGCAAGATCTGGATCCACGTCATCAGGATACGTGGCAAACAGTCCGATATTGGACACCTCGCCAACAGCTTCATTTTGCTGTAGAACGCACAGAAACGTAGGAGTGAAAAGGTCAGGCAGTTCCGACTCATCAACAGGCTCGGGACCAAAAGTTACTCCAGGCAAATCGCTGAGAGATGTGTCCGGTGTCAAGGCAATGATGGGATTACCAGGATCATGACCACCATTTCCTACTTTGAAGGATGTAACGGCGAACGAAGTGCCGTGGACCGTGAGATTAGCGAAAGCTGCGCGCCCGCGATCCGTGATCGCAGCCTTAACGGAAATTGCCATGTCTAAGACTCCTAACTACTACTTACGATTCGAGAAGTTCGTCCGCTAGATCCTTGTGCCCCCTGCTGTAGAGGTCAGCGGCTACCTGAGTAACGTTCTTCTGGGGCACCACAAGAGCACCGTCAGGTTGCACCAATCCGGCCAATGCTCTGATCTGGTTTCTGTACTCCCAAATCTTTAGAGGTCGATTTAGTTGTCGCGTCCATACGCTGGCCGCGTCAACCGCCTCCTCCAGCGTGTAAAAACGAGTTTGCTGACCCGTAACTGCTTTAAACTCGTCGTCAAGTACGAATGTTCGCACGATTATCTCCTAATCTGGCCCGGCTAGGTTCTACTACTAGAGATAACCGAGCATTTATTTACGGTCACGGGCACTAAGAACCTATGACCTTGAAGTAGTGGTGTTCCCCCGCATTTGTAACCCATCTAGTTCCATTTACAGGAACTAGATCTGCCGTTGTCTTAGCTCTCGGATACGAATACCCTCCAGTCTCTTTAGTCCATACGATCTGATTTTCTGGTCCTGGCGGCAAAGACAGCGTGTTTTTCTCGCGAATCTCGATCTCTTCCAGTGTGAAGGCTCCTGTATTTGTGAAGGCAGAGAACAGAAATCCAAATTTGGTGGCCCCAGGAAGGGGGTCAAATAGTGGACCCGCCATATCAATAACCAAAGAATCGTTGTTAGGATTCGTAAGAGAAACAGCGGTCCGTCCAAGGAAGGTAAGAGCGTCATCATACCATTGTATGTATACAGCCCCACTTGCTGTTGGAAAAAGTCCGCCGGAAGCTACCTGATTACTCAGAGTCAGTAGTAGTTCGTAGTTTGTAAAATCAAACAAATTCAATGGGTTAGCTAGAATAACCCCCTGTTCGTGTCCCGGAGGAGCTTCCACAGTTATAGAGCGCTCATTAGGGGTTACACCGCCGTTGCCCGCTTCTGCGCCAATCCATGTCCAAGTGGGGTTTCCAAAGTTGAGAGCATAGCTTTGAAAAGGGGGAAACTGCTCGTCAAAACCGGAGCGATACAGGGGAATCCCGTTGGAGTATGTCTCATTCCCAGACACCACAATCCAGTAAGGTGTGGAAGCGTCAAGAGCTACAGGGGTAAACATTCGAAATACTGTGTACTTAGGGATACCGCTAGGAATTTTCCTCGCTAGAACTCCCTCAGCGCTCTCTATGAGATTCCCCGGCTTGCCTGCGTTGTCCTCGTGAATCGAGGCAGAAATGCTTCCTACAGGATCTCCAATGCGATGTAGGTGGAGTTCTAGGAAAGACACGCTGCCCGGTTCCGATAGTTCGAATTGCTGTGCTACAGACGTTCCCAGGTCGCCTACAAGACCTTCTGCGAAGCCCACAGAGCCGCCGGAGAAGCCTGTGATGTCGATCAGGTCGGGACCTGGATTCGGGTTTGTGAAGGCGAGAGACAGCTCATCACCCGTGGGGGAGAACTGTCGTGTAAAAAGGTTTACGAAACGTTCATCTCCCGGACCTGTGTAAGTGCTTGACTTTACCAACGTATTTAGGAACCTGCCCGCCTCTTTCCGAAGATTTTCTACAGTAACGTCTCGATTGAAACCTTCAGTGCCGATTCCGGCCGTGCGCTGAATCTTGTAACGTCCCGGAATGTATACCGTGTCTCCATCCACGTTGTAGGAAGGATCAGCCAAAAGTATCTGAGAGTCTCCAAAGCGATCCGTAAATGTCAACTTGCTGCCCCACAGGCTTTCGGGAGCAATATTGTCGATGTCTTCCAGTTTCACTTTTGCCCGAGAAGGACGATAGGTTCCAGACGGCTCCATCTTGTACAGACGCCCAAAATATAGGTCGGACCAACCTGTAGAGCCTTCCGCCGGAACAGGTGTGAGACTGAAGCCAGCGATGTCTGAAGAGTCGAACCCGGGATCAGAAATTCCACCATCCGGAAAATCTATGAATACCGGAAGCACGTTTACCGCTTCCACCAGATTTTCTTTGTCGAACTTCCAGCTACGCTTTCGCCCGAGACTGTCTTCTGCAATAACGCCGATACTAGCTAGATTACCTGGGTAATTAGGTATGCCCTCTACGTTATTCACAGTTCCGAATGCCTCTGGTCCTACGAACACTGTAAGATACACTGTTTGACCGCCAGCATTAGACCAGTTCATAGTCGGACCGGAGTACACAATCTCTGGAGCACTGTTTGGTGTGGGTACAATAGTGTGCTTTACAGATGCAGTTCCAGACAACGCGATACCACTATCCTCCGAGATGCTTCCGGGGTCAGCTCCTATGATGCTGAAATCTGCAATAGAGCTGAAGTCCAGCAAATTGATTTCTATGTCATTGGTTTCCAAAGTCACAGCCGAAAGCGGTTCATTAAGTTCAGCTTCCACCTCCACGTCAATATCTAATTCAAGCTCGCTGGAAAGGGTGCTGACGATTTGAGTGAAATACCCGTCGTAAACACATTCCTCCAAGCCAGATGTAGGACTAGGAGTGATGAATAGGGAGTCCAAAGCATATATGATTGGATTAGAGTTATTGGCGTACTGTTCGAAACGTCCTGTCAAAGATAGACCCACCCACCCAGTTGCACCAGGATCTAAATCTGGAGAGTCCAAAAGATCTCCAGAATCGAACGGAATGTTGGAATCGAACGCCAGCCTCTTCTGACCTAAAGGATTGTCTTCCGTGATGAAAAGGTCAAACGGATACGCTGCGGCGCAAAACCGTATTATCAACCTATCTAGGATCTGTACAACGATTCGGAAATCAGTGAAGGTGAACTCACTGTAGGCTGTGGCTGCCGGATCATCGAAATCAAATAGATGTCTTTCTTCAAATTCGTTTGCCAGAACCAGAATCTCGTGTTCTCCAATTTCTTGGATCTTGTAGAAGTGTCTAGCGTTGTTGATTAGACGAATGAAAGTTAGCCAGTGGATGATCTCATAATTTGGAATCCAAGAATGAGCCTCGTAACCTCCGAACTCTAGCTGGCTTCTGTATAGCGGAACTACGTCTGGCTCAAACTGGGTCTGGTCTGTTTGCGTTGGAACGAAGATAGGCGTAGTGCCAAGTAGGGCTGTTGCAAAATCACGCACACCTTGGGTAGAGCCGCTGTTGGTCATGTAAGCCCGTGTAACGAAACGGCTAATCAAGGTTCTCAAAGATTTAGGATCAGCATACAGGTCTTGGAAGGGGATCAAGATTTCTGTCATCCGTGATGAGAAGTCGCTGAATAGTGCCCGGGTTTGCTCATCAAGAGGGTTCTGGGTGCTGCTGAAAATTTCTCGGGCGTAGGTGGTTACGAAAGTACCTACGTGGGACGAAATAACGGAGGTAAATGTGGAGTCATTAGACGTGAACACCTCTATCAAATTCTCGCCCTTCAATAAGCTGATGAACTCGGTAGTGGTGGTGTTAACAGGCACGAATTGCTTTTCTACTACTTGATTCCTTATCTTCAGAACATTGCTTCTGGTGTCGTTGCTTATTAGAGTGGCTCTAATAGTGTGAACCTCTCCGGGACTATCTGTTATGATTTTGAACGCGGTCTCGTTAGCTGTAAACTGAGTAATAGGTCCAGACAAGTTTGTGAATTTACCGCGAGGAATGCCCTTGAAGGTGCCAAGTACCTCGTCGGAACTGCCGTATAGCATATTGTTCAGGTTTGTCTGGTATACCTGAGGCTGTAGTGCAACTCTGATAGTCATAGTTACCTAACGTTTAGCTCGAAGTTTTCGTCGTCTAGCTGTGAAATCTCGTTATCGTTCATCTCTATGATCTCGACATCTCGTAGAGACAAGTCCGTGCGACGAAACTCTTGAAGATCCAAAGAAGACACACCTTGCACCGTTGTTAGTATCTGCTCTCTCAGAGTCTCGGGGAATAGAGTAAATCCGAAGACATTCTGGTTCACATACGCCTGCACAACGTTTTGCACCTGATCTGTAGTTCTAGGGACGTCGAATGAGGATGCTACTCTAATGGACATTATAACCGTAATCGGTGCAACTTCTGCTTGATGCACGAGAATGTCTGTGCCAAACAACAGAGAATCTCCCACGCTTGTTGGCTCATATTCTTGCTGCACATCATACACAAGACGATTGAAGGAATACGAGAATGTGGCCACGTCTCCGGCACTCATTGGGCTATTAAGAAGAATAGTGTCCACTGCTCTAACTGTTCCAGCATTTGCAGTTTCGTCCAGTACGATAACGGCGTCCGTGTTCACGATACCGTTTATAGTAAGTGCCAGGGACCCCACAACAGCGGGAGGGCTGGCTAACTCTAGTTGCGTCTCTCCGCCAAGCGCTACGTAGCTCTGCCTAACAGTTTCAAAATTTCTTCCCGCAACGTAGATGTCTAGAGCTGGTGTAGTCGGGGACCGCAAAAACAGAACATTTGAGGGCTGGATAACGGCTACGTCGTTTACGTATTCAGGGTACGAGTTTGCGGCAACGAACCTGATTCCATCAATAGATCCAGTGTTCAAACCGGCAAAACGCTTACGAATACGAGCGACCTCTGCTGTCTGAGTTTCCTGCTCGCTACCGCCTGTGGCTGCGGCTCTGCTCTCTACACCATCGTAATCTGAATTGGCAGTAACCAGAGTGTTAATTCGGAAAGCCGGGACATTGTAGTTGTCACCCGGAGACACAGCTACAGCGTTCACAGCCACCTCATAAGTTCGGCGAGCTGCATTGAAGAATGCTTCGGCGTTGCTGGGGTCAATAACGGCATCCTCCTGTACGATATACTGTAGGGTTCCGTCAAGATTGCTGATTAAGGAGCCGCGTCTAACGACAGCGGGTTGTTGGGGGCGCGTGAATCGGAAAAAATACACTACTACTGAAGATTTCGACCCAGGCGCTCTCTGTAGCCCAAAGTTGGTAGCCAGAGCAGTAGTCTCATCCACAGTGGCCACTTCTTGGAATTGCAGGGAATACAGAGCGTTGATTCGGTCCTGTTCGGCCTCAATTTTGGCAATCTCATTAGAGACAGGCTGAAGCATAATGTTATACACAGGACCACTTCGAGACTCGATCGTGGGATCAGCACCCTCTACAGAAGTCTGCATCGACTTTTGAATTTGTTCTACTGAGCGCGCCATCAGATCGACTCCAAGTGTTCTATGAATTCTTTACCTGTTTTGGTATTCTTACTCAAGCTGCACATCTCACATGCCATTATGTACTTCTCCGGTAATCACTGGCGATTGGTTTGCGGTCCTGTTTCTAGCGTTGGCCTGTTGAGCCTGTTGGCTGGAGCCCGGAGGCAACAAGTGGTTCAAAGATACCGGTGTTCTGTCAAGCCGCGTTGTAGCCTCTACTGTTGGACCCGCTGTGGTCAAAACACCTAGTCCGAAAGTAATTTCTGTTTGGTCGTTCTGAAACACTTCAATCTGCTCAATGGCTGCAATCTCTTCTTGTGCTGTTGTGTAAGCACTGGTTCTCTGATAGGTTCTTAGGCGCTCAATCGCATCCAGCACGTAAGAAGTTACCTGAGACCTACTGATATTGAATACTGGAGAAGTGTCAATAAGTGCAAGCTCACTTCCAAAATCCCTATCAACATCAAAGTGTGTCAAAAGAACTTCTGCGATATCCTGACTTACCTTGTCGAAATTTTCGACCTCATCCAGGCGACCGTTTACATCGAAAAACAAATCTCCGTCTACCATTCTAAATGTGGCTGTCATTATCTGTTACCTCCCGTCACACGGGACTGCACGTCAGATATTACGTTTCGCCAGGAGAGCAACTCTTCCGCGATTTTGTCGTCTGCAATGCCGGAGATAGAATCTCCTGTCCTTACCCTAGAAATACGAGCCTTATCCAAAACTTCGTCCATAACTACTCTATATTCCGCCCGTTTAGCGTCAGACGAAATTTGGCCCATTGCTGCCTGGGAATCCCGCATGATGAGGCTTATTTCTGGAACCGAGGAGAATCTAGCAGGAGGATACAAATTTGGGTCAACTTCGGGTCCCAGGTCTACTTCTTGGAAAGTGGACCTGAAGGTCGTGAAGCGTACAATCCTGTCGTTTAGCTCCTGGGCCTTGGCTAGCGCGTCAGTTTTCTCCTCTAAGTACGATTCCCTTAGAAGATTGTCTCGATCTAATCTCTTGAGCTGTAAATCGGCAGACTCGTTGAACCAAACCATAGCGTCCGAAAGCTTTTCAGGGCTTTGAATAGACTGTAGAATAAGGAACGCCTCAAACTCTCTGGAAATGGTCTCGTTGGGAACGTCTCCTAGCTTTTGGGTTCCAGCATTGAAAAACCTGGGCAGGTCGATGGTTCTCTCGGCGCTGAAGATCTGTACGCGAAGACGCTCTTCTTGAGTGAGGTTAGGAAAAAGGTTTGTGCTGACGAATGTGTTGATAGGCATTAAGACTGTCTCAGTTCTGTTACAAGCTTCCTCACTGAATCTCCTGAAAGGCGAGAAACAAAGAATTTGGCATCGTTAATAGCACAACCGTAATTGGAGCCGTACACTCCCAAATCTCTGATAGTGGAAACCACCGTTCTTTGCAGCACGTCAAAACTATCGCGAATTTGTCGCAAAGCTTCCTCTTGTCCATTTTCCAGAGGAATACTGTATGATTCCGGGAACTCGGTTGAAGGCAACAAAGAGTCTAGGACCGTTACGGGCAAGCTAAGCAGACGTTCGGCCGGAGAATCCTCGCTATTTCCCCGTAGAACAGAAGAAAAAGCCCCTACCTGTATAGATACGTTACGGTACAGAACTTCTGTGTTCGGATCAGATAGAAGCACATTTTGGATTTGGGTACGCAGTTCTTTGATCCCTGCGGGAAGTTCCGTTATCAGATTGCTCGTCGATGGTTCTCCATCAGCCAGTAAGACGTTGGTCATACTCCCAACCGACACGCAAGCAGCTAAAAAGTCTCTAACTTCTCCGTACCTATAGATTGTCAGGTATTCGTCTAGCAAAAAGGTTAGTGACAAAAGACCGTCAAGAACCTCTTGCAAATCTGAGTCAATTTGTCCGTCAAAATCCTCAGGGAATTGAGTAATTTGATCTCGAATCCTCAAGGACTTTACCAAATCGCAGGCACGAGTGAGGGTGTTGTTGGTCGATTCTATCGTCCTATCGCCCTTGATTCTAGGCCCGGGTGTAGGGGGCGACAGAAATGTCTGATATGCCTGTTGTAGGGATGTTATGTCTGCCAAAATAGCTAACAATGCTCTTTGGATGTCTAGTTGTGTGGAAGATTCTCTAGCAATGATGATCCGGTGTGCCGCAATCGAAGCTACAAGTCTTTTTGACGCGGACACTAAGTCTTTGCGATATTCCGGGCTCTGGTTTAGGGCATTGTTGGTAAAGCGTAGAGTATCCGGCTCCTGTTGTAATGCGAAAGCTAACGTTCTTCGTTCATTTAAGTTACTGGTCTGCGGAAACACAATAGTTCTTAGATTGTTGGCGCTAAGGTCCGCCCCCTTGAAATTTTGATCGACCCGTCTGACCAAAGAATACTCAAGATCGGAATCCGAAATTCCTGATTCCCTGGAGTCTGAAACTACATCTCTATCAGACAGCACTGTAGTTCCGAACGTAACCTGAGACAGAAACTCGTATGCGTCCTTCTGTACGGCATCAAGAATCTTCAAAAGACTAGAAGAAGACGGTAAAGAGCTTCCGGTAAATCGGAACCTATCAAGCATAACGGTTATTAGCGTGTTGAAAACACTAGAGCTGCTTCTTGCCAGATCATCTCCAAAAGAGGCAGATCGAATCTGTAAGTTGTTTAGACCCAGAGTTGTCTTCATCTTGGAGAAATTAGCGCTGCTTGGGTTTACAGTTCCGAACCATACAACACGCAAAGATAATTGAGACTTAGGAATGTTTATCTTACGGGAAGTGGATTCAAGTTGTTTGTTCATTCCAATGAAAATGGGGTACACTACGAAGTACAGTTGCGAAATATCTGGGAATACAAAATATTCGAAAGTGTCGAGTCCAAGCTCCGAAGATAGCTCATTTCTGCTCTTGAAAGTTCCGTTGGGATTTCGCGCACTGGTGGACTTGATTGAAAAATGGTTGATAGCCAACTCAAATGTATCTTCTTCCGGTATTCCTCCTGGATGAGAATCAATAGCCGAAGTCACGAGAGACAAATCTTCTCCAACGCTTATGTAAAACTCTTGTAAATCTTTCAGATTGCTTTGAGTAGTTGCGGAAGGAACAAAGATTGTTCCTACAGCTATAATATCTGTTAGAGCCAATCTAGTCTGATCGTACAGAGAAGTAGGACTAACTGGAGGCAAAGACCTGTTGGTGGCCAATTGATCGTACCCAACACCAAACACCTTTCTGATGATGGTGTCATACTTGGTTTTGAGTTCTGCAATAGAGGCTGTACTGAAATCGAGGCTATCCAATTCCGTGCAAATAGTTTCCGCGAGAACAGTCCCTTCAGCTACAACCTCTCTTACTGCACTTTTAACAGTCATTACGATCTAATAGCCTTTGCACTGGACAGGCTTCCTGCCGTACCTTTGGTACCGCTGAAATCCTTCCTTTGTAAGTTAGGGGCCACGATACCAGAATTGCTAAGTACGCCACCAGCCTTTATGGTGCCTGTAACATCCAAGTTTCCAGAAATTGTTACGAGAGGTGCTTCCAGCACGATAGACTTGGCCAGCACTGTAAACACATCGCATTCGAAAGATCCACTAGTGTTGGTGAAGTTCATTTTACTTGTGTCCAACCCCGTAGAAACAGCCAAGGAGCCTTTGACTGCTATAGTTTTGTTGCCCTCTACGGTCTCCATTGAATTTGCCTGCAATAGCCGAATCTCATCTCCTATTACCGTAATTCGACGTATATTGCCAACTTCTTTGATGTCGTCATTACCAATACTCTGAATTCTATCTACACCTATACTAACATCTTCGTTGCGTCCTACAGTTCTCTCGAAATTTAGACCTATTTGGGCTTTCAAGGTGCCTGCTGGTAGGCTAAAACTTCCTCCAATATTTGCGTCTATAGGATGCTCTATTTTGAAGTTCCCATTTTCGTCTAACTGCGCCAGAACAGATGTTTCAGTCGGTGTGAAGTATTCCACCCTTGCACGGAGATTTAGACCTGTATCATCCAAAGTGTAGGGAATTCCATCGTCATCCATGGAGTTTCCGATTCGGGTATCAAACAATACAGCCGGAGCAGTTCCCTGAGCGTTAGACATACGTATCAAGTGTTCCTTGGCAAAACCACTAGCATCCTGCCCTTGTTTTCCATCTGAGTCCGGGAAGAATTTGTCTACATAACTTCCTGCTACCTGTCTTCGCACCACACCGAATCTCTCTTCATCAATTATGGAGTTTTCACGATTCTGGTATCCTCGTCGTATGTGTAACGGAGACTTAGTTCCAAATTCCGCCTCGTCCTGATCCATTTTCAAGGAAACAATGCCCGCACGCATGTCAATATGTGGCCTGTTGCCCATAAAAAAGTTAGCACCTCCTCGTGAGGTAAAGTCGATCTCCCCTTCGTCAAGGGGCCTGAATGCTTCTAAGCTCACAAGTTCGCCAGAGCCCTCGATAATGTTTTTAGCATTCTGTCTAAAGGCCAATATTCTAGCCTGCGTGTCCGTATGCCAGTAACGCATGTGCTCTGGTTCGTTAGAATCACTGCGCACAATCAGCAAGGAACCCATTCCAGCCTCCGGGGCGGCACGCATCCAAGCTGTACGCCCCAAATGGGGGTGAGGGTTTGCAATAATTCTTCGGCCGCCGTGACTGTCCACAAGTGTAGTGTCAGCGACAGAATTGTATTCCTTTATGAATCCAAAATACGGCTTGTCAGACCCCTGCAATTTGCTTTGGGTCTTCTGCTTAGCTTTTCTCAAAAGCTGCGCTCTGGTTTCTACATTTCTAGCCATTTGTAGTCGCCGTTCTGTTCGTTACAGCATTCTCTTCTGCTTGTTTATGGGTAGCTCCTACTGTAGTGCTGCTAGTTGCGGCAGAATCCTGCTTGGTATATACAATCACGCCAACAGTGTTCTGATATCCAGCACCGGATGGCAACGGCTGAGCTGTTTCCGCTGCTGCAATGGCCTCTTTGGTAGCTGCATCCGTCGGGGCTTGCTTTGTAGACTCCTTGTCGCCGGGACGTAGTTCGCTATATTCTTCTTTTAGAGACTGTGCAACCGTTTCAAACTTCTTTCCAAGTTTTTCAGTAGTAGCCCAAAATCCATCCTTGAAGTCTTGAAGAATGTTGTTGTTTTTGATAGCTTCTGCTCCCTCCCTAAACTCCGCAGTAGCCATGAACAAATCGCCCTTCCATTTAGACACTAGATTCTTGAAGTACCCGTCTGCTGCATCAGCTTGGACCTGAGCGTCTGTAGAATCTCCAATACCCAAACCTATTCTCTGTTCTTTAGACAATCCAAACAAGCCAAATCGCCCATCCGTTGTTCGGTTCAGTTCATTCCATCCGCTAGACTGCTGTGCAATAGCCATGAAAACCCCAGCCTGTTCTTTGGACGGAGTAGGGCTTCTAGCGGCTGTACCTAAACCATCTACAGTTTTTGTGTTTTGTACAGCCCCTTGCGTAATGTTCACATTAGGGTTATCTGTAATGGCGGTGTTGGAATTTCCAGCCCGTCCGCCGTTGGTTGGCTCTTTCTGTAGTGTAACTTGACCGGCTTTTCCTGTTGACGGAACAATGGTGCTGTTAGCGTAAATTTCTCTGTAGGTGATAGGCATAGACGCACCACTAAAGATGAAAGTGTATGCAGCAGTTCCGTCGTTCCGAAAAATCTGTCGCCTCACGTATCGGGTTGTAATGGAAGTATCGGCTTCTTTGAAGATTGTCATGGAGTTGTGTACAGCGGTGGTGAGACCCATCCTCTTCCTCTCCATATGCTCAATAGGTCTATTGGGGGTAATCCAAGGTCGGTAGTTGAATGACATGTTCATCTTGTTAGATTCGGACAATTTTTTCTGAAATTCTATCTGTGCAAGTCGGGCTAGAGAGTCTGTGGATGACACGAACGGAAGTGTAAGCTCATGCTCCAGAACCCCGTACCTCATCATCATCATAGGCGATACTACAACAGCCTTTGGCTGAATAAATTCAGGGATACTGGCTTCCCCTTCTGGGCGTATGCGACCAGATGCAATGATAGCCGTCACCATATCTCCTGCTTCATCTTGGATTGTATCACTGGTAAGGTGTTTGTCCACCCTAAAGACTGTGCTGTATTCACCATAATCTTCTGGATGGAAATCATACTGCGGAAACTCTACAACGAAATCTCCCATAGGAGTTACCCAGAACTGGTAGTCGATTCGTGCAGAAAAGTCCTGCATGATATCCAGACGGGATCTGAAATCTATTTGATTGCTATCAACGTTTGCTACATCGGCCTCCAGCAAGTTCTTGGCACCGGTACCGTCGGCAGGCAGCAAAAAGTGTACAAACTGTTTATGCGGTGCCCATTCTCCGTCATTGGTGGTGGCTTTACCAATAGCTCTGGCTTCGGCCTCTGTCATCCATCTTCTATTTAGGGAGGGAAGACCGGAAGGATCTGGCTTTAGAATTGTTTTCTCTTTGCCCCTAACAGTTCCGGGTACACCGTTCTGTACACGAAGATGGCGAGCGCCTGCTGTCCCAAAAAGACAAAGGGCATGCCAATGCTCCAGCGGGTCAGGAGCTATTTTGGGACTGGAAACAGAACTTCCAGGTCGATAGAAGATTTTGTCTCCAACAGTGAAGTCTCCTATACCTCTGCGGAACTTGGATGCCCCAAATGACGCCTGAAGATTACTTTCTTCTGAAGACGTTCCTGTGATGAGAAACTCCATGACATCCTCGTATCGCTTAGCTTGCAGAGGATGTCCTTGGACAGTAGGGTTCAATAGATCAGTGAACAAAGAGGACGCTCCAGCCTGCTCAGACCCTTGGAACAATGCTCTGGGATTGGTAACACCGGTCACAGCCGTTTCTTGAACTCGCATCTTAGCAGCCAGGGCACGAATGTCATAACAGGACAAAGAAACCTGAGACTGTCCGTTGATGTAGTTAGTGTCGTAACTGATCTCATTCAGGTATCCCGTAAAGGCGGGCATCCACTCGTCTTGTTCTCTAATCGGATTCTTTCTGAAGATGCGAATAGGGTCGTGTTTATGAAAAACAGCACTCATGTACCCTAGCTGCCAGCGCCTATCTTGGATTCCTGGATTGACCTGAAAAGTGGTCTTAGAGGCACGATCTCTCTTAGGCGCCTTAGCTTCTCCTTTGACGGGAGCTACTTGGTTTCCGGTGGCATTACTTATCTGTTGTACCCTATTTCCTGAAACACTGACCTGGGCCACACCTTGGGTGACGGTTGGGTCTACCAATTGCAATTTCTCGATGTCTACAAGAGGGTTTCGCAGGAGTTCATTCTTGTATTCTATGAGGTCCTTCTTGGCTTGCTCACTATATTTTCTTTCACCTTGGGATTCTCCGGTTCGGAACACACCTTTCAAATCATTATTGAATCCTATGTTATCCTGTGTAATGATGAAATTGTTCATTGCGTTGTTTAGAGTTAGATTAGCCTCGTTCCATCCGTCTTTGTCAACAATGTTTATGCTAACCTGACCAGCCAAATATGGCGTAACATCAACGCCACTTATGTAAACTAAAAGATCATGGCTGAAGACTTGATTACTCTGTTCTACAAACCTAACTTGTGGTCGTGTGACGTAAGGAAAGTTGGAATTACCAACCTGAGCAAGTGTAGGGGGATTATCCGAATTATCTTGTGCCGCTACCTGATTCAGTCCCGGGGTATTGGTGTCGGCGTCCGTGGGCTCTTCCTTGGTATTCTCTGTATCTGGTGTTTCGTTTTCTGTGTTCTTGAGTTGAGCTTCGTCAATCGCTTTGATGGCCAAATAGCCTTGCGGTGCTAATCTTGCCGCCTCCGAGCCTAAGCCGTTCTGGTTAACACCGTACGTTATACCCGTCTTGCCGCCTACTCCTTCGTGTGTTGGAAAGAAACCAACAGTACCAATTTGGGTTCCTGTTGATACTTTTTCACCTACCTGTACACTGATGGATCCAAGACCTGCGTACACTGTATTCGGAAATTCTGAAAGGTTAACGTTCGGGTCGTCTGGTGTGCGACCGGAATTGTCAGTCTCGTTTTCTGTGGCTGCAAGAACGACAATGAAGGAGGATGCTCTGGCTCCTGGCGCGGGAGTTTTGATGATAGACTGGACGCGCCCAGGATGTGTGGCTCTAACAGGGTCTCCGCCGGGGGCAAAAATACCCATCAGTTTGCTTCCGGTGCTGTTAGGAGCCACCTCAGCCGTTTGCGGATTTACCGGGGATTTTTTCAGCCCCAAGGAGTCTGTTTTTGCGTTAGCCATTATTGTTCCTGATGCTGGGACAGAATCCAGCCCTCGTCATCGTCGTCCCAGGTACCCATGTAAATGACATCAGAAAACGGGTCAATGGACATATTTCCGTTATCGGCACTCGTGCCGAACAGAGTATGCTGTAGTGTTTCTATTTGGGGAATGTTGGGGGCAACACCGCACTTGCACTTGACAAGTTCCACGTTGTCTATATACACTTTTGCAGTATAGCCGGGCCAGTGTCCTTTGATGGGGCAACCAAACGCGGTAGTTGTGAAATCAAAGATTCTAGATCCTAAGATTCTGAAAGTCTGGTTGCATTCCGGGCACCGCATCGACGCTCTCCGGGTGTAAATCTACGTAAAGCTTCTCTCTTCTAAGAGATAACCCCTTCTACTCCAGGGAGTTCCGGCAATATATCTTCCTGCGGGGAGCTTTCCTCTACAATCTGAATACCCAGCACACTTAGAATTTGCTCAGCGTTCGTTGGGCTGTTCAATGTGATTTGAGCCGTCTTAGCCAACCAAGGATGCATACCAGTTGGGGTAAAAGAAACGGCCACGACAGGGATACCCCACAAAGCTGCCAAAAGAGGGATCTCCAAGGTAGCTCCGTTCTCCACAATCACTGCATCGGCGCGTCCCAGAAGCCACTGGTCACGCCACACGAGGTGATCTGTAGACGCTAGCTGGTCTGCTCCCACCAGTGTTTCGCGAGCCTCTGAGAGTGGCTTCCATAGACCTTTGTCGAGCTGGAATGCTTCTGCGAAGCGTGCCGCTCTCTCCGCAGGCTGTTTATCGGCTAGGGACGGAGCCAAAGACTCTTCTTGCATAGAGAACGGGTAAGCAGGCGTAAAACAGGGCACTATTCCCCGCAGGGACAATGCCCATCCCGGCTCAGACCCATTGTAGTGCAGGTAGAAAAACATTACTTCTTGATCTCCGGTGCCTTAGCGTGCCCAGGCGAAAAAAGTCTATCGACGGTGTGTTCCGCAATACGATCGGCCAGATCTGACCCCAAACCGAAAGCCCAAGCCATTTCTCGCATCATGCCAACGACAGCCATGTTACCGGCCGCTCGCTCGAAGCGCTCGTCTTCAAAACCGGTGTCAATACCCCGGGCTTCCATCATATTGGTGAAGGCCACCACAATATTATGAGCAGCTTCCTGTCTAGTGAATGAACGGGCCATAATTTCGTCCAGGGAGCGAAAGTAATTGATGTCGATCTGGTGGTTGCGTCGTTTCTTCCCGTCTTTGGTTTTGGGTTTCGTATTCGTAGACTGGGTGCGCGTGGGGCGATCCATCTCATCCATCTCTAGATCCAATCCAGGACCTTCTTCGTCCACGATCTGATCTCGCATGGACTCCACCCTATCGCCGGTTCTACCTACTACAGCTCCTACGCCTCTCTTGGGTCTAGGCATCAAATGTTCTCCTTGTCTTACGAGCCTCAAGGATGGTTCTGCCGTTTTCTCCAATTTCTCTCAAAGCAAAATAAGTTTCGTTCAGATTTTGGCGGGCCGTTTCTCCAATGCCTTTAAGGCTCTTCCATTGTAACTGCCGTCTCGTTACGGGTCCGAACACATAGCGAATCGCTGCTTCGCGAGTCTCCTTGTTCGAGCACCTCTTCATCAGATCATTGTATTCGGTAAACAGGTAAGATTCTCCTGTTCCGATCAGAATTCCAAGTTCATCAATAGCGTACTGTGCTTGAATAAGAATGCCTGTGAGCCTATCACGATAGGCTTGCGTTTCTTGCATCTCGTCAATCAATTGTTTCAAATCGTCAGCGCTCTTAGGTTCGAATTTCTTGCGGCCCTTTTTTCCAAAGATGACATATTTCTGTATCTCTTCCCGCAACGACCCGTCAACAGCAAACTTCTGTAATTTCGCTTGTTTGTTGATCTTTATAATGTAATCGTCGCCTAGGGCTTCCGTGAACAGGTTCTCAGCTTCAGCCATCCTGCTTTCTCCTATAGATGAACACGTACATTCGGTTCTTAAGTCTGTAGTTACCGAACCTGACTAAGCGAATTGATGAATCGGCTTTTCCGCCCAGCTTCGGGAACGTCATATCTTTGGGCTTTTCTCCCTTTTCAACGTAATCCAGAACAATGTAGAAGCTATCCTCGATGATGGAAGGGCTTCCTTTGAAATCGAGAGCGTATCCAACACAATAACCACGCTTGTTGTAGTAACCTATAATGGACATCTTGGAGTCATTGTATATCTTCTCTTTTTTTGGCTCCAGGTCCGAGACGGACTTCGAAACTCTCAAAACATACCTATGCTCAGAAACCTTCAAGAGACTTCCCACAGGATAAAGGGTCCACGTCAATTTAGTTTTCATCTTCGTCCTCGCGTCGATCTAGCCAATATGCATAGGGCATCAGTACAGGCCAACCGTAGGCAGAAATCACGCTTATAATGAAATACGTTATAGGGTGTACTCCCCATTCTTCTGCGGGGTCCTCTTTTTCCATACCGTCAAACTCTATCATCTCGAAAAGCCGATAGCATCCTACTCCGAACCAGATTCCAAACAATACACTCCAGGGTTCCATATTACTCCTGCAACATTGGAGACACAGAAGACGCCGGGACTTTCAGGCTCTCCATAACCAGAACTTCCCCCATAACCAGCATTCGCGCGGGTCCATATTTCAGACCCTCGTCTCTCGTCAGCTTCAAAATGTCTTGGAAAGTATCAGAGCTAACCCGGAACTCTACATCATCGTCACCACCCATGGTGACGTTGATGTCGAACTCGGATTCCATTTCTCCGGCCACGCTCTCGGCAGAGATGATAGCCAAACCTTCCTTCTTGAGGGTAATGCAGAATCTAGATCCATCCTTATCCGCAGACCGGATGACGCCCTTAGTGTCGTCAATAGCCTTAGTGACTGCGTTAGCATCGAACTCTACCACAGCCAGATGATCTCCCTCGGATTTAAGTGTTGTAATCACCTCCTTCACATCCTGGGAGTCTTCTTGCATCACGGCGTGGTAGAGATCAAATGTATCCGTCCTCAAACGGAAGAAGCTATCGTCTGCGCCCATCTTCACCACACCATTCGGGGCTACTTTGGCAATAATGTTCTTCCAAACATCAAGCTCTACTGTAAGGCGAAAAGCTTCTTTGGCGCGAACTTCTTCATTCGTTACCCCATAATGAGTACCCATGTATGTGTCATACGCACTGATATTGAATTCTCTATTATCGACCTCGATAATGACGCTGGGGCTGCTAGCGTCGATAAGAGGCTTGAAAGCTGTGGCTCCGCTTGCGAACACCAACAGCTTAGCCGGAACCACAGCCTCAATTCCGATAGTCGTCTCCGGGCGCTCGATGTCTATATCCTCCTCAGGCAGCACACGTATAGCACCTCTAGAGCGCCCCATCGTTACCTTTATGTGGTCACCTTCCTCAAAAACCAGCTTGATGGTCTTTGTTTTGGGAGTCACAACACTCAGATACTCGATACGAGTACAGCAGGCACCATCCCCAGAACTGGATTCCAGTCGAAGAGGAACCTGAATGTATGCCTCAGGGCTGGAAGCTTCGATACGGGCCTTGCTGTCGTCCAGTTTCAGAATACAGTCCACCTCAGACCCTAGAAGGCTCGTAATGGTAGAAATTGCTGCATTGTACGAGTCTGATTCGACTACGAGTTCCATACCTTACCTCATGACGTTGCGCAGAATGGTCGCAATCATGCGAGCATCGTCCACACCACGGTGGGTCCGTCCATCGAACTCAAGGCCGAGAATGTCGAGAGCGGCGCCTACGCCGAACCCCTTCGATCGTCCCTGTAGCATCGAAAAAAGCCCCTTAATGTTGTAGTGAGTTCGCCCGAATGGGTACTTTATGCCCTTACGCGCGCACTCCCGGAACAGTTGAACCCGATCATAATCTCCCCAGCTACCCCATGGGTGCTGATTGAGATCGAACTTGTTCTCTTTGCACCAAGTCTTCAGGTCTACCTTTAGTGTGGTCTCCAGATTCGGCTGTCCCTTCACGTCCTCGAACGTAAGACTGGTCAATTCCTCGCAAAACGCCCCCATGGGGCCATCAGGACGAACCAGAAAGCTTTTGACAGCCTCTATTTCTTTCTGTGGCAGATTGTAAATCACAGCCCCTATTTCGGTGATTTCTTGGTCCTTGGCAGCTTCCCAGCCTGCGGGCTTATCCGCGTCATTGTCTTGGAAGCACGTAGCCTCGAAATCGACAATCATGATTTTTTTCCATTGCATCTATTTTTCTTCCTTTAGATCACGTCCGAACATTTCGAATAAGTAAGGACTTGGGTCCTGTTCTTTTGTACTGCTCCATTTGCGTACTTGTTCGGGGTAACTTACATGAAGCTGGTCTTTGGCTCTGGTTACGGCAACGTAAAACAATCTACGCTCCTCGTCCCCTCGTCCCTCGTCCACCGCTAATTCGAAGGGCATGACACCTGCTGCTGCCCCTACAATGAATACTACTGGGAACTCCAGCCCCTTGGCTGAGTGCATCGACATCATCGACACAGAGTCATCCACGCGGCTGTCCCCTTCTTGCACCAACGCGATCTGCTGAAGGAATTTCTCCAGCGATGGCTTCGTGTTGGCGTCCTCAAATTCACCGATTCCAATGACGAACGTCTCTAGATTCTCCAGTCTTTGGATGCTTCTGGGACCATCTTTCTCTTCATCTGCCTCATTCTTTAGCTGTCCCATGTAGCCACTTTCCTTGACAAGCTCATCAACTACGGTCATTAAGCTCCTGCCGTTGCGCATCTCTTCTCGTTTTCGATCCAAGAGTGTAGCAAAATCATCCAGCAATGCTCGTGTAGATTGTCTACCTGTCTTGATTTTGGAGGCAGCCTCCATCACGCTGATTCCGTCTTTCTTGGCCAAAATGTCAATCTTCCCAATCAGAACATCTCCAACCCCTCTCTTTGGATACGAGATTGCTTGCGCAAAAGCTGCACTATCAGACGGGTTCGTGAGAAGCTTCATGTAGGCGAGAGTAGTTTTGATCTCCTTGCGGGCGAAAAAGCTGGGTCCTCCCTTGGTTTTGAAGGGAATCCCGTTCTGAGACAAAGCCATCTCAAAAGCCTGAGATTGCTTGTTTAGGCGATAGATGACCGCCATGTCCTCCCACTTGTACCCCTGATCGTGGTAACAGTGCATCTGATGTGCAATTTGGTTTGCCTCTTCCCACTCATTCTCGTATTGGTGTATTTCTACAGCTCCGCCCTCTCCCCTAGCGGAAATTAGCTCCACGGTCTCATTGTTAGGGTTGCAGTGAATGATGTTACTTGCCTTGTCTAATATCTCTGAGCAAGAACGGTAGTTTCTTGGTAGGCTTAGAACTAAAGCGTCAGGGTAATCCTTTTTGAAGGTACTGAGGTTCTCAGGTTTAGCTCCTCTCCATGAAAATATACTCTGATTGTAATCGGCGACCATAAACAAGTTTCCGTGGGACGCAAGGATCTTTGCTATAGCGTACTGGATATCGTTTGTATCTTGGGCCTCGTCTACCATGACGAACTTGAAGCGTGCCGACAGCTTGTTGGCAATTTCGGGAAATTTAGTCAGGATCTTCCACGTTAGATACAACATGCCGCTGAAATCGACCGCGTTAGCATCGTGCAGCTCACGAATATACATGCCGATACGGGGGTCAACGTTTTCCAGATCGAAAGGCTTGGCGCTCTCTCGGAGGTCCCCTGCGACGCTCATTAGTACGGAGCGCTCTTTAGGTCCTAGCTTCAGGTCTTCATTTTCTTGTTCGGCAGCCCACATTCGATGGACCTTCTGCATTAGACCCTTGCAGTCAGCATCGTCGTAAATAGAAAAACCGTCTCGCAGACCTACTTTATCTCCGTAGCTGCGCAAAAGTTTCACACCCATTCTGTGGAATGTGCTGACCCATACGTTTTTTGCTCCGGGGTCGGCAGCCATGATGCGTTCCTTCATCTCAGCAGAAGCTTTGTTGGTGAAGGTGATGCAACAGATAGAGCGGGGGTCTTCACCACGGGCTAGCAAACGGATAACTCGTTGAGTAAGAGTCGCGGTTTTGCCTGATCCCGGGACTGCTGTTACTAAGCAGGCTCCAGTGTAGTGGTTTGCGGCTTGTTCTTGCTCGGCATTAAGGCTAACGGAAGAGGAATTCATGATTTCCCTGGGCTAAGATTGTATTGCATTCATAGTGGTCAAGAATATCCGCCAAACCCTGCTTGGAGCCGGGATAGTGGGTTTCTTGCAGATCTAAATCCTTCTTTAGGGTAATGATGTCCAAGTTCCGCCGAACAAGCTGCTCGTGTTCTACAAGTAATGTGTGCGCTCTGGGCTTGTCCAGAGTTTCGGCAGCCTCTATCACCATAGACACAGGGTCTCCAGCACCCTCTACATAGCTGATCTTTCCCATAGCTTCGTGAAAGGCTTTAGTGGGGATTCTGGGAACCTTGGGAATGTTGTCACTCACATCTCCCATCACTGCCTTGTACAAGGAAACCATGTGCGCGCGTTTTCTGGTAAGGTCGAACTTCTTCAGAAGATCAGCATCCGTAACTTTCTCGGACTTGCGCAGGCTGATTTGCTGTACACGAGGGTTATTTAGAAGCTGCCAAAGATCTTTGTCAGAGGAGAAAACGAAAGTAGGCTTCCGGTACTTGCTAGTGATAGTGGCGATAACGTCGTCTGCCTCTTCCCCGGGGGATTCAGCGAATGTACACGGAAAAGTCTTCAGGAAGGCGTAGTAACTTTCCAATCTCTCGTTTCTTTCCTCTTCTAACATCACTTGATTTTCGTCCCGATTCATCTTGTATTCGGGAAGCAGTAACCTCTTTTCCTTGGGTTCGTTGTCGATAGCAATAACGATAGCTATTCGTTGTCCGGGCTTAGTGTATTTCTTAACGTGTCCACGTATACGCTGGAACGTACCAAATACCTGGGATGAGGGCCGCCCATCGCTAGTAGCCAGAGGACCTAAGTGTTTCGATAGGACTACGGAAAAGAATAGATTCAGCGCGTCATAAACAAATATGGCACTTGCCTTATCCGGCGTTGTGAACCGACTTTGAGTCCCGAACAGGGCTTTCATCTTCATGACGCATTTTCTCCACTTCAAGTGTTTGCATGTTCACCCGAAACCATTGGGTCTTGTCAGAACCCTTCGGGCTTACATTGAACTCAACAGTATCATCTCTCATGCAGAAACCAATACGGTTCCCTTCACCGGTCTCGATATACGCCCCGCTGAAGATCTACGCCAAGCTTAATCATCGCCATCGTTTACTTCTAGAATTTCCGTCTTTGCGATCTCTTTTGCCAGTGCTTCTCGCTTGGCGTCTATATCCTTCATGATGTTTCTGTGTTTTTCCGTCATCGAAGTGGCCCGCTTTCCGCTACTGGACTTTAGCTCACGAGCTACTAAGAACATAGCTTCTCCCGTCTTTCTACGACTAGAAACTCCAGATGTTTTCCAGGCTTGGTCGAGAAGTTCTTGGGCTCTCTTAAAGTCTCTACCCTTGTCCAGACCTAAGTGCTTAACAAGATGTAGCAACCCCCTAGCCAAAAGCTTCTCGTCTCCGTTCTTGTCTTTGGATCTACGGAAGTAATCCATTGATCGTTGAATATCAGCCATTGCAGTACATTCCTACATTTCCAAGATTTCCAAGATTTCTATGGAGCATTTACACAACTTGTGTTGAGTGCTAATCACCTTGCAGGATTCGGTAAGAATCCTCTTCGAAATGCTGTGTAGAAATCTCTATGATGGTAGACTCGGCCCCAATACCTTCGAACTGGTGCGGTGTGTTCGGCGGAATCACGAGACGGTCGCCAGGACCCATGAGAAACTCCTTGGGCTGGGGATTAAGGTCAGGCTCCAGAGGACTTCCCTGCTTAAACTCAAATGGCTTCTCCCACACCCGCATCTTGATGAGGCCACTTTGGATGTAGAACGTCTCATCCTTTAGTTGGTGATAGTGAACTGAACACTTCTTACTAGCGAAGACCACTAACAGTTTTCCGCAATATAGCTCGCTGTTAGCCATCCATTGCTCGAAACCCCAACCTTTTTGATCGAAAAATACGTCTCGGTCTTTACAGATCATCGTCATCATCCTCTACGTCTCCAAACATTGGTTTTGCTGTTGGGTGCCTACCCACTTTGTTCTTGCTTTTCTTGATGGCTACATCTTGGTTGTTATCAGGATTTCCCGGATTTTCGAATCTCTGGGTTTTGAAACTCTCTCGTAACGGAAACTTGAAGCTTGGGCTATGACGAGCCTTAGGGATGTTGATTTCAATAAGATGGCTCTCGCGTTCAGCATCACCATAAACCCATGTAAGCATGTAATCACTATGTTCTTTGATGGCCTTAGAATACTTCACGTCGCCTTGCTCGTTGAGCTGAGCCAACATAACCCACGCAGTTTTAGTAGCGCCAGCTTGCAGCTTGGCTTGCTTAGCGATGTCTCCCAAAATAGCCGCGTCATTGGATCCCTTACTAGAATCGCTTTCCTTGTCTAGAAGGTTTATATAGTCCACGACTATCAAATCAAAGTTAAGCGACCGCATTTCCAAAGCAATTTCTGTGAATGTCATGTTGTGGCGATGGAATACTTCGAACTTCTTGTTTCCGTCTTCGCACTCTTTTTGCCAAGCAGCGGTAGCTTTGTCGATGCGTGTTTTCTGCATCTCGTTGAGTGTGTAGCGGTTGATAGCTCCGTAATCCACACCTGAAAGGTTGGCTGATATGCGGCCGGTCGTTTGCTCTTTGCTCATTTCCAGCGTAACAATAGCGGCGCTGAATCCTGCTCGGACGGCATTGATGCAGATTTGTACAGCCATGCAGCTCTTACCACCACCAGAGCTTGCTGCCAGCGTGGTAAGACCGCCTCGCGGCAGTCCTCCGGCAGAATTGTCAAACTCATGAAACCCTGTAGGAATAGTGTGCGGTTTCTTTTGGCTTAGCATGTGAGCTACAGCTTCCCTGAAGTTTCCGTCCATTCCCATGGAAAGGGTTTCGTCTGAAGCGTCTGTTCTGGCGTCAAGTAGGGTCGTTTCCAAAATAGAGAAGGCATCGTTAGGATCAGCTTGCTCATCCTTCATCAGCTCAGTCATTTCGCTGATGCCCTCCATCAAGACTCGACTTTGCCGCATGACCTCCAAAGCGGATACTAGCTGCTCGGCGTCTCCTGCGGTCTTGGCTGCTGGATACACAGTGCTATCAAGAAGCTCACGAGCTTCTTTTGATAGCAGCGAGTCATGTTGCAAAGTGTCGTATGTCGGAAGTTCGTGTCGGCTTTTAGCCATGGACATGATACGAGTGTACGTCTCTACACACCTTGGCTCGCTAAAGTGCTCAGCACGAAGTTTTGCTGCAAGAACTGCCTTCGGCTTGTCGCTGAAACCGACAAGCGTCATGATAGCGATGGCTTCGTTATCTAGGTCTTGAACCTTCATTATATGACCAACCTCTTCTTCGGGCGGCCTTCGAAGTGATACACCTCATTAGGTTCCATGTACAAAGACTTTTGGGCGAACTCAAACGGGCTTTCGGCAGCCGCTACTACAACCCGGTACACTCCTTCATTGGCATTCAACAAGTCTCTAACCAAAGAAAGACGTTCTCTGGACGTGTTGGGATTCAGGTTATGGATCACGAGAAGTTTGGGCGCAATAGTGTAAAACTCCCTCTTTAGGGACAAACATTTCTCGTACTCTTGGATGTCGTCCACACGAACTTTGGACACAGTGCGTTCGTCAAAAGCTCTTCTAATGGCAGCCGTAGCAAGCATGCAAGCAGCAGCCAAAGCGTGCTCGTCTGTCGGGCTGGATGTCATAACTACCAGCCTGTTGGCGTTCATAAGTCCAGGTTGCTCAATACGCGCAGCTAGGTACTGGGTCTGTAGCGCAGCAGAAATGTTCACGATCTCTTTGTCTTCCTTGATCTTCAACCCTTTGGGGCGAATAGAAGACAAGGCAGTATTCCAAAACCGCGCTGGCAGACCAGCAACCCACTGTAACTTCTCGAAATCGGAAGCAGTGTAGTATTCGCTAGGCTTCTGGCGTTCCCACGGTGCGCTCATGGTCATCCTTTAGGGTAGAGCATTTAAAGTCAAAGGCTACGCTCCTGTGCCTATCCCTTAGGATTTCTTCTGTAGTACGAACCCGTCCAAGCGTCTCACGAGTCTTGCCATCAACGTAAGTCACGACACTGAGTCGCTTTTTGCCTCGTTGCGCCGACGCGGATACGTCCACCTTGCGCACGTTGGCCAAGGTGCTTAGGAACTGAAAAACGTCCTGCTCAAGATCCTTCAGAGAACTCATTCTTCTTTATCTCCTAGTGCTGCGATCAAAAAATCGTACACCTGTTTTTGCAATCCGGGATTCTTGGATTCTCTGTTGCCTGCCACATTTAGCGTCTCAACTTTGTACATCTGAAGAAATTCTCCAAATAAACGAAAATATAATTCACTAAATTCCTCAATTACCAAGCAAGGTTTGTTACTGTCCTTGCACATTCTTCGTGTCGTGCTGGACCCTGGTGAATTGACCCTACCAAAGATGACAGTAGCGTCCGAATCTACCACGTTGTATCTAGTTCTCGGAGCGTATTCTCCGGAAGCCAGCTCCTCGACGTCATACATCTCAGAAAACTCTGGATGATAGCCGTCTTCGGTCCTAAAGCCAAGAGGCATTTTGCCACCTGTGGGAATTCCTAAGAAAGCGGCGGCTTCCAGCCCTCCTTGGTCTGCGCCAGTCTGCGCTCCTGAGATGATTTTCTTCAACATAACTACCCTTTAGTATCGACGTGGAACATCCGTATTGGATGGTGGCCACACGCCGCCAACATCTGGGTCTATAGCTGGAGTGAGGCGTGCTGCACTTCTATTGTCTCCGATGTAGTATGTGTCTTTCCAGTCGTAATGGTACAGCATATCAGCGCTTGATACATAGTCTCCGTAAGAACCTATTACGGGAGACCTGAAAGACCGCATGTTAAGAAGCTCTGTAACTTCCGCAGAAGCTAAAGCATCGTCCCATAAAGTTAGACTATAAATGCGACCCGGAAAATTAGTATCATGCGCGGCATTATTCCCAAACCGAATAGTCTGCGGCCCCTCATTAGTCATGGTTCCAGCGTTGTCTACTGTCTTTGTCATGGATGCAGTAATGTCAGTCATGGAAGAATCTGTATCTGTTCCACTATATACAGTCAGAATGTCACTAGCTGAGGTAAATACCGCAACAACGTATTGCCATACATTGTTTCCTTCATGGGGAGAGCTAAAGTGTTTGAATAAGACTCCGTCGGTATCCCATAGTTTGATGTGCAGATTATCCGAATCGTCAATGTAGAACTGAAAAACGCTTTCGTCGCTAGGGTCGGTGGTTTCAAATATAACAGGTTCGTCAGCGGCGCTCGGTGTTGCAGTAGATTTGAACCAACATGCTGCGGACCAGTCGGCCGCGTGAATTCCTAAGTAAGGAGAAACGCTAACTGTTTCCACATAGTTTGTGGAACTGGAAAATTCAAGGGATCTGTCTTGAAAAGTTGGCTTGTTTTCGGATATACGAAAGAATCCTGCCCCCGCACCAGAACTGGATCCTGCTATGGACGGGGTACCATCGAAGTCGTTGCCGGATTGGTCTTCAACAATTGGAGTGCCGCTAAAATCGTCACTATCTCCATTAGCTTCGTCTACCTGCCACCATAGTTGTAGTCCAGACAAATTAACAGGGCTGGATGGAACTCCCTGGTTATAAAGTTGGGATATTTCAGCATTCGTAAGAACCCTATCGAATACAGCGACTTCATCGTAGAAACCTGAACCGTAATCCGAACTTCCATGATTTAGGTTCCCGACCCTTCCCAGCCCAAAATTTTGTGCCCCGGTTCTAGACAAGTTGGCTGTTGTAGCCGTTAGATTTTCGGCGGCAACAACTTCATTGTCGTATATCTTTAGCTCCCCATTAGCTCCATCGTAAACAGCAACAAGATGGTGCCAGTCATCATCTGCAAACCCGGTATATTCCACGGAAGTATTAACGCCATCCCGATCATTGACCCAAAAAATTATATCTGTTCCATTACCCCAGTATACGGCAAAACCATCTGTCCAGTTATCCCAGTCTGTGGAAGACCCTATGATAGCCTCGAACTCGGTAGACGTAACGCCAGGAACCCGTTTAAACCAAAAGCTAACACTAAAAGTATTCAAATCAGAAGGAAACAACGAACTTAATAGGGGACCGTTAATATAGTGACCATTGCTGCCCCCACCCGGGTTTAGCATGAACGACATGTCTTCCTTCATATAGACTGTAGGATCGTTTTTACCCGGTAGGTCGGATGTTGTGTAAGTAGCTAGACCACTTGTATTTGCTGTTAGATCTCTTGAAACACTTCCGAAGTTCTTTCCCCTGTCGTCCGTATCATCGAAAGTATAGTGAAAATTCAGACCTTCCGGGCTGTAATAGGCTTTATTTTTTGTATAGTCAACAACGAAGCCATTACCTCCATTGTACAATGAAGATACTTCACTCAGCGACAATACGCGATCCCACATAGACCAGTTGAAGACTTGTCCCTCGAAGGTTCCTACACTGATGTATTTGTCAATTCCTGCTTGTTGCGGGTTTGCCACTGTTACGCGATCCAGATAGGGGTCCCCAACACCAGCGCCGGGAGTCTCGTCTAACAGAGTTCCATTGTAATAGAACTCTTGCAAAACAGTGCCACCGTTGTAGTCGTAAGTGAATACGAAAAATTCCCAATCAGTGTTCAGCCCAAATGCCGGAACGTCCAAAATCTCATAGGTGCTTACTTGGGCTCCAGAATCATTGCGTAAGATAAATCTAAGCTCGTTGGCTCCAATCCAGTTAGTAAACTGTATAGCCCCAAGGAGAGTGGTGGGGGTATCACGCAGTGTAAAGAATGCCTCTGAACTTGAGAAGTTTCTCTGCCTCTTGATCCAAGTAGCGATAGTCCACTTATCAGTAACCGTTCCCATGGAACCGGAAGCGGCTTCTAGAAAGCCGCCTTCACGGGTAATGTAAGAGGTTCCATTTAGTAGTGCGGGTGAGCGCTTATTGAAAAGTTGGGTCTTAGACTGCATGGTTACTCCCTGACATTGGCGTCTTGGAGACTTGATCCATGCGCTTAGTTGTTAGTACGTGCTCAGATTCTATTTTCTCGATAGTGCTCTGCCTGCCGTCTGTCAGATACTTGGTTGGGTTCAAAGCTCTGTCTCGATCGAAGTTTCCCTTGTTATGAAATCCCCATTTTCCGTAGTGTTCTACGAACGACACCAAAGACGTAACGACTTTTCTGTTAGCTACTTCTCGTGAATAAAATCCATCCCAACCTCGACCATCCGGTACTTGGACCTTATTGGGATTGTCTAGAAAACTCTGCATTCGGAAAAACATAGAAATGCCGGGTGCCATACTTCTAACTGAGGTGTAAGGGTCTATTACGCTGTTCTCGGTTCTGTTGCCACGAGGAGAATGGAACTTGGCGTTATAGAGACAAATTGTTCCCCAATTCGGATACAGCTCCATGATTTCGTGAATGCGATAGAAAAAATATGGGTCGTGTAGTCCATCGCTATCTACGTGATATAGGTATTCTGGTCCTGCCGATACGAAATCTTCTTCAAGCCAGGGCTTGAAGACATCCGGCTGAAAATCGCCAAGTACACTCTTGGTTATATTGGAGCGCAGATTCTTGACACCTTGTTTGCCGCCCGCAGATCTTTTGTGTCGAAACACTCTATCTCCGAACTGCTGAAGCCAAGTCTCGCCGTACTCGTCAGAGCCGTCATCATGTATGTACATCTTGGCTTCAAGCTTGTGCCTGTTGGTAGCCGCAACACACTGTTCCACTGTTCCCTTACGATTATACGTGGCGGAGGTGATTAGAGTCTTACGAGACAAAGCCAGAACCGCTTCATGGTCGTAATTCGCGTAATGTGCTGCTGCATCAAAAGGAGGAATGCTGTCAGGTGTAATGGCAACCTTTCGTACAGTCTTCGATTCTGCTGGATTAGCGGGATCGGGCCTAATTGCCATTTTTCGTCTTCCTGTACATTGCTAGAGCCAGGGTAAAGACCTCCTTTAGATCATCACCGGCCGCAACTACTTTAGAGTAGCTTCTCATTTTGGCTGGGAACTTGTCTGTAAAGGAGGCCACAGTAGGCACTCCTAGAGCTGCGGCAATGTGAAATCCGCCGCTATCTGGCCCCACGAAAAGTCGAGATTGTTGTATTTCCTTGGACATTTTGAGCACATTAGAGCGACCCGGCTCCACATGATCTTGCCCTACCACGCGCACAATCGGTTTCTCTCCGTTTTCATCGAGAAACTCCATAAAACGAGAAATAACCACTCGCCCAGATTTCCATGCCATGTTACGGGGCTCTTGAGGGACGTGGAAAGAGATATCAACCATGGGCGGGGTCTTGGTCTCAGGGTGGGAAATCGTTGGATAGCGGTCATCCTCAGATGCCACAGGGCACATTTTCCCCTCAAGATAAAGCCTTGGTTGTCTTCTCTCTAGCGTGACTCCCGCAGCCTCCGCGAAAGCGTCAATTCCGTGCTTCCCGAAGGGGGCTTTTTCAATGACCCCGTGCAAATTTACATGAATATCATACCCCTCTGGGGTGGGGGTCCAGCAACCTGTTCGAGTGCAGAGGATCTGGTCGATTAGAGGATGATACAGCATCAGATCGTAAACGTGTCTGTGGGTCCGATAAGTAATGTGACAAGGGGCATACTTGTCATGGAGAGTCTGGAGAACGGGCTCTGTCATCACCATGTCTCCGACACCGCCGAGCCTAGTCATGAGTATCTTCGTCATCGGCTACCTTTATTTCTACACGCCCCAACAAAAACAGAGCCACAGTGGTGAAGAAAGCTAGCGTTAGCCCGAGACTAATGTAGCCGAATCCGATAGCCATGCCAATGGCGGCTACCAACCATATAGTGGCTGCTGTCGTAACGCCCGTAATGTTCTGGTTGATACGCAGTATAGCACCAGCCCCGATAAAGCCCACGCCGCTTACCACCTGAGCGGCAATACGGGAAGGGTCTAGCCCAACTTCTACTGACATGATGCAATAGAGGCAGGAGCCCACACAAATCAACATGTTGGTACGGAGTCCGGCGGGTTTACTGGCCCACTCTCGCTCCAGTCCGACTATGGCTCCGGCAACGGCTGAAGCAATTAGAGGCCACGCGGGGGCTAGTAGGTTAGCCGTCCACGCGAAAAGTGCCCACCCAAGGGCTTGCAGCTCCGTCAGCGGGAACATCGTCTCCATCAATAAACCTCATCATTTTGTCCACTTGTTGATCCCAGCCCCAATTGGCTGACCACTCCCACCCACGCCTTGCGATTTCCAGCCTATCTGAAGGTCTATCCATCCAGTAACGAGCCTTCTCAAGAAGATCCGGTACATCACCAAAATTGTACGTAGCCAAGTGATTCCCTTCTTCGAAAGTAGCTGCAACGTCTGTATTCCTTTCTGATAGGGCGAACCCTCCAGAAGTTAGCACCCTAACCAAACGGTTGGATGTGATACCAACTGGCGTATGTCCTTCGTTCGGGGTACCACACACCATATTCAAACAGATTCCGCTATTGTAATACAATCTAGAAGCTTCTTCGTGAAAAATTCTCTTGTTGTGCTGCACATGAAAGCCTGCACCTGACAGGGCGGAAAGCTTAGCCTTACGGCCCCCATCTCCTTTATAGTTACTTGAACCCAAGAAAGATACCGTGTGTTGCAGACTTCTTTCTTCCTCTAAGCTATTGGGTCTCCAAAGACTATGCCTGCATCCTTGATAGATCTGTGCAATACGTCCCTGGAAACCATTATCCCTAAACCAGCGTGCGCCTTCTGACCCTGTAAGAATGATACGATCGCACAGCATACCGCGTTGTCCACATTCTTCCGGCCTTTGAGGTGGACCACAACCGTTTCCGCTTACAGAATCAAAAGTCAGATATGTTGTATTTGGTAATCTGGATACCATTTGCTTGTATATCCCTATAGGGATAGTTGTGCCCTTGCCGATCAATACAGTATCGACCTTGAGACGATCCGCCATAGAAACAACGTAATTGGCGAATTCTGGATTATTTGGTCTCACACTTCCAGCTTTGGTCTCGCAAGGGAACCATTGATGTCCCCCTACGTCCAGACCCGCAGTAAGTCCGTGTATGGTACTTCTCTTATCGGAGAAATGTGCCATTACAAGAACTTTCACAAACACATCCTCTTTGCGTAGGCTTTTATCCCCTCCTCTATTCTCGTAAAACGCTTCGTATAGCCCGCATTTCGGAGTTTAGTCATGTCAGCCTTGGTGAAGTATTGATACTGGTTTCGGATATCTTCCGGGGTAGCAACCCAGTCGATCTTAGGGAACATCTTAAGAACTTCAAATACGCTGAAAGCTATATCTAGGAACGGGCTGGCTGTTCCTGTGCCCAGATTGTAGATGCCACGCTTCGAGTGGGCCAGAGCCCAATGCAGCACGTCCACTACATCGTCTACATAGATGAAATCCCTGCACTGTAGTCCATCTCCTACGTCGTCTCTATGTGATTTAAATAGAGTGATCTTACGGTCGTGTTGAGCCTGCTGGAACGCCTGATACACCATGCTTGCCATACGGCCCTTGTGCGACTCTCCATATCCGTATACGTTGAAGAACTTGAAACCAGCCCAATTGGGTGGAGCAATGCCCTGCCCTTCTAGTTTTAGAGCAGACATGTCAAAAGCGTGCTTGGAAAAACCATAGTCGTTTAACGGTATAAGGCTACGTAGCTTGTCTTCGTCGTCGGAAAATACTTCCGAATCACCGTAGGTAGCTGCACTAGAAGCGTACACAAAAGGCACTTGATACTCATGAGCGTATCTCCACAATACATGTGTGAAATCAGTGTTGAGTCTGCGCAGTTCGTAGATGTCCGAAGCGGTTGTATCTGTTATCGCTCCCAGATGAATAATGGCATCAATATTCCTTGGAGCGTCATGAATAAGGTGCTGCATGATGTCGTCAATATCGAACTTCATGCCAAAATTTAGACCCTTATGCTCTGGTCTGGAGAAATTGACAAGCTTGTCCACCGAAACCAATTCGATTCCTTCTTTCTTGCAACTCTCTACAAATCGGGCTCCAATGAACCCTGCGGCTCCTGTTACTAGGTATCGCATTGCTCATCTCTCGTAGACAGAAAGTAATAGTGAGAGTCTTTGTACTCTGCACTTATTTTTCCGGTCTTTGTAACTGTGGACAACAGTGACGCCGAAATGATTTCGGGAGTTCGGCGACGCATATGTATTGCATCTTTAATGCGCTTGCCGCTGGTATCAAACTGTGGATCGTCAATCACGAAGAACCACCCTCCGGGACGAACAACGCGAGCTAGCTCGGCTGTCCAATTGGCATAATGTTTTGGGTCCACAATGTGCTGAATGACCGTGAAAGCCACTGCTCCATCAAAAGTAGCATCAGGGAAGGGCAACCTATCCTCAGCTAGGTGCGTGAATGTAGCATTTTCCAGCTCGGGTGCAAGTTTCAGGGCACCTTCATTGATATCGACTCCATCGTAAGAATCTACAACATTGGACAACACAGCAGCAAAGCGACCTACTCCGCACCCAAAGTCTAGAACCCTACCACCATTGGGCAAGTGTGGTGCAGTTGCCGCCCAAAACACCTCGGACTGTTTATCAAAAGCGCCTGACAGGCTCTTCCAAGCAACGTAGTTCTTGCCCTTTCTTTGTAGACGTTCGGCCCAGTATTCTCTGGGATCATATTTCATTGTAAAGCTCCTCCCTTACCATATCTTCGCGTCCCAGGACTAGACTTGGCGGCTACGGGGTTGTGCTTCTTAGATTTCGTGGTCTGCTTCTTAGGTTTAGTAGTTCGCATAGGTTCTGGTTCCGGGTAGTCTGGAGCCTCCCCTGTGTATGGATCAGCAGCTCCGTCGCAAAAATCCTCGCCCTGTACAAAACGAACGATCTTCTCCATTTGTTCCGTCCATGATCTGTCTTTAGTCCAGGTGTAGCCCCTTTTAGCTATTTCCATGCGAATTTTAGGATTTTTCATGTAAAAGATAACTTTTTCTTCCATTTCCTTAGGGGAAGAAAACCAGTCTAGTTGATTCCCGCGCTCAAATGTGGCGGCTACATCTCTGTTCAGCTCTGTCAGCAAAAACCCGCCAGAAGCCATTACGCGAACGGCCCTATTTGATGTGCAGTCCCACGCGCTGAAATTTAGGCAAAGCGCACTGTTCCAATACGTGGATGCTGCTTGTTCGTGAAAAATGTCGTCTCTATGGAAGACATCGAACCCCAGATTTCGTAGCCCAGCAAGCCTGTTTTCTCGTCCTCCGTCATCTCCGTAAAATGCACCCAAAAAAGCTATCCGGTTTTGGTTTTGAGGCAAACTGTCTCCAGGCTTCCAGATGTGAGAACGAAAGCCCTGGTACACCTGAGCTACTCTGCCTCTATATCTCTGACTGCGGAACCACTTGGCCGCCTCTGTTCCTGTACATACGATTCTAGTACATGCTAATGCCCGAGGACCTACAGACGATGCTCTGTTGCCGCGATCAACAACGTCGGGTATAAAGTAAGTGGTGTCTGGCAAATTTCTAACCACTTCTAAGTACCGATCTAGGTTTCGTATTTGGTTCCCTTTGCAGATAATGACAGTATCGTAGCTGCGGGCCTCTTTAAGCAGGTCTCTAGCATCACGTTTATCCGCAAAGAAAAGGTCAGCTACATGCCCGCCCGCTAACAGTCCATGTTGCATACCTAACGCTGTTCCTCTTGGATTTGAGGAACACAATAACAGAACCCTCATCGTCGTGAAGCCCAATAATCTTTGTGCTGCTGCACCTTGATTTCCATAGCCCTAAGAGCACCCGTTGGGTCTTTTTCCTGTAAGTCAGGGATAGCGTCTTTGTATGAGGATATAGATAATGTGTCCATAATGGGTGCTACTTTCTCAAGGACAGATATCTTGGGTGAGTTGTAAATGATGTGAGCTGTACCGCCAGTAGCCAGCACCGGAGTTGCACCGTGAATCCGGCCTCCTAAATATAGCCTAGTGCTTGAGTAGATATCTTTGTAATCTAGATAATCTGAGCTGTAGAATACCGGTGCTGAGAAAATCTTTTTCGCTTTAGCGTATTCGCCCTGCTCGTGTACAGTAACTAGGTCTATGTCCTTGCCGTACTTCTTTTCCACCTCGCCCCACTTGGCATCAAATGTATCTTTGAAGGTCCCATTACCTCCGTGGGACCTGTAGTTCGCAACAAGACCGTAACGCTTAGATACTGGTACCGAGTAAGACGCAGAAAACGCAGGATCGGGGAACCACTCGTGAGAAATTCCGCGCTCCTTCAGAACACCGGCTGCATGCGAATCTCTTACAGTAGCACCCTTCACCAGATGCTTAATAGAATCTATGAGGGCAGGCGCTCTCTTAGAAACAGACCGCATACCTACCCCAACCATGTAGATTGGAACACTGTATTTAGCAGCCGCTTCGTAAAATTCTTCGAAAAAATCAAACCATTCTGGGCTACCAGCCATGATGATTCCGGTTGCTTGGGAAGCCAGATGTTCTGGGCTTTCAACATTTCGAAGAATTCTCCAGATAGCTTCGTTCTTGCCGTTTACACGAGTCTGTCCCCTATTGACGAATACCTTAGAATCTTGAGAACCTAGACCGAACAAATTGAATACACCTTCGCGTATCAAGTCGTCACCAGGGTTCCATCCGTATGACGTGTTAACAAGCCACATAATCGTCGCCTTCCTTTCGATATTTCTTCAGATTTTTAAGGCTTTTGCACGACTGCTTCCCATTCTTGTCAAACTTTAGATTGTGCCAAGGGCACCCAAGGCAGCCATGCTCATCCACGTAGCCTAGGGACAAGTCTGCTCCTTCGTGCGTGCAGTACCTAGAGAAGTAATGAAGTTCTCCATCAATCTCTACCGAAATTATTCCAGGCTTTACTATTTTGATCTTGTTCATACTTCCTCCACGGTACTTTGTACCGGAGATAGTTTCCCGCTTTTTCCTACGAACCCGCCTTCCCTAAATGGAGAATTGTCAACCTTCTCTTTTATGTCTTCAAATTCTGTCCTTCTGCTTCCTAACCAAGTAGCCAAAGATAGCATAGTGCTATGAAATTTTTCAGTATTTTTCAAATCTTCGTATTTTACTATATAAAAATCAGTGTCGTCTTTGGCGTATTCAGTCCAAGCTTCTACGGATATGCGCCAAAAACTTTCAGGTGTGGTACCCATGTATCGTTTGGGCAACCATGCAGGCCAATACTTTCCAGCTCTCTTTCTTTCTGGATCGAAATAGTGTTCATTCCATAACTGTTGCCAAGTCATTTTCCTAAATTTCTCAGGAGAGATGTCTTTTACTGCATTACTAGCATAAGATGCTGTAGCTTCTTCCATTTGTCTAGTAATATATACAGTTCTTCGGTTTTTAGCTTTGGTCCAGGACCCTAAAGGGCGATCCGGCAAAAGATGACCACCGAACATAGTGGTAACTGAAAAGTTTTCCCTAAGTAGTCGTGCTAAGTAATGTGTGCCCGATTTTGGATAGCTCATAATCCAAATTGTCTCTCCAGTTTTCATACCTCCTCCGACGTTATCCATGGACTGTTTCCGCCATGGGCACCTTTTTGAAATATGGGAGGGTCCAAGGAGAAACGGGTAGTCAGAACGAACCTTGTGTCTTGCGTCTGATTCAACTCAGAAGCGTGTACCATCTCGCCATGGAACAGCAGCATGTCGCCGGGACTCATATTGAAGTTTACAGGAACTCCTATGTACTGGTCTTTTGGCATACCGTGGTTTCCGTCATGCTCTATATATCCATTGACACAGGCGTCGGGGTACACTGAAAGACCGTTGCCTCGGCAAACTGGACCTATTGCCATCCACAGATTCATACCTTCTGTAGCGTGCCCGAACCAAGTATCATGATGTGGTCCCTGGATACGAAGATGACCTCCTAGATTAAGCTGGTCCTTGTGACTTACCCAGAAATCATGAGGGGTATAGAAGCGAACCACAGGCTGAAAATCTAGCCAGAATTTTTCAGACACTCCTAACTCTTCCCTAACCACATCATGGGTGAACTTGGCCAACATTACTCGCAAAGATTTAGGGCCTCGCTCCCGAGCTAAGTTGGTACATAGGAGTTTTATTTGCTCAGCAGAAATATGCTCGTGGATTTTTTCTAATGGCCACTCGATACGACACCGAGCCTTGTCTCTAGCTACCTGATGTACTTTCTCAACAACAGGTTCGAAAAATTCCCTCTCTTGAAGAAATTTACGTGCAAGGCAAATGTCCATGTTACGTATGCGCTCGATGCCGTTATGCAGGTCGGGGTAAATTTTCATGGACGTTTTCCGTAAGTTACAAAATTGGCGTTTACTTGCTCAAACCTAAGCTCAGTAAATCCGATCTCTTCTAGATCTTTTCGGATGCGCTCCCTGGTCCATCCGTATTTATGACAGAAGAATTGAGGGTACTCGATACGGGAGAAGTCCATCGTTCCCTGCTGAGTATCTTGTCCCCCGTACATTTGTCGAAGCTTCCACTCAACAGACTTATCCGAGGCTATAATCCACTCGCTGTCTGGTACCCTGATCTCTACAGTGCCTCCAGGTTTCAGCACGCTGAAGAAATCTTCCATGAGATTTACAGCTTCCCAATGAAAAAAGTGCTCTATGAAATCATTGCACAAAATGTGTCCAACGTCACTAAAGTGAGACTCTAATCTGTCATAGTTGAAGTCTATAACCTTGTCAATCTTAGGTAGAACATCGCTACCGTCGATGTTGACAAATCCTTCTCTGTAATCTGTTCCGCATCCGATGTTCAGTTTAACCATTTGCGTGCCCCTCTACAGCTTCAGCAATTTGTGACGGGGCAGGGACCTGTTGTTTCAAGTATGTGTGAGGTGTGCCGAAAGGGTTCCAGTGACTCTCATATCTAGCATAGGAAGTGATTTGGTTAGGACGGTTATACCAAACCACCTGTGGGGTTCCACACAGAGCAGCTAGATGTAAAGGACCGCTGCTGGGGCCTGCTACTACCTTGCCTGCGGCAATAGCACTACACTGATCCTCCAGCGACTTGCCACGAAGATCAACTGTACCAGGAATGTGATAGTTGTCAGATCCTCCAATGCACGCAACAGAGAACCCACGAATAAGAAGCTCACCTACCAACTGTACGCACAGTTTTTTAGGATACTCTTTGTCCTTCAGAATTTTGCCTCGATAGTTTTTAACTGGTCTAAAAGCGCACAAAATATCGGCCACGAACTCTGGGTTTTTGGGGGCCAAAGATTTCCATTCTTTGTCGGGATGCGGCTTGTATGGCTTACGAAGAAGGCCCATCTCTGGTTTACCCATTTGATTCCATACAGGCTTCACAACTTTGGCACCTTCTTCTGGAGTGGACGGGTTCTTAGCTTCTCCGTTGTATCCATCGGAGGTATTCGGTTTAGTATCATTAGCTATATACACATCAGCAAATTCGTATAGGAATTCCGATGAGGACGGTCCCTCCACAACTACTCTATCGTACTCCTGGGACATCTTTCTTACGCGGGGGTTCCAAGAACAAAGCTCCCAACCGAACTCTCCTACCCAGGGTCCTGCATGCAAAATTTTCATAGAGAATGCCTAGCAATGAATGGGTCGCTGATTCTTTCCAACCGAGCAAACTGATCGGAACTCAAGTCCTTCAACGACAATGTTTTGATAGAGGAGTTTATTACGTTATTTACCATAGACGACGTTACTGTAACATCGTTGATTCCAAAGTCTCTCAAGACGCAATTTAGGTACTCTTCATTTGAGGTCATTTGATTGAACCGTATTAGGTAGAAGCCAGAAGACACACACCAATCGAGAATACACAGATCGCTTGTTAGGTTGGACAAGGCGCTGTCCCAGTAATCTGGGTTGGACCTATTCATGGTGGATAACATCAACTCATAAGGATTCCTTAGTATAACACCTTTCTTATCTACTTCAAAATCTCTGTATTTTTTGGACGTTCTATGTCCTCGTGAGTTTGTTCTAATAGTTGGCTTAATCAAAAGACGCATAAGACTATTAACTTCTCCATAGTACGACGTTTGGTAAAATCGGCTATATGAAGCAAGCTGTAATAGTGATCTGGTGGCTTCTGTGATTCTATCGCGAGCAAAGTCGGAAGCGTCCGGCTCATGAGTTACAGTCCACGAGCCGGACATGTTCATAGTTTCCGCTAGAAACTGGGTACCTGATCTTCCGCAGCTTGTAATGAGAAATCGGTTAAACGCCATCACGTATCTTTAGTCTTCTCGTTCCTCGTATTTTTCTAGGTCTAGGAGCACATTTTTTACGATTTCGCTACGTACTACGTCAATTGTCGTAAACTTGCACACCCCGATGTCCTTGGTTTCGCTCAGCCTGCTTACTATTTTGGCGAGACCGGATTTCCCGTTTAGATCCGACTGGCTTGAGTCTCCGCTGATGGCAAGTTTAGTATTTTCCCCAAGCCGGGTGAGAACCATCTTGATTTGGGTATAGCTACAATTCTGGGCTTCGTCTAGAATGATAAAGCAGTTATGAAAAGTTCTGCCTCTCATGTAGGCTACCGGGACAATCTCTATGACGCCTTTTGCAATTTTATCTCTTGCAGCCTCGATACCCACGATGCCATTCATCGAATCGTATAGGGGTCGCATGTAAGGGTCCAACTTCTCTTCGATCACACCCGGTAGGAATCCCAGCTTCTCGCCTGCTTCTACGACCGGTCGAGTCAAAACGATTTTGTTGATTCCTGTATCTTTCTTGTTCCACAGATGGCATAGTGCCTGATACATTGCGAGGTACGTTTTGCCCGTACCAGCGGGCCCTAGTCCGAACGTGACTATATTGTTCTCAATGGTGTTGAGGTAATCCTCTTGGGTTTCAGTTCTAGGCGCAATCTCCTTTAATGAGCTGTAGTTCTGCGCCTTCTTTCGAGGTGTCGATTGTTGTCGGGTCAATGGCTAGTTCCATATCCAGGGCGTCTGTATACCCCATGTCGAACGCCACGCGAGCCTGCTCGGGACTCCAGTTGAACAGCTCAACAGGTACAGCAGTGCGCGGACGTATTAGGTTGACCTTGATCTTCTTGAACCCGGGCACATAGTTTCTAGCGGCACATAGTTTCAAATCCTTATTAGCAGAACTTGCCAGCGTTCCATCAGTCAGAGCATTTATCACATCGAACATATCGTCCGGGTTGCACTTATAGGAGGTTTTCTGCGACAGGAGAATCAAGGTGATCTCATCGCAGCCTGCTTCGATGGCGGGATCAAGTAGCGTATTGTCTATAGCGCCGCCGTCTACACAAACCAACTCGTCATTGAACTTTACCGGTGGAAACAGAGCCGGGATGGCTCCTGAAGCAACAACGTAACGGTAAATGTCGGGGTCTTTCCTCGATAGTTCAAATACCTTTCTCCTTTGTGTTAGGATGTTAGTAGCCACAGCATGTGATTTGAACGAAAAATCCAAGCTGTGCCGGGGGAACAGTTTTTGAAGGGTGGGCAGCATAGGAGAATTGTCGACGAGAGGTCGAGCTTGAATAAGTCGTGCCAACTTTGTGACGTTCTTAGGGACACGAATGATATCAGAAGGTTTAATAGTATCTGTTAGGTCCCAGGCTCGTTGAGGGTTACCTTGCATCCAAAGAAGGGTACAGATAGCCCCTGTAGATGTACCGTAAACACAGTCAAACTCCTGGCCTTCTTTCTTGAGGCCAGCCATGGCTCCTGCGCAATACCAAAGCTTTGCGCCGCCGCCTGAGATGACTAGAGCTTTCACTGATAACTCCTGTTGAGCTTCTCCCTACTAAGAGATAATGTCATTCAATTTTTCGCGTTCGTCGCCCCCAAGTGAGCCTTTTTTCTTTCTTAGGGCGAAAGGCTGCGTTCTTGATGTCGAAACCCTGTTCTAAGTAGACGGCGTGCCGCTTGGTCATCGTTCCTGTAACTGCTCCTTGAACTTCCTTTACGGCATCGTCAATGAAGTCTTTGATGATCGGCTCTGGCTTTCCTTCGTAATGTGTTCTCACCCTGGACAATTCCTGATAGTAATTGTGGGGGTTAGAGGTGGGCAATATGTTGTAGAAGCAGTCCCACAGAGGCACGTCAATTCCAAGTCTGGTAATCTTTCGCATGGCAACAACTACTTGTACTTCGCCCTGTCTAGCACGTTCCCACAACTTGTCTCGTTCAGTGGTTGATCCCACAATGTGGATGGACGTAATGCCCTTAGCGTTGATAGCGTCGCTGAGAACCTTGGCGTGTTTTGTTCTCTCGGTGGTGATTAGAACGTATCGACCCGCCTCTGCATCTCTTACAGCCTCTTCCACTATCAATGCGTTGCGTTCCTTGCTCTTTACAAGGGCACTTACCATGGTCGTCCATGCAGAAAATTTTTCGACTTCGTAGTCGGTGTGAACGTACTCCACGGAACACTTCATTTGTCGGCTTTGTCCTTTGGTGACAACCGGACCCAGAATATTCTCAATGATTACGTGCAGTTCGTTTAGTTTATAGGGGGTAGCTGTATTGCCACAACGGTACTTGGCGTTAAATGAATCCACCACCTTGGCATAGCAGGCGGCTTGAGACAGGTGGCTCTCATCAACGAAGATAGCACCGAAAGTGTCTCGGTACTTCTTCAAGTAGTGGCGTTTAGATGGGTGCCACCAAGACTGCCAGGACGACAGAACAACATCAAGATTCTCGATATTGTTGAACCCCACCTTATCGAGACGGCCGACGAGCTTACGTCCGACCATTTTCTCCACGTCATCTACGTCCGTATGTTCTCGGATGGTCGTCTCGAACTGGTCCAAAATATCCCAGATATGTGACAGGATTAACGTTTTTCTTCCCAAAGCACAAACTATTCCGGTGGTCACAACAGTTTTTCCCATTCGTGCGGGAGCCTGTATTTGACCGTAGCCATGAGCTAGCCACTGTTCGACAACCTCTTGCTGGTTGCGACCCTGGGAGTCGGTCTCTGGCGTGAAGAGCGTAGTCTTCATCGTAATAGGATGCTCCATAGCTGGAGCAACACGGCGATCCTTGACCTTGAAGCCCGCCTTGCGGCCAAAGAACTTCTTGACCTTTCCCATGTCCCCGCGAGCAAACGAAATCACTTGTCCGTCGTTGTGTTCTCTCCACAACTGGACTTCGATTTTGTCTTCTGGGTCTTCTGGCTCTGGATCAGGGACCAGATAGGTCCAAGCTTCGAACATCTCGTCGGTAACGAAATCGACAGGAACGTACAACCGCTCTCTAAGGACTGCCTTAGGCTTCGGTGTCGTCCCTTTTGTCATGCTTCGTTACCTCGCCGCTTACGATATCACCAGTGACTACTTGGCCAACAATCGGCTTATTTCGATGCGTGTCCGCAACGTGCTCGTCCATAGTGACCTTGTCATCATTGTCTTTGTTGTCATTCGAATTCGTCGTCATCGAGATCGTCCTCATCATCGAACTCTCCGTCATCCGAGAAAATATCGTCATTTTCAGCTTCCAGCTCGTCAACGACGGTTTCTTCTATAGGAGCGGGGTCCGGTACCGGAGCCGCTACGGGCTCTGGAGTTTTGGGTTCTGGTTTGGGTTTTCGGGACTTACGCGCCGAGGTGATCTTCTCGTCTTCGTAGATTATGCTTTCGATCTTTTCTCGGGGAATGAACTCCGTTCGCCTGCTGCCTTTCCTGTACGTATGCCGAACAGTGATACCCTCGGGCCTCTCGTCAACGATCTCAACGTTGTCTTCAGATTTTTCTCCAAGACACACAATCTTCGTTTCTCTAACGAACACTTTCACGTTACCAGCCATTACACTTTCCTCACTTTTACATTCCCGAGCTTGGATTTGTCACTCGGCCCATTCATCAAAGTATCCAACATAGCCTTTAGAGTAGATATGCCGTTTTCGACTTGTTTTATCCCACATTTGGGGCAATAGTTATCCACTTTCGGGTGATTGCTGAACCTAGTATGGCTCGTCACCTTCAACAGAACATCGGGCTTCTTGACCTTCTCCTTGCATTTTCGGCACGCATTTCCGCGAGGTCCGGCAGTAATGATCTTGGCGTTAATCACTGTTGCTCCTTAGAGATAACCTAGTCCCAGTTATGCCCCTGCGGGGGCGAGATAAGTCCTCTCAACTTTCCACAGCTATGCCGGGAACCGCCATTACGTCCGCACTCGCACGGCAGATCCACAGGGCTCCAATTCTGCCCCGGAGCCGGAGCCGGAAGCTCCTGAAGCTCGTGGTCCAAAGTAAAGCCCGAAGCCTTAGCGTGTCCGCCGCCGCCGTAGCTCTTAGCTAGCTTGCTAACATCGAAATTACTATTGTCGGAAACTCGGGCACTGTACTGATATTTGCCATCGTTGCGTTTGAAGTAAGACAGTACAAATGGATATCCTTCGGCAATACCGTTCAACAGCTCGGAAATACCGAAGTGAGAAGTATTAACCACCGGTATGTCAATGTGGATGTTACCGTTAGGGTCCTGGAAAGTGATTTTTCGCAGGCTAGAATTTACGGTCTCGGAGTTGTATTGCTTGATGTAGGCAAGAATCGCCCCGCCATTAGCGACACAATCTCCATGAGTAATTTCCCCGTAGTATAGTTTATCGAAAGTTGAAATATCAATAGGTAGCGTGTCAACGAAAGCCAATGCTGGTTTAGCGTTAGGGTACTTCCATGTCCAAATGTCTCGGGTCTCGACGTAATCTACAAACCAGGGACGTGCGACTTCCGGAAAGAAATGGTCCCAGCTCATACCGGCTCCGCTGCGGTCCATGTCGAATTCACAAAAATCAAGCCCGTGACACTGGTCTTCGGCAGATTTGTGGTGGTCGATTACTTGAAGCTTCGTCATTTCGGCAATCTTCAGGAGGTCTTCACGCTGGTAGCAGAAGTCTAAGATGTACGTTCGGTTCGCCTTGGCGATCCTATTGTACGGCGGCGGCTCATTGTGCTTGGCGGGATAGTATTCTATCTCTACGTCTTCCATGCCCCGGAAGTACAAATCAGCGCACCACGCGGCACAGGTACCGTCCGCACAACGCCCGTGATAGATTACCAGAATCTTGGTCACTGCGCTTTTCTCTTTTCTCATCACGCTAGCCCTTTTACTTCCTTCTAGTCTTGAGGAATTTGAACATTTATCTGTCGTCTCCATCGCCTTGTAATACGTCCCGTGCTTGGCGGTCTGTGATTTGGTCGTAGTTGTAGTTCAGAACGTCTTCGATTCGCAAGTCGAACTCCTCGGCGGCGGCGTTTAGGTACCATGCCACGCCGCCCAGCTCGCCAAGAACCTTCTGTCGCACTACATCGTCCACTACGCCTGCGTTGTCTCGCAGGATCTTCTTCACCTTGTTGGCAACTTCACCAGCCTCCCCGGCCAGCCCTGTAGCAGCATAGAAGATCTTGAGCATCTTCGCAATATCTTCCCGAGAAGCGGAATCTAGAAGAGCGTCTACGACATTTCGGTAAATTGCCGCCCCGTGAACCATTTCTGCGTATTCTCGAAGCTTTACGTCTCCATCACGCATCTAACTTCTCCACTCCCATGATGTCCAAATCTTCTTCCAAGATCCACAAACACTCCCAGTCTGGGCGTGGCCTGTCCACGACTTCAAAATAGGTGTCAATATCTTCTGGATCGGCTGGCATCCACACTGGCATATCTTGGGAGAAGCCAATGTGCCGCCACACAAACGCATGTCCCACCATTTGACGAGTGCCAGCATTCAGACCGGAAGGGTCTTTAGGGTTAAAGATCGCCCGCACTTCTCTATCATCGTACATAGGATGCGGCCTATACTCCTCAATCTGCATCTTCATCAACCACAGGCTCGGAGGTTGTACGGATTTGCATTGCTTGATTGAAAGCTTTCACCGTGTGTCGGTGATGCATTACTTTGGCTAATGCCTCTTCCAGTGCTGCAACTCGTTCTTCTAGCGTAGGGGTTTCAATTGTCATACCCTGTCTTTAGTCTAGTCTCTAGACCTCTACTTTGGGTAGATCGTCACGAAGACGAATGAAGACAGGGAAACGAGCGGCATCCCCAACAGCGTAAGCATCCTTTTGCTGGGTCATTTCAATAATGGTGCCTACAAGCTCGTCCCTACGATTCCAGTGGTCCTGTCTATTGGCATCGCCACGAACATTACAGCGCGTTTCGATGCCGTTTGACAAGCGAACACGGTATCGACCAGCCCAGTGCTCATTACGTTTGCCTTCGGTTCCAGGCAACACTTCGAGAATCACTCCGTCAATGAATTCCTCTTCCTTGCGCTTGAGCATCACGGGCGATCGGGAAGGAAGATACGGAGAGTTGAGATCCTTAATCATGGAGCCTTCGTGATTTTGGGACATGAACTCGGCGTGTGTATCGGTAAGCTCTTCGTGGTCATTACAAATGACCTGCGGCATGACAATCGTAGAAGCGTCTGGCCCCAAGGAAGCTACCAATTCAACAAGATTTGCTCGGCGTTCCCGGTGAGGAGTTCGGTCCATGGCAATTTTAGGATCGTAAACATCAAGACTGATATAGTCGAAAGCCCAGAACTTCAATTCACCCTGAAGTTCCTTCCACATATCTGAATTGACTCGGTTGGGCGTGAAAATCCCTTGATAGGTTCCAGTCTTAAGCATAGCTGAAGTCTTGCCCCAGGGAGACTTATACTTCTTACCTCCGTAGGTTGATAGGGGTCCCTTCGCTTCCCAATCAGCGTATATTTCCCCATCGACAGCACCATTGACAACCTTAGGTGCCAGTTCGTCAATTATGTGTTTGAGGACTTCGTTATACTCTTTGCCTGATCTAGTCTTCGCCACGCCCTTGCCGTCCGTGAAGACCATCGTAATACGCAGCCCGTCATACTTGGGCTCGCAGGCAACAGGAAATTGAATCCCCATGTGATGGTCCTTGAACTTCTCGGCGAGCGAGACACCGAAGTTGGAAGCCAGTTCCGGCCAGATTTCTCCGAAAGTGTTGACGTTCGCACCAATTTGGAGATTGCGATTCAGGACACGTCCGTACCACTGGGCTCGGTTGGGGTCGATGGCTCGCATGAAACGGGTAATCGTGTCGAGGGCTTCCTGCCCTGTGAGGTTTCGAGCGGCAAGCTCATCGAGAATGGTAAGGAAAAGATCCCACTCCTCTTCCATCGAATAGGAGTCTCCGAAGATCGCTTTCGCCTTGGGGAGATCTGGCTGCTTCCACGTAAGACCGTAGGTAGTCTTCCAATCGTAGGCGCGATAGAACAGCTCGCGAAGAACGGGATTGTCCGCCGCCGACCGAAGGAGATCTTTCTTCTCTGTTCTCTTGGGGGTGGCCTCAATGTTCTCAAGGCACCGAATCGCACGCTCTAGATTCTGCATTCAACTCTCTTCGGCATCCAGCAGCCAGAACTTTAGATCAAAGATCGGTCCATGTGACTTTTACGCCACTTTCCGTCAACAAGTCACATGCAAATTTGATAGAATCAGACCAATCATCACGATTCACAAAGGGATTATTCGTGGTGACCACGATTTCTTTGATACCCGCCTGTATTAGCGCACGCCCACAATCTTTGCAAGGAGGGCTTTCCATATATGCCACGCAACCCTTCAATGGTGTTCCCATACGGGCTGCATTATAGACAGCGTTTCGTTCAGCGTGCTCCACGAAATCGTACTTGATCGGACGCTCCCAGCGAGCCGGATCACTTTCGTCTACACCCCGGGGGAAGCCGTTGTAGCCAGATGTGCGTACTTCATTGTCAGGGCCTACAATTACAACGCCCACCTGCACACTGGGGTCCTTGCTTTTCTTGGCCACCAAGCGCGCCATGGCCATAAAATAGCTGTTCCAATCGGTATATCCCTCTACGTCACTCGTTGTCAAAATGTTCTCCCCAATTAGGATTGTTGAAATCGTATTCTTCGTCTTCGGTTTCGGCTTCCCAACCGTCATTTCGCCACTGGGTATCGAATTCGTCAAAATCTGCTGATGCGTTCTTAGATTTCGGCTTTCGTCCCCTACGTTTTGGGTTGGCTAAGTTCGTTCTCTTTTTGCCTTCGTCTGATTCAGGATGAAAATCGTCAAACACCTCCAAAAGGCAATCCAGGCTAACAAGCCATTCGTGCTTGTCGTCGTACACTTTTAGTGTTATACCTCGGGTCTTTGTGTCGTAAGCTTCTTTGAAGAAACAGGGAATGTCGGACCCATTTTGGCCATATTCTTTGTTAGAATCTTCATCATAAACCCGAATAGATTGACCAGTCTTGAGCTTACGGACAATTTTGCTGGATAATTTGTCTAGAGTAGCAATCACATCGGACGCCACAATATGCAAATCTTCGAGCGTAGTATTGTCAGTACGCACGAGTTCTCGTACACCGTTGCGCAACCTGTCGGAATGAGTAGTCATGTCCGCATCTCTTTAGAGTAACGAAAGATAAATCAGAGGTTTTCTGCTAAAGTTTTGGTTAGAAACAACCGAATATAAATTCAAAGGAGAAGACATGCCTGCGTCAAAAAGAATGCTCCGTGGAGGAGGAGACCTGCCCAGGGACCCAAGCCTGCTCAAAAAGCGCCGCATTGGGTCCTCAGCAGCGACTCAGAAGCCTGCCCAGCTAGAACTGGTACCTGAACCGCCCCAAACGCCGACAGAGGCTCTTGTGCCCACTACCGAAACCGGAGGGATCGTGGTTACGATCAAGACAGTTTCTCTAAAAGAATCGAAGGGTAAGAGCAGAGTAGGAAAGCCCTCGGTTTACCGGTCGGTTACGGGAAAGAATGCTGATGGGAAGACTTACTGGTTCTCGGTTGAACTAGATCAGGCCGACCCCAAGAAGGGCGAGAAATGGGTTGTCACTGGGCAAGAGCGCAATCCCTTCGGGAAGGACGACAAACCACTTCACCCTATTGACGTGACTTCTTTCGCCCCCTATGAAGAAGCAGTTTCGTCAGTAGAAAACACTCAAGTTTCCTCTGGGACAGCCGATACGCTTGTCCGGACCTTGGCGGGGCTCGTCCAAAAGCACGGCAATTACGCTGTTCTTCAGGCACTCGCCGAATCTATGAAATAGGAGAAAGAAAGAAATGGCATCAGCCAAGCCCAAGAGCCTCAAGGTAATCGAAGTCATTCGAGACGGAGACTATTTCTGGCAGACGGACATGAAGATCCCTGCCCCGATGCAGTCGAAGCTCGGTTGGAAGGAAGTTGACGACGGTGTTTTCGAGGCTCAGCGCCCGCGTCCCGATGCCCTGGTCGATTATGGTCGCGAGGTCGAGAGTTTCGGCTTCAAGATCAAGCGAATCGAGCAACAGCCCAAGGTCGTGGCTCCGGTTCTGGGAGCGGTGGAGAAGTCCGAAGGCGAGAAGAAGCTTCAGCTTTACCTAGATGCCAAGGATGAAGCCGCTCAGGCGAAGGAAACGTCCGACGACATGCGGGACGAGTTGAAGGATTGGATGGTAGCGAATGCTGCCCCCAAGGACCCTGCTCACCCCGACGCCCGTATTGCTCAGATCGGCAAGTACAAGGTTCACAATTCTTGGGTGAACGGACGTGAAACGAAGTGGGACGACCGGGACCACAAGCCTGTTGGCGAGTGGGCAATCCAAGAGGGTGCAGCCGAGGATCTGGTTCAGGTAATCATCCACCGAACCGTCTCGTTCAACGAGTACGAGAACAGCGGAATCCCCGAGGGGTTCAAGGGAACTATCCAAATAGACCCGGACGTTTACGATTTCTACGTGCGTACTGGTGCGATTCCGAAGAATATCCACGATGCTTTCGAAGCCCGAAGCAAGGGCTACTACGGGGTCAAGGTATACGAGACGCAGGCCACGGCGTGCGACAACTGTGGAACGAAGGTCGCAAAGACCGCAAAATTTTGCGGAGAATGTGGTCAAAAGGTATGAGCGACTATCCCGATACACCCGAGCTGGACAGAATGAGCGGTTGTACAGACGAATCTCAAATCATCGGTTCCTTCATTGACTGGTTGGCTACGGAGGCTCGATTTGGCCCTCAGAGTGGCGAGGGACGTAAAGAGGCAATACGGGCGCAAAAGCTCAACGCTTCACCAGTGAAATTGTGCCTTTTTGACGAGAAAATGGACGAGTGGCGACCGGTAGGTCTCAGAATTGAAGAAATACTGTCCCGGTACTACGATATCGACCTGAACAAGGTCGAAGACGAACGAAGAGCTATCTTGGAGCATATCCGAGAGAAAAATTAGGATAAAGAGGAAAAATGCTCAAGATTCGGTCTGCCCGGCCGAAGAGTAGAACATGCCTCACAGATGGGTGAGGTAAACAAAAGGAATCAAACATGGGAAAGTCCTATTTCGAAGACCTGGGCATCGTTGGATGGAAGAGTATTGAGCCGATCATCCTCGGCGCGATTCTTTCAAACAAATCGGTACTACTCAACGGTGCTCACGGTGCCAATAAAACCGAAGGCTGTCAGCTTATCAGTGAAGCGGTCTTTGGCGAAGGAACGAAGTTCGTTCCCTACGATACGTCTCTCGTCAATGCTGATGACCTTCTCGGCTTTCTGCACCCAGGGAAGCTGGCTCAAGGGCAGATGGAGTATATCTCTACCCCCGATTCGATTTGGGATGCTACGTCGTGCCTTCTTGATGAAATCAATCGGTGCAATCCCTACAACGCAGCGAAGTTCTTCGAGATTGTTCGTAACCGAACAATCAACGGTCGTAAGACTTCTCTGGAGTTTGTGTGGGCAGCATGCAATCCCCCCGACAAGTACAATACTGCACACATGGACCCTGCCCAGGTGTCCAGGTTCGTAGTGCTGAACGTGCCGACCTACGGTGATCTGTCATCGGGAGATCGACGTTCGGTCCTTGGTCTCGGGAAGCGCGGGCAAACCGGGTCCCTCAAGGATCTTCTTGATGCAGCTCGCGCCGCCAAGATTCCGAAGGCGCAAGCTTCCGCAATCGAGGCCAAGGTTCTCAAGCTTGCGGAGACCTTGAACAAAAAGGACATTCAGTTCTCGGGTCGTCAGGTTCGAGATCTTCACACACTGTTTTGTAACATGGATCGTGTTTCTCAAGTCTTCGAATATCTGGAGATCGACGAGCACATTCTTTGTGAGGCGGTCATGGGTCTCGTTCCGGAAGCTACCGGACTGATTCGCACCACGATCGAGAAGTCCAAGGTCGAGGCGGAAATCGCTACGATTCTCCAGGGCTTCAAGCTGAGCGATCCGGTTCTTACTGCGTCGAACATAGTCGAACTCTGCAAGGCGAAGATCAAGGATTCGGCAGGACACGCTGCGGCTATCGCGGACATGCTCCATACGGAGAATGACACGAAGCTTATCGAACAGGCGTGGCAAGTTGTAACAGCACGTAAGGATATTCAGCCTGACATGTTCAATACGCTGCGGCAAACGTTCGCGGCACGGGCAGCACTAATCAAGCTGCCCGACAACGCCAAGGTCGAGGATGCTGCGGCAGCGATCCAGTCAGAACTAACCAACTACGGTCCGAAGCCTGCGCGCTCGGGCCGAAAGAAGTAGGAGAAGAGAGATGGCAAATCGACCCAAGGAACAGTTTCACAAAGGAACTGACAAGTACGCTGACAGCAAGAGTCTTACGGAAATATTCTCTCATGATGTGGAGAACCAGAAGGTAGCGTGGTACGTAGATTATTACACCGAAGACCCTGGACGTTACAGGGTTCGCTATCTAGCGGTCAGTCCGACTAACAAGATTCTCATGACGAATGAGAACAAGGACGAGCGCGATCCGGCTGATTCCGAATCGACTCAGTGGGAGTCGGCCGACGTTGCAGAGTGGTTCTCCGTAGAGGGTTCTCCGATCGAGCATCGCTGGGTTTTCCTTTTCCAGCATACCTCGGGCGAACTGTACGGTATCCACTGCGAGGCAAATCGCGTGTTTGCCTTCGGACCTGCCAGTCTGTCCCTCCCCACGTCTAACCTCTGGGAAGAGTACGTCGAGCACGGTATCCTCGGTGCGATTCGAGGATGTACCCAGTTCTCAGATTCGACCCTGTACGGTATCATCGAAGACCCGAATGTCCGTGGACAACTGGAGAAGTCGGGTCTTCTGGTGGAGTACCTGAGCGCCCTGGCGGCACTTCTGGACACATAATGGGCACGGGTGCACAGGAGCCATCTCCCTGCCCCGAGGGGCTGCATCGGTAGTTGTGATTCCTCTACTGGTGCAGCCCCAATTTCCCTCTTTTAGCGCTAAAGTAATCAGGCGAGAGTCCGAAGAATAGAATATGGCAACTGACTATCTGACAAGCATCAAACAGAAGATCGAAAAGGGCGACCTCAAGGGTGCCGAGCGTGATCTTCATCACCTTATCGTCAATAAGGACTTCAGGAAGGTTTGGGGTCGAGACGACCTTCCTGTCCTATGGGGTCACATCGCCCACATGAAGCTGGACGAGTCCTGCCCCACGGCAATGGTGGACCTTCGGGATGGCAAGGTCTTCATCAACCCCACCTTCATCATGGAGAAGATTCATTCTATCGAAGATCTTCTCTTCATCATTCTGCACGAACGTGACCACCGATTGATTCGTCGGATCTATCGCGTCGATTGGTTCCGGCTTCGCAAGATCCTAGATTTCAAGGACGAGTGGGTTTCCAAGGTCCGCAATGTGCTGGAGGATGCTTGGATCAATGCCAGTGTTCGCTCTTCGATGGGCATCAAAGCTGGACTCCCCGAGGCGTTCTATTGCTGGTCGCAGAAAGACGTTGATGACGCGGAAAATTCCGGCTTCGATCCGTCCCAGCACACTTTGGGTGATCCGAAGAGCGAAGAGTTCGCTATGCTTACGTGCTTGTCTCCCTTCGTGTCTGACGACATTCAGGTTGGGCATGAGGGTCTGTATGCTGATGCTACAGAGCTTCTAGCAGAGCACGGTCTACAGCCCGTCGATCATCGTAATAGCCGACCGTCACGCCGAAGCTGGCGGAACGAGTACGATTACCAGTATGGTTCAATGCTTTCATTCCCAGAATGGTACCAAAAGTTTTGTGATTGGCTTGAAATTCACAAGGATGACCTTTCGCAGCCGTCTCCTGGTAGTGAGCATGATGAAGGCTGTCCTCAGCACGGGAACGGCAATTCCTCTGGAGAAGGTGAAGGTGAAGGTGAAGGCTCCGAAGGTTCTGGCTCCGGTGAGGGATCGGGCTCCGAAGGCGAAGGCGAAGGCGAAGGTTCCGGTGAGGGATCGGGCTCCGGTGAGGGATCGGGCTCCGGTGAGGAGCAGAATGGAAAAAGTGAAGGAAAGGACAAGCCTGCCACGGGCAACCACGGGCACGGCGGAAAGAAGCCCTGTACCTGCAAAGGTGGAAAGGGTCTGCTAGGCGAACCTATGACGCTGAAGGAACGCCTTGCTAGGGTGCCGGATATTCTCATCTCGAAGGATGACGTGGACAAATCTTTGGAAGAGGACAACGGTGACGATATTCGTAAGGACCCGCACGGCAAGGACCAGCCCAACGAAACCATGCAGATGGATTACGGAGGTGGTGTTAGCTGGGGCGGCTCGGTCTCCCGTAACGAGATTGTTCCCAAGGTTATCGAGGATCTTGACGAATTCGATCGTGGTCTGCTCGAAATGGGTGGTTCGGTTTTGACCGATTCACACAAGACCGCTACGGTCCAAATCAAGGGTGCCGTCAAGCGATACGCTGACGAACTCGTGCAGAAAATCGCTACTATGCGAGTAACGGACCACAAGATTGTGCGTCCGGATTTCAACATGCCTCAGCGACCTTCAAGACGGGATATGATGTATCTCGGCATGGGACACCAGCCCCCTATGTGGGACCATAACCAGTACCTTGAGCAGAATGAGCTTATCGTGTATACTGACGTGTCTGGTTCAATGAACCAATGGTACTCTGTCGCTCTGTATCTTACGAAGCAACTGCGCGAGTTCGGCTGTCAATCCTACCAGTTCTCTACAGTTGTTTGCGAGCCAGTACAGGGTCGTGACGATAACGTGTTCTGGGGCACCGGTGGTACCGATTTCAATACGGTTGCTGAGCACATTCGGCAGAAGGGGTTCAAGTCAGTAATCGTCATTACTGACAATCAGGATGCACTCTCTGAGGAGTATCAGGATTTCCTGCGTAACGAAGTGCCAGAGCTTTACTTGGTTGTTCTTGAGGGAGGGAAGCGCCCGACTAACCTTGATCCCCAGACTTTCAGTTGGGGGCGAGCCTATGGTCGCGAAGGCTTCCAGAAATGTACCGAAAATATCACTGGCATCTTCTCTTCGGA